AGGGAGAAGGTGAAGGAGAAGGCGAGGGAGAAGGCGAGGGAGAAGGTGAAGGAGAAGGTGAAGGAGAAGGAGAAGGAGAAGGCGAAGGAGAAGGCGAGGGAGAAGGCGAGGGAGAAGGTGAAGGAGAAGGCGAGGGAGAAGGTGAAGGTGAAGGAGAAGGTGAAGGTGAAGGAGGATCAGGAAATGCCGAGGGAGGATCCGGAGAATTGGAGTTACCTAAAACCGGACAAAAAGTAAGATTAGATAGCGGAGCTATTAAAACTATAAAGAAGGTTTATAAAAACGGAGATATAGAAGTTTAATATGTACGTACAAAAAGGAAAATACAAAATCATTTCTGACGAAAAAGAAAGCGAATGGAAAGATGGGGATCCAGATAAGCCAGATCAAGAGAAGGGGGATTGGAATCCACAGAAAGAAAAACCAATACAGAAGGAAAGAAAATCTGTAAAAGACAAGGTAAAAGAAATAGTAAACAATGCTGCAAACAGAGGAATGGGCAGTGGAGGAGGATCAGGGGCTCTTAGAAAATTCGTTGAAAGATTAGCTAATCCACAGATTAATTGGAGAAAAATATTACAAAGATACGTTTCGACTGCCAACGAGGAACCTACAATGTATAAAATACCAAACAGAAGATATGCTAGTCAAGGCATTTACCTTCCTGGTCTAAGAGGAAAGGAAGAGGGATTTGGATCAGTTGTAATTGCAGTTGATACCTCCGGAAGTATAGGATCCGAAGAATATAATACTTTCTTGACAGAAGCTAGAAGTATACTTAAAGCTTTTTCTCCTGAAGAAATTTGGATAATCTATTGCAGTGATGACATAGATGGTATAGATTATTTAAAATACCCAACTCAAAAATTAGATCCTTCTAAACAGGGATCTACGGGTGGTAACGAACTTGGATTTGACCCGCCTATAAAATGGGCAGAAGATAACATTCTAAAAAAAGGAAAAGATCTTGCCTGCCTCATATACTTTACTGACGGTGGTGCTCACGACCCTGAAAAACCAAAATGGCACAAAAAAATTATTTGGGCAATGATAAGCAGTAAACAAATGCCGTTCGGTAAACATGTAAATGTTCCGATGAAAGAGTTAAAAAGAAAAAAATAAACATGAAAAGAATTTTATCAGTACTTCTATTTTTATCACTATCAGTAGTATTAAAAGCCCAAGACACAGTAAGAATTAAAAATCAAGTGTTTGAAGTTTTATATTCGCAGAAATTAGAGCAGCCTTTATGGATCAAATATAGATCAACCAACAGACCTACTAATGTTAATAGGGGATCAATGGATTTTTACACAGAAAAATCAGTCAAAACTTCGGATGCTGATGATTATGTAAAAAATGTGTATGATAAAGGACATGGAGCACCTGCTGCTACATTTTCTGACAACATGGAAAACCTAAAGCAAACATTTTCTTACCTTAATTGCATTATGCAAAATCAGTATCTGAATAGGGGTGAATGGAGATTATTGGAGGAGCAGATCAGAAAATGGGACGATAAAGAAAATATCACTGTATTAATTAAAATATTTTTTGACAATCCCGTTAAAAGAGTTGAGACAAATGCTGCCATTCCCTCCCACCTACAAAAGCATATCTACTTTGAGTCTCAAAAAAAGTGGAGATGCTTTGTTTTTTTAAATGAAAAGCCAAAATTTAGCTGGGAACAATTAGAAATGCTTTGCGAAGACAAGGATCACAAAAATTAATTTTTGATTCTAATTTTCGAAGAGAAATCAAGGGCTTGCGAGATTATTTGATGCATGTCATAATACTTATACTCTGCTAATCTTCCGCCAAAATTAAACTTCGGATTTTCCACGGACTTGGATCTATACACTTCATAAATCTTTTGATTTCTTCCGTCATTTATTGGATAGTAGGGATCACCTAACGATTTTGAATATTCTTTTGTGATGATCGTGTGGTTTTGTTTTCCAAATTCAAAATGTTTGTGTTCTACTATTCTTGTATATGGTACATCTAAATCTGTATAATTAACCCCAGCTACCCCCTGAAAATCCGGAATATCTAAAAGTTCTGTTTTAAAATCTAAGGATCTATATTCTAATTTTCCAAATTCATAATTATAGAATCTGTCTATCGGACCGGTGTAAATTACATTCTTTGCTAGAGAGTCAAAAAATTCTTTATTATCAAAATAATTGTGATTTAATCTGACGTCTATACCATTAAGAAGTTTTTCAAAAATCTGTGTGTACCCGCCAACTGGGATTCCTTGGTATGGATGATTATAGTAATTATCATCAAAAGTTAGACGTATTGGAATTCTTTTTACTATGGAAGCAGGAAGTTCCTTCGGAGATCTTCCCCACTGTTTTGTAGTATACCCTTCTATAAAAATTTTATAAAGATCTGGTCCAATTTGATCTAGCATCCATTCTTCCATGTTTTTTGGATCCTCGTGAAAAATCCTTATCTCTTCCAGTAATTTCTGGACTTCAGCAGGAGAACTGATACCATATACTTGTTGAAAAGTTAGTAAGTTGATCGGAAAGGAATATATTTTTCCTTTATAGTTAACCCTTGGTCTGTAGCTAAAATGATTAAAATCGCAGAATTTTTGAATGTAATTCCAAACACTTAGATTATCTGTGTGAAATATATGGGGCCCATATTTATGAACATTAATACCATCTATGCTTTGTGTGAAACAGTTTCCTCCAATATGATCTCTCTGATCTATTACAATAACTGACTTACCTGATTTTTTTAATTCGTTTGCAACAATAGATCCGTAAAGTCCAGCTCCAACTATTAGATAATCAGTCATGTTCTATTTATAAAAATACTTGTTTTTATATTTTGAGCGGGAGACCGGGCTCGAACCGGCTACCCCGACCTTGGCAAGGTCGTGCTCTACCAAATGAGCTACTCCCGCTTACTAAACCTGTTTTTACTAAATAAACCAGATGTGATTATTAGACAGAATCTGGTTTATTATATTGAGCAGCGAAAGGGATTCGAACCCTCTCGTCCAGCTTGGAAGGCTGGCGTGCTACCATTGAACACCACCGCTGCTAGTATCCGAAATTATATGCTAAAAAATTTTAAAAGTTCCTAGTAATTATTTGCTACTCAAATTTTGACCGTTTTACTACTCAAATTTTGACCATTTGCGGACCGGACGGGACTCGAACCCGCGACCTCCGCCGTGACAGGGCGGCATTCTAACCAGCTGAACTACCGGTCCATTAATCAAAAATGTGTTTGTATTGCTTTATATTCTTTCTAATAACAGTAACATAAGATTTATCTTCAGCATACACATCATCTAAAAGATCTAGATACTCTTCTTTGGTGTTGATGTCTCTCCTTCTCATAAAAAAGGATTGCCAATGAAAATAATCCTTTACGCTATCGTCCCAATCTTCGTATCTTGCATATCCCCTTTTGTTTCTACCTATAGAAGTTGTTTCTCTCCTTCCTGGAAATCTCATTCCAAAAAGATTGTTATGCTTTTTAAAAAGCCCGGATGTAAAATTCCCGGATTCTATAATTGCCTGTACGAAAGCTATTTCGGGGAATTTTATTCCGCTTTCAATAATTTCATTATAAAGATTTTGATGAGAAATTTTTTCTACCTCCTCCGGAATTATTTTGAAGAATTTAAAATCTGGTTCTTTTTGAAATTCCCAAGCTGGAATTAAAAAAAGAAAAATTAGCACTAATATTTTTTTCGTTTTCATATAAAAGTGTTTCCTATCTATCCCAAATTTAATAAAGAGGATTATTAATAAAAAATGCGGAATATATAGATTTGTGAGACATCTAACAATTTACGAGAGTTTTTATGGTATCTCTCAGAAAGGAAGAGATCTATTCGGGATGGAATTTAAAAAAATCCTCCATAATAGAACAGTAATAACTGGGCCAATTTATAACGAGGAAAAGATAGAGGAACTTTTCAGCGAGAGAAATCAGTCCAAATTAATTGATGCATGTTATCTTGGGTGGAGGGGGGGATTCACCTTAAATAATGACGAGATCAAAAGAGCAGAACATGCGGAAAAAAATATAAAGGGGTTCATAGGAAATAAGCTGGAAGAACTTGAGTGTCTTATCTCCTATTATCATCCTATGTATATAGATACTGTTTATCAATTCTCCCCTATAAAGGTTTACGCCCCCGGAGCATCATGGGATTCAGAAAATTATCTTAAAATTGAAAGAACATGGGGATCAAGATACAGTGAAAAATACTATGAGATATTACCTGAAATAATAAACAGGGTGAAAGAATTTGCATCCCGATATAAAGTTACTCACGTTTTACCTCATGGACCCAGAATTGTAGATTATGCACTCCAAATTCTTCAAAATCCTAAAGATGATGTGGAGAAGCGTGCATCATACGGAACAAAAGAACCAGTATTTACTCCGATTGAAAAATTTAAATGGGAATCCTATTATTGGTAATAATGATGCCCGACTAGGATTCGAACCTAGACTAAGTGGACCAAAACCACTTGTGCTGCCATTACACCATCGGGCAATAAAATCAGAGAATATTTAATCAGCGTGTGTTGTTGTCAAATCCAATTTTGATGAAGTAACGCTTCTTACCGCTTCTGATTTGTGGGAGCAGGTGGACTCGAACCACCGAACTCGTAAGAGGAGGGATTTACAGTCCCTTGCAATTGCCGCTATGCGATGCTCCCGCTTTGTTTAAAGAGATTATTTTAGCTTATAGTATCTAAATCTGATTAAAAATTAGAGTTCAGCTATGAGCTTATAATAAGGTATTATGTGATCCCTTTGGGACTCGAACCCAAAACCCCTACATTAAAAGTGTAGTGCTCTACCGATTGAGCTAAGAGATCCTCGAATGTAGCCCCGCACGGAGTCGAACCGAAATTTCCTCCGTGAAAGGGAGGCGTCCTAACCATTAGACGACGGGGCCAAATGCGGGGATAAAAGGATTCGAACCTATGACCTAGCGATTAACAGTCGCTTGCTCTACCGCTGAGCTATATCCCCAATTTCTGAGGCGATTTCCAGAGTCGAACTGGAGTAAGAGGTTTTGCAGACCCCTGCCTGAACCACTCGGCCAAATCGCCATCAAAAGAAAAACCCAGACCTTTTGGATCTGGGTTTTTCAATTTATATTTTAGACATGTTAACCCAGATCCGTATCCATATAATCCCCCTTATTACCTTGTTCAGGCATTTGGTTGCAATTATATGTGAACTGAGTCTTCATGAGATGTTTGTTATATATCAAACGTTATTTTTTGTTTCGTGTAAATTTAAGAAAAAAATTACATTTCCCAAACAGGATTTGCAATAATTAATTTATCTCCTTCAATTCTTGGAATTTCTCCAAGATCGTTATAACCAGCATATTCTATTTGATCCTGCGTGAATTCCCTTCCTTGAAAAATTACTACCTCTTTCTTAGGATCTGGAGCTTCTCCGTAATTTTGATCTCCCCTTGAATATCCAGAAACCCCAGTTCCTCTTAGACTGTCTTTAGCTGCCTTTGTAGCGGTAGGCCTTCCAAAATTAAAATCGAAAAAACTTTCGCTTATTTCGTTATATCCTTTAAGATGTTTCATATCTACTTATTATATTTTTGTATTTAATAATCTATTTATCTAAGTTCCACCGGAACTTCTTCTGGTGTTCTAGGAGCTTCCATATTTGCAGTTGCCGCTGCAACATTACCAAGAGCTTGAGCCATTAATTGTCCTCCAGCATCGGTTTTAACCGGACCTACTACATCGTCTCCTGGAACATCGTCAGCTGAAAGAGGAGGTAATGCTGTGGCTTGACCTGTTATTGCTTTAGAAAGATCTGCTTCAAATTCTGGTGTTCTACTTGTTTTAAAATAATCCAAGAATCCTACTAGGGTTCCTTGATCCAATTTTCTCACATTAGTTCCGACTCTGTTACCTTCACCAGAAAGCTGATCGTTGGTGTTACCCTCCATAGTTGTCATGGTTTTCTTTTGTGGATCTACTGATACTATTATACCAGTATGTCCCAATCCTTTACCTGGTCTGGTCATTATAAATACTTGTCCTGGCCTAACTAAATTTGGATTGATCCTAGCTTGATCTATGGTAATCTTTGCATCCTGGTCTGATTTATTCCAGTGATTCATTACCCCTCCAGTCTTAGGAAGTGGGTTTGAAGTTCCAAGTTGCTTGGAAAGCTGGTCAAAAATATAATAAACAAAGGCTGCACACCAGGGTAAACCTGGGCCTAATCCTACTGATTGTAGATATTTGTCTACTTCCGGTCCTTTATTACTTCCCTTTGGTTCTTCTTTTGCGTCTTTATTAGCTACTAGGACACCTGCTAATTTCTCTCCTGCTGTTGAGGGATCACTTATAGCAAATTGAGCTTCGCTGACAAATTGTGAAAATGACTGTATTTTTCTCATATAAACGAATATTTACAAGATATATATCTTTATGAAAATACTAGAAACGTTCGATCAATTCTTAAAAAGAAACAGCTATGCAATCTTAGAGCAGGAAGGAACAGATAAAGGTTTTATAGCCGTTATAGGATCCACAGACACTGACAATCTTTTTGCGGGAGCTGCAAATCCTATAGGTATTCAACAGGATACCACAACCTCGCTTAAAATAAGCGGAGTAGAAGAGATGATAAAGATAGGGGCTGCAAAAAAATTCGAGAGTGTAACGAGCGGGAAAAAAGTCAAAGCAGGAATGGATTATTTAACAATAACTGCTGATGGCAAAAAATACACAATGACAGAAACCGGTTCCGTCAAGATTCCGTTCAATAATTCCACAGTTTTGGAAGTCGAGGGTTCGGGAAATGGATTATTAGCTTTATTAAGAGCTTTGCATTATTTGAATGTTGCAGTTACTAAAAATTCGTTTGATTATAAGTTTCCATTTGAGGGAATCATGATGATCAAAATTGGAGAGGTCACTAGAAAAGGAATGGGTCTAAGTGTTAATGGAAAATATGATCAAGCAAATGGAGTTAGGATCTCAACTGGATATGCCGATCTTGTGAAAAGATTCGAGAATCAACTCAAAGAAGCTTTATCACAAGATCAAAAACCAGACGAAATTCAAACTAGCTCTAATGATCAAATAGTAGTTTCAGGAGATAGTATCGCTGATGGAATTAAAGCAGCTCATTTCTTAAGAAATAATGCTAAATGGAATTCTAAATTTAGCTCGTTTTTCGGATTTAGCGAGATGAAGAAGGTTTTCGCAAAAGAACCGCCGGCGTACTATTTAGCTGTTGTTTTTCAATATTGTCTTGCTGGTTTATCGGATTTTTATCCGATGGATTTAAGTAAAATTTATAAGGTGGATCTCCAACCATATGCTGAAAAAATTGTAAGTGCACAGCCAAATGACATCAAAAGTTTCGATCCCACCTCTATAAAAACCCAAATCATGGAGATGCTAAAGATCTACCAGCCAAAAACACTTAAGGACTACCCAGAATTTGATGAATTTTTACCCAAATACTGGAACGTGCTTTCTAACGCAATAGTAAATAGAATCTTAAGAGAAATGCCAAAAACATACAATAGTGCGATTGCAAATGTTGAGGTAGGTTCCGCTGTACAGTCCACAGGAGGAATAGGAACGGGGGGAATCACCCATGGATCTGGTAAGGTTGATAATTAAGGTCTACTTCCAGTAGTTAAAACCTGTTTCAGTCCGTTTTCATCCTTGGAAACATAAATCAAGATCTCTTTAGGTTCTTTACCGAAGTTTTCTGTGTGGATAATGCCAGCATCTATATAGTAGGCAATTTTCCTCTTTTCCAAATCTTTTTTAATTTCCCTAAATTTTTGAATTGTAACTTCAACAGTTTTAGGTTCCTGAGCAAATACGGAATAGCTAAATCCTAGAACTAATAAGAATAGAAGAATCTTTTTCATTGCTTTTTAATTTAGGATCAAATTTACGAGGATTTTTTAAAAATAAAAAATGTACACCCGGTAGGGGTCGAACCCACATTTCTTGATCCGTAGTCAAGTGTTCTAATCCATTGAACTACGGGTGTAGTTATTGAATTATCAGATGTAGATAATAAGCTAACTTGTATCCTGCAAAAGCCCCAAGTGCAGAGGGAATGGGGAAAACTATTAATTTTCCTAAGGAGGTCACGTATTTAGGACGATTTACAATTCTTCCCATAAAATAGTAATATGTAATATAACCCAATAAAACTCCTATATCTAACCGGGTCGAAATGAAAACTACCAAAGTTGCTCCAATAAATCCAAAGAGAAAATTATCTCTAACTCCCTCAAAAATCTCAAAGGCGGTTGCATCCTTATACTCTTTAACTATCTCTTTTATTTTTTTAGTCGGCATTCTTATTTTCCCTCCCAGGTTTTTTTGTTATCATGATATGCTAGCTTACATTCCCCGCTGTCATATATCTCAGTATGATCGAAACAATCAAAATCGAATTGTGAATCGTGAACCCATTCAGTCAAAGAATACACGCTGAAAGGTTCAGTTTGGCATTCTTTGATTCTAGATTTATCTAGGAACCTGTTCAGGCTATAATCTATAAACCCGTTTGTAATTCCAGGCTTAGCAAAAATTACATAATCGTCTAATAGATCAATCTTTAAGATTGATTCTTCTTTCTTGTAGAAATATAGGGATCTTCTTTTAATTAAACACAGATCCCTTTCTGTTCTTAATCCTAGTCCTTCTTTGACTGAGACTTTCCAATTCAGATCATAGTCTATGTAAATTCCTCCATAGTAATCTAAAACAGTGTATCTAGCAATTTGTAACTTGTGGAAAATACCAGAAGAAAAATAAAGTTCTTCCCTGCCGTAAGATTTAATTAATGGGATTAAATGCTCATCGTCCCACTCCAGAATTTCTTCAGAGGGATTTAAGGATTTAAACTTTTCCAGATTAGACAAAAAATGCTGAGGAATTTTTCGATCCCCAACCCAAATAAAGTGAACTATCATTTTCTGTGTGACCCAGGAGGGACTCGAACCCCCACGTCTTTCGACACTAGATCCTAAGTCTAGTGCGGCTACCAATTACGCCACTGGGCCAATTATTTCTTTATTTTTAAGTAATATCTGATGCAAAAGTTTCATAGTAAAACTATTTAGATTTACCATGGATTCTATAATATCGCTTCTTATATCTAAAAAAAGACTCCTGTCCTTGAGAACAAATCTTTTATTCGCATGGAGATGAGAATAATCTAGACTGTCATTCATTGAAAAAGTTCCATATTCATCAGGGATATTCAGAATTGTATTTTCTTCTCCGAAAAAGAATTGTGGAGAAAGAGCTGCTATCTTTTGAACTCTTAAATCCCCAAGCTCTTTTAAAATCTTCTGTTCACAAAAAACCATATATTTTCCGTTCAAATCAGGATCGTCCCAAAATCTTTGCGAAAGGATTTCCATCCATTCCAATGAGATGTTAGCATATTCCATTCTAAAATCTTCATTATTTATATAAAGGAATGAAACGTTGGTTGAATGTGTGTTTTTCCATCCGAATTTAATCGGATATTCATTTACTATCTGATTTAGTATTTTGTCTTTGATGCTGGGATAAACCTTTACTCCTTCTTCGATCTGATTAACTATTATATCGTATTTGGATAAGTCCTTGATTTCAAATGTTTTTCTTTTGAAATATAAATCACAATCCATCATTATGAAAGGAGCTTCTATGTTTTTCATACACTTCAGCTTGGAAGCAGTCCAGAAAGCTCTTCTATTAATATTATCACTTTTTGATAAAGGATTAGTTTCTACACTGTCCCATAAATTTAAAATTCCAATTTTTTCTAGATAATTGTAAACTGAGGGACACACATAAATTACAGTTTCACATTCCGGATATAACACCTTCCAATTCGAAACTGATGCAATCAGACAAACGAGCTCAACCTCATGAAGGAAAAATTCTCCATCTTTTTTTATGTCCTCTAAAACCCAAATAGTTTTCATACATAACAAAAATATCGTGGACCAGCCTGGGCTCGAACCAGGGACCTACTGATTATGAGTCAGGTGCTCTAACCAACTGAGCTACAGGTCCAATATTATTAAATTTTAAGAAGTTGCGTGATTTAAGGGACTTATCTCGAGTATTTACCCAATCCAAAGTACTGCTTGATATAATCCGCTGTCATTTCCTCTGTGGGTATTAATTCTTTATAGGGATAGTCAGTTTCGCCAGAAAATTCTGTGGGTTTTTCCAATGAAATTAGTTTAATATAATTCTTGTTTTTCGATTTAACATACTTTTTCCTGTTTATTGGATTATATGCTGTCTTTCCTAGATCAACTCTTAATTTTAATTCCGGATCGTTCATAGCATAATCCATTTCTATGAAAATTTGATCATCGGAAGAAAGATATGTTTTATCAATCGGAACTGAAATGGTTTTATTCTTGACACCGAGTCTTCTTTTTAACCCTATCATATTCAGGGTATTTATGCTGTCAGGATCATTCTTAACTAGATCTTTCATTTTTTCAACAACCTCACCCTCGTCTTTTGAAAAAAAGACTAGTTCTGTGTCTGGATTTGGCTCTTCGAAAAGAATTCTTTCTTGCAACCTCGTTTTTGATGCTGCGTTTTTAGCTCCGGATCTTAGTGTATTAAGATAAACATCGGGGTCGATAATACCCCTTAGTTGTCCATAATGTGTTTCTCCATTGGAGAATGTGATTTTAAAAATAGAGTAAGCCCCGGTTTGTTCTGACTTGGGGCGATACTCTAAAATCATGGACTCGTTAACGAAGTCTAAAAATCTAGTGATAATTTCCATTTCCTATTTTTATGTCCATTTATATATCCTACTGGAAAGAAAATTAGCTTAGAATCTACGCGGAGAGGGAGGGATTCGAACCCTCGGTACAGATTTAAGTCCGTACAACGGTTTAGCAAACCGGCCCTTTCGGCCACTCAGGCACCTCTCCTTTTTGTCGAGTAGGCAAGATTCGAACTTGCGAGTTGTCTTGGTCCCAAACCAAGCCGGGTAACCTGACTCCCGAACTACTCGATAATGGTTGAACGACCGGGATCGAACCGGCGACATCTAGCGCCACAAGCTAGTGCTCTGCCAACTGAGCTACATCCAACATTTTAATGTGATCCCGATTGGATTCGAACCAATGACCTACTGCTTAGAAGGCAGTTGCTCTATCCAACTGAGCTACAGGACCAATTTGGTGATCTCCTCGGGGTCGCGGCCACCTCTCCCGTTGAGAAGATCTAGACCAAGAACGACGCAAAATGTGGCTCGACGCTGTTTTTGGTTTGTACCTGGGGCGGGAATCGAACCCGCACGGACTTTGCAGTCCAACAGATTTTAAGTCTGTCTTGTCTACCTATTCCAACACCCAGGCAAAAGGTGCCGGTGGAAGGGTTGTTTACCTTCACGGTGTCCTTTTCGGTTACACCCCCACTCTAGATCAGGGACGTCTATGACTGGCCAAGTCATCATTCCGCCACACCGGCATGTGCAGAGAGAAAGGGATTCGAACCCTTGTTACGATCGCTCGTAAACACGCTTTCCAAGCGTGCTCCATCAGCCTCTCGGACACCTCTCTATTTGACTGCTAACGAACTTTTTGTACGCTAACAAGGATTATGTTAGTGTACAAGTTTTACGTTAGTATCGAGCCTCCTATCGGGATCGAACCAATGACCTACGCATTACAAGTGCGTCGCTCTACCAGCTGAGCTAAGGAGGCAATTGCGGAGGCTCAGGGATTCGAACCCCGGTTACAGTTACCCGTAAAGCAGTTTTCAAGACTGCCGCATTCGACCGCTCTGCCAAGCCTCCGTTATTTTCCACAATGTCAAAGAACCCTAAATAAAAACCCAGACCTCTTTTGAAGGAGATCTGGGTTTTTTAGAACTAAAATGAATTTAAGTTTCTTAATTGCCCAGATTCTCCACAGGGGTTATCGGTCTTCTTGTTGAAGATGATAACGAACTATGAAGGGGCAATATGTTGAAACCTTTTTTCATGTTAATTGATCTATATATCGTTTGAATATCTATTTTATACAAATATACAAAAAAGTTACAAAAAAATTAAGCCATATCATTCTCAGTACTGCAGCTCCCGATAGAGGTTAGATTATATCTAAAAAACCCATCTCCACTGGAAAAAAATTCAAAAATACCGATTTGAGCATATCCATTGATACCATTCGATGGGTATCCAGTCCCAGAGGGATTATTTTGGTTGTTTGTATTAGCATTAAACAGGTAAGTTCTTAAAAGCGTTCCCCCTGATGCACTGATGTCTGTACCGGTATCCGAGAAAGTTGAACCACTGTAGCACCTGATTATAAAGTCCATACACCCAACCCCTACTGTATCATACCAATTGAGATATATTCCGATTTTCCATCTTGTTATAGAGGTGTCTAATGCAGCTATTGATTTGGGTCTAACTAAAACAACTTCCTGTCCAGCAGTTGAGGTATTATCACCAGCCCAATAAATGAGTGTTGTTGAGGTATTTATGCCTGTCGTCGAGCCCACAGTAGATGTCATTCCTCCCCCTGGAGCATATCCAACATAACGGGTTGGTGCCCCGCTAGCATTTTTTATACCATCATAGGATGTACCAGTTCCTGGTTCAATGCCAGTGAATGTATCAGCATCACCTCCATTCAAAGTTCCTGGCCAAACATATCTGAACATCAGAACATCGGCATCACTACCGATGATAGCAGTAGATGGTCCAGTAGGCCTTCTTCCTAAGCTGGTCATGTAATATCTCTGGCTCATGATTTATCTTTCAATGCTATTCTTCTACCTCTTAATTTTAATGTTTTTAGAGTTCCGGGTTTCATCACATGGATTCTATTAAATTCTAAATGTATTATTTGGTTCAAATGATGGAAAGGGGTTAAATATGTTTCTTGACCCCATCCTATTTCAATCTGTACCCAGCCATCAGGTTTAACCTCCCAATCAGTTGATCCTTCAGCGAATTCTATCTCCCAAGTATCGTATCCCGGTTGGGGTCCAAAAGAAAAAGAAAATTCATCCTCACCTTCTGGAAGGGTGTTTTCAAAGTAAATATCAAAGTATGGAGGTATTTCATTTTGAACTATTACTGGCTCTAAATGTGTCATTATTTTTCTCTTTTAAGTTCTTCTATTTCTTTTCTTAAGTCTTTTATAGCCTCTATGAGAAGAGGTATAATTCTGTCATATCTTACCCCATAATATCCATCTTCTCTTTCTTTAACTGCATCAGGAAGAACTTTAATCAGCTCTTGAGCAATTACTCCAAGATCGTGACCTCTATTAACTTCATGAGCCTTGTCGTTCCAATCAAATTCCACTCCTCTTATGCTAGAGACCTTTTCCAAAGCATCCTGAATAACCGAAATATTATCCTTTAATCTTTCATCCGAAGATGAATAAGCAGTGATATCTCCTGTTGCTGTGATTGCTCCAGTTACTGCTAATGTACTGCTGTTATAAGTCAATCCTGTTTCTCCGTCTATCGAAGTAGCACTACCAGTTGCAGTCAATATTCTGTGATCTGCATTATTGTTTATTGTAAGTAAGTTACCTGTAACACTAGCGAGCCCAATGGTCCAGAAATATGTTGTTCCGTCGTAGTAAACTCCAAGAACGTCTTGTGAGTTTGCAGCGGATGTTGGGGTATAAGATCCTCCTCCAACTACTTGTGAACTAGAGGGAAGTACCATTGTTCTACCTCCAGTAGCATCTTGTTTTACTATTAATACCCCAGTATCTCCAGCTTCAAATTCGCTAAGTGTAAACGTAGTTACATTTTGATTTAAAGTAACTGTTGCATTTGCTCCAGATCTTAAAGGCCAAGAAAGACTTCCTGAACTTATGCTTAATGGATTTTGATAAACCCTTACTTTCCCAGTTACAAAAAGTCTCGTATTATCGAATGTTAAGTTAGGCTCCCCTTGGAAAGGCGTGGAATTGTTTCCAGTCATGGTAACAACATAGTTGTCGATGTTATTACTAGATATTGCTGAACTAGAAGCTCCCGAAGTTCCGGATGTTCCGCTTCCCCCGGAAGCTCCTGAAGTTCCGGATGTTCCGTTTCCACCGGAAGCTCCTGAAGTTCCTGAGGAACCTCGGGTTCCAGAAGATCCTGAGGTTCCAGAAGATCCATTAGCTCCTGATGCTCCAGAGGTTCCAGAAGAACCAGAGTTTCCTGAGGTTCCAGAAGATCCATTAGCTCCTGATGCTCCAGAGGTTCCAGAAGATCCATTAGCTCCTGATGCTCCAGAGGTTCCAGAAGATCCTGATGCTCCAGAGGTTCCAGAAGATCCATTAGCTCCCGATGCTCCAGAGGTTCCAGAAGATCCTGATGCTCCAGAGGTTCCAGAAGATCCAGAGTTTCCTGAGGTTCCAGAAGATCCTGATGCTCCAGAGGTTCCAGAAGATCCAGAGTTTCCTGAGGTTCCAGAAGATCCAGAGTTTCCTGAGGTTCCAGAAGATCCTGATGCTCCAGAGGTTCCAGAAGAACCAGAACTACCTGATGCTCCAGAGGTTCCAGAAGAACCAGAGTTTCCTGAGGTTCCAGAAGATCCTGATGCTCCAGAGGTTCCAGAAGATCCAGAGTTTCCTGAGGTTCCAGAAGAACCAGAACTACCTGAAGTACCAGTTGAACCAGAACTACCGGAAGTACCTGAAGTACCAGTTGAACCAGAAGAACCAGAGGTTCCAGAAGAACCAGAACTACCTGAAGTACCAGTTGAACCAGAACTACCTGAAGTACCTGAAGTACCAGTTGAACCAGAACTACCTGAAGTACCTGAAGTACCTGAAGAACCAGAGTTTCCTGAGGTTCCAGAAGAACCTGTCGATCCGTTGGTTCCATCAATTCCTGACGTTCCCGAAGATCCAGGGGGACCCTCATTTCCTGATGTACCTGCTGATCCTGAGGTTCCAGAAGAACCAGAGTTACCTGATGTACCTGAAGATCCATCAGTTCCGGAAGTTCCAGATGACCCTGAGGATCCAGAAGTACCTGTACTACCGGAGGAACCATCAGTTCCTGATGTCCCAGAAGATCCAGAACTGCCGGAAGAACCAGAAGTACCTGTACTACCGGAGGAACCATCAGTTCCTGATGTCCCAGAAGATCCAGAACTGCCGGAAGTACCAGAGCTACCTGACGTACCATTCGAACCAGAACTGCCGGAAGTACCAGAGCTACCTGACGTACCATTCGAACCAGAACTGCCGGAAGTACCTGAACTTCCTACACAATGCCCATTGTCTACTATTGTATGGGACCAAACTACAGATCCTGGGATCGCACAGAAAGTTAGAGATTCTCCGTCATATATGATTCCACTTATGATAGTATCTGTTTCGTCGGTATAAGAATAAGCATATCCATCGCAACATCCGTCGCAAGATCCAGGATCATCAGGTACTGATATTACAGTGAGCCCCGAATCAGTTGTAACAGATCCGGTCTGAGCACAGAAATAAGTAGCTGGTGTGAGAAAAATTTTATTGTAAATGACCGCAGGATTCCCGTTACAATCGAGATAGTTTGTACTATTTACGTTGTCGGGATCTCCGTCATTTGTTAAAGAGTAACACGTGATATCCGTTGGAGCCGTGATAGTGTAGCTGTGTGGACACTCGCACACCCCCGAGGTTCCTGATGTACCTGAAGATCCACTAGTTCCATCTTCTCCAGAGGTTCCCGAAGTACCAGAGCTACCTGAAGTTCCATCTTCTCCAGAGGTTCCCGAAGTACCAGAGCTACCTGAAGTTCCCTCCGATCCACTAGATCCGCTAGTTCCTGATGAACCCCCAGATCCCGAAGTTCCATCTTCTCCAGAGGTTCCAGAACTGCCGGAAGTACCAGAGCTACCTGAAGTTCCATCTTCTCCAGAGGTTCCAGAACTGCCGGAAGTACCAGAGCTACCTGAAGTTCCCTCCGATCCACTAGATCCGCTAGTTCCTGATGAACCCCCGGATCCCGAAGTTCCGCTTGATCCACTAGTTCCAGAACTCCCTGACGTTCCAGAGCTTGCTACAATTGCTCCAACCGATGTGATTACATATGAATAGTTTTGAGCCCCCTCTGTGTACCAAGTTAAATTTCTGACGGTTGCTTCATTATTGTCAACGTAAACCTTGACAATCATTCTGTCTGTGGTGTTTATGTATACTGAAGGTAAAACAATATCAACCAACAGCTCATAAGATTGAGAAACACTCACCCATCCAATTAAAGCTTTGTTTGATTGAATAATAGTGCCATATCCTACACCTGACGAATTTGCAAGTTCTATGGTAACATAGCCATCTATGTCATCATTAAACTGTTGTTTTAAAAAATGCAGATGAAATCTCTGAGTGCCTGGTGGAATTACAGCAAATCCCAATTCGGGGGTCAGGAATTGACTTACCAGAACATTCAATTGCCCGCCCGTTAATACCATAGGAACTGTTTGTTCAGCAGCTCCTGATGGGTAAACACTAAGGACTTTATATGGAGAAATGTCAGAAGACTGAGATTGGTTAAAATAATAAATCTGTCCTGCAGATATTCCGCTTAAACCAGAAGTTCCAGCGGATCCGGAGGTCCCCGATGATCCAGAGTTTCCTGATGTTCCAGAGGTCCCTGATGATCCAGGGTTTCCCGAGGTTCCGGAAGAACCGGATGTACCATCAGCACCAGATGTACCAGAGGACCCTGATGTACCGGATGACCCTGATGTACCGGATGACCCGGAGTTTCCTGATGTACCAGATGTACCTGAGGATCCCGATGTTCCGGCAGAACCGGGTTCTCCAGAGGATCCTGATGTACCGGATGACCCGGAGTTTCCTGATGTTCCGGAGGACCCAGAGAATCCTGATGTTCCAGAAGAGCCAGATTCCCCAGAAGTACCAGAGGTTCCCGAATTTCCTGATGTACCGGAGGACCCGGAGTTTCCTGATGTACCGGATGACCCGGAGTTTCCTGATGTTCCAGATGATCCGGATGTACCAGCAGAACCAGATTCTCCCGAAGTACCAGAGGTTCCCGAATTTCCTGATGTACCAGAGGATCCCGAATTTCCTGATGTTCCGGAAGAACCAGATGCCCCGGAAATCCCAGATGTTCCAGAAGAACCTGAATTTCCCGATGTTCCGGAAGAACCGGATGCTCCGGAAACCCCAGAGGTTCCAGAAGAACCAGATGCTCCGGAAACCCCAGATGTTCCAGAAGATCCCGCTGCTCCAGGAGCACCAGCTGCCCCTGACGTTCCACTAGTTCCGAAGGTTTCACCTGAGGTTCCACTCGTACCATTAGTTCCGATAGATCCGTTCATTCCAGAGGTACCACTAGTACCACCAGTTCCTGTAGATCCATTAGTTCCCGAAGTCCCGCTAGTACCATTACTTCCTGAAGTACTTGAGCCCCCACTGTTTCCTGAAGTTCCGGATGTTCCTGCATTGCCGGATCCACCGCTAGAAGCCCCGTCTTCACCGAATAAGGTTACCGCTACTGTTGTAGGGGCAGGAGAATAATTACCAACTAAAAGTATTACGTCGCCGGCAGTTAAACCAACAGGAGAAAATTGAGGAGAAATTTGTATTGAAGCACCGGGTGCTAAGGGAGTATTTATAACAATTTGATCTGGAGAATAGTCCTCGTCCCCGTTCCTTTTTACTGCAACGGTAAGATATCCACTATTAAATCCCTCATTATATCCGGTTATTGCATTGATTAGAATGGAAGCATTTTGAGGAACCGTATAAAGTGTTACAAGGGTAGGTCCCGGACTTACCGAATTGTTAACAGTTTCTTGTCCTAAAATTCTATAATTTGCCATAATAATTCATACAATTTCTCCAGCATGATTAGTGTATCAATGAGATATCCTTTTATCAAGCCCAATTTATATATTCAATAAAACAAACGGGAAAGTTTAATCGGTTAAACTATTTTTCTAAAGGGATAAAAGATCCAAAGAAAGTATATCTTCTGCTATTTCTTTACCAAAGGATGAATCAAACGTGAAATGTATTCCTCCCAGGTTTCTAGTCATAGAAACTCTTTCAGAAAGCTTAGAAACATCATCGGCAAGTTGAGGGTATTTTTTAGCAATCAATCCAGCAATCACAAAAGCATCTATTGAGTGTCCGGAAGGATAAGCGGGACTGCAAGCGTTAGTTGGCTGCTCTGGATAAAGGGGTATGTCGTGGACAAGAGCCAGTTGAAGTGGTCTAGGATAGTTAAACTGATATTTTAAAATAAAAGTGATCGGATCCAATTCATCTGTTACCGATTCCAAATCTTCTTTCTTAATAGAATCAACCCCATTTAACTTTAAAAATTTCTCAAAGATTCCTAGCATATCATTTTCTGAATCCTTTACAAACTCTTTTTCCTCCTCGGTTAAAGAATTTCCCATGAGAATTAAATTTTGTAAATCGGATTTTACCTCCTCTGAATCTTGATTGGGAGGTAAACTAGAAGTCCATTTTTCCCAAAGATTTGATTCTTTGACAGATTTTAAAAGGTTAGATCCTCTGTCCATGGCTTCTTTTTGCCACTTTTGTGGATTTCCGTATTTTAAATCCGTATAATTTTTAGGATTGCTATAAGCTTCGTTAATGTATTCAGAAAACCCCTTTATCATGTAGCTATATATCAAGCTACACAGCAAAGCTTTCTCCACATCCACATGTGCGGGAGGCATTAGGATTTACGAACTGAAATCCCTTACCGTTAAGTCCGTCAGAGAAGTCTAGTTCAGTTCCAAACAGATAAAGAATGGATTTATTATCCACTAATATTTTAACTGCTTTATCTTCATAAAGAGTGTCTTTTTCGTTCATCTCGTCATCAAATGATAAATCATATGAAAGTCCGCTACATCCTCCCCCTTTAACAGATACTCTTAGATAAAACTTAGAATCTTCTGCTTCTTCTATTAGGTATTTAATTCTTTGTGCTGCTTTTTCAGTTACTGTAATCATTTCTATAAAAATATCTCTATATACTCTTATAATAATATAGTTCTCTCCTCAAAGCTAGGCCGTATTTATTCTCAAGATCCTTCTGATCGTTACATTTAATGAAGACCAGACCAAATCTACTGAATGGTGATTTTTTCATTTCATCCCCAGTAACAGAAAGAGAAATGTATAAATCTATATCCAATTCGTTTTTAAATTCAATTCCAATCGAAAAAAGGTCTGCATCGCTAGATATAGTGTGTCTAAAAATGTATTTTTTAATTTCTTCTGATGTGGATTGTATTATTTTTTTCCCAATAAAAGGTCTAACATAATTTTGTGAATATTTAAAATTTGTAGATTTTTCAATCAGCAAGCTATACAAATCCCCCGGACATCTTCTGGTAACCTCTATTATATAAAAAGAATCTCCAGACCTTATAAATTGCGTATGAATAAGACCATCCTCTAATTTTAAAATTTTTGCTATTATCTCTATATCTTTCCTTATTGATTCTAGCAAATTAACAGGAAAGTCATCATGTACAACATAACTAGAATCCACAGTAAAAGGATTGGCAGTACAATTTTCTACAACTATAAAATCTTTTACTATCTTTTTGTTTTCTATAAATGCAGAATGACTGTATAGCTGACCTGTTTTGTATTCTTCTATTACATATTTTTTGTCTTTTGAAAATTTTATAGCATTTTCAACAGCCAAATCTAGTAACATCTTGTTTGGTTCGTTTACTATAGAAATCCCTCTCCCGCTATAAGCATCAACTGGTTTTATTATTAGTGGAACATTAACACAATAAGCATCTTTTAAAGAATAAACCTTGGGAACATTTAATCCATTCGAAATTGCAAAATCCCTAAACATCGATTTATTATTAATAGTTTCGCAAATTTCAGTCGGATCTAATCCAGGAAATTTTCTAGATTTATTTATTTTAGTAACACAAGCATAAGACATGTCGTTACACCCTGGAACAATATAATCAAATTTATAATCTTCAATTATTTTGTTTAATTCTTCTATTCTGGAATAGTCTAAAAAAATATAATTAGTAGAGCATTTTGCCAGACAATCATTTTCTTTTGATCCAGCAACATAAACTTCATATCCCTCGTTAACCAAAAAATTATAAATAGGAAACGATGAAACGTTAGTATCGAGCAGTAAAATTTTTTTCATAAGGATTGCCAAGATTTTTCTTCGGATGACTTAGATATTGCCTCTAGCAGTTTAATACACTCCTCTGATTGCTCTAGACCATATGTAACGCGATCATCATGACTTTTTTTAAAATCATCATAGACGTCCTCATAAAAATTAGCGAGGGATTCAATAAATCCTACAGGATGCCCAACTTTGAATCTATTATATTTGAATTCATTAGCTGTTAATAATCCTTCAGATCCCCTATCTAGCAAAGATATCTTTCCACTTTTATCTGACATGTGAATTACTTCTGGTTCTAATTGGTACCATTCTGCACTTCCATCAGACCCAAATATTCTAACCCTTAATCCATTTCTATTCCCTAATGCGGTTTTACTATACCACATATTACAAATTATATCATTCGTGTATTTAATTATGCAATTTATATCATCAACTATTCCAGGAAAATTTCCAAAACTACTTTCGACTGCAATAACCTCTAAAGGATTTTGTGATGTTAAAAATCTTACTATAGAATATGTGTGCGTTGCTAGATCAAGAGAAAGGGTGGGAACTCTTCCATCCACTAATCTCCATTTTTGTGGTTTAAGTGGTAATCCGTTCATGTGCCTAAGAAATCCTTCTTGCGGCATCTCGATTTGAATCTGTAAAATTTTTCCAATTCCACCCGAATCAATTATGCTTTTTAATTCCTTCAACATAGGATAACAGAGATAATTGAAAACAACTGCTATGAAATTATTAGATTGTTTCTCCTTCAGTTTTTCTAATTCCAAATTATTAGCGATCAAGCATTTCTCACAAACAATAGGGATTCCTAAGCTTATTGCAAGGTCTAACTGATCATAATGCTGATCCGTAGGGGTTAATATTACAACTGCATCTATATTATTTTTTTCTTCCAACAGCATAGTCCTATAGTCGCTATAAACTTTATTCACTCCATATATTTCAGCGCTTTCCCTATTAGTCTTTGAATTTCTGCTAAAATTTCCGCAGGTTATCTCGAACTTGTTTGAAAGCTTAATAGCAGAATAGTGTGCGTATCCCACTGCAGAATTTATACCCCCTCCTATGACAGAAACTTTTAATTTTTTATTTTTCATTTATAATTCTCTTTAAAAATATTCTATTATAGAAATATGTGGAATTTCAATTTATTATAGACATCTTTTTCCTTCTTAATTTCCTTAAATATGTCTGGTAATTGTTGGATTGCGGCAGGGGATACTGTAAAACCCACATTTAAATTCAAATTGTTAAATCCATTTATATCGGAAACGATTCCCCTTATTTTATTAGATTTTCCAAAGGTTGTGCTGTTTTTTATCCATCTAGATTGGTATCCATCTCCCCAAAGAACTACCCGTTTATTACTCTTATAAGAAATTATATCATCGTGATAGAGGTATTTTTCCGACAAATAATTGATTACTTTATCCGCAATATCCTCACTTATAGCTAATCTGTCACGGATTAAATCATCAAAATAAACAAACTTAAATCCATTATTTAATAGTCTAGCTGCTAATTCGTATATTGAAAATATTATCTCATCACCCAGATGATCATATAAAAAATTACAACTTATTTGGACAAAATTGTTTTCAAATCCAAATTCTTTTATAGTTTTTACAAATTGTTCTAACTGATTGGAATGATAGTTTTGTTCAGTTAGAATGTATTTTAAAGTTAGATTCTCTGGATCCTTGGTTTGCTCTGTATATTTTTTTAGGTTCTCTAAAACTGTTAAAATTTCTCCTTTTCCCCTGATATTTTTAAATACATCTTGAGTTCCTGCATCTATACTAGTAACTATCCTTATTTTATCATTCGATGCTAGGTTATAAAGATCGTTTGAAAATCTTAGACTGTTTGTAAGAACTCTTATCTTATAGACATTTTCTATGTTTATTAGTTTCTCTGTTATTTCCCCAAATTCCCTTTGTAATGTTGGCTCTCCCCCTCCCCAAACAACGTGTACTTTATCGTCAAGATATTCACCATCTATTAATTGACTAATTATATCATGAGTGTTGTATACTGCTTCTTTACCCCCATAATATTTAGGAGAACAATAAGTACAACGCATGTTGCAATAAGTGAAATTTTCTAAGCTTATGTAGTTTATTTTTTTATTTTCTAATCTACTATATCTTTCTATATAAGGGCACCCCTCACAAGGTTCATATGTCTGTGAATTTATCCCATCTTCAACCTCAGCCTTTCTTTTAAGTATAGAATCTAAATTAACATCTATTGATTCCGACATTAAAACGATGTCACCCTTCATCTTACCATTATAAAAGAATCTTTTACAGCATCCTATTATTTCTTTCGGACCAAGAAATATTGAGTTTTTTAGATCTCTACAAGAGAGATAGCTAGAAAAGCATTCGTTTAATCTTTCAAGAAATACTAGATTGTCTTTCTTATTAATGTAAAGAGAAACAGCGTATTTGAAATTAGTATCTTTTTCACTATACGTTTCGGTTATTTTTGATCTTAGATAAAATGTGAATTTGCTGTCCAGATATTCTAGTAGCTCCAACTTATTTTGGGATTTGTTTATTAGATATAGGATAGTTCCTAGACACTGTGTCACTATTCCATTAGACATCGAAGAAATTTCATCGCTATCTAGTGATTGAATCTCGCTGATTGCTAGTAAATATCCATCTATTCTAGATGGATTGAGATTTTTAGTTATCGAATCATCCCGGTTAATTTTTTTATACAGGAAAAAATCAAATATTTTAATGATGGAGGAATTTATTATCAGTTCTGTTACGTATCTGATATCCTCGTGTAATCCGTCGGAAAATAATATATTATGCTTTTTTATTAAATCTCTTTTGAAAATGTAATTGAATGCCTCCTGTTTTTCTTTAAAAAAACAAACATTTTCCAATAGAGATCTCTTATTATCTTCCGGAATGTATTTATTTTTTAAAGAATGAGCTATTAAATCGAATCCATGATTACCATTTTTGTCGTATAAAAAATCTATTACTTTTGATATGTTTTCACCTACTATTTCATCGTCGTCGTCAATAAACCAAATCCACTCAGAGTCGCTTTTTTCAATTCCTATATTTCTCGCTATTCCAGGATTCAATTTTTTTTCATGATGATGTAAAAAAATATTCTCTCTAATTTTTTCTGTTGTATTTTTGTTTGACCCATTTACTATAGCATGTACATCATAATCTTGAAAGTTGAATGAATTAAAAATTTCTACTATGCTATTGATAGAACTTATAAGTAATTTTTCCCTGTTTAGTGAGGGAATTATTATAGATAATTTTTTACTCATTTTTTATAAATATCAAATTTTGATAAATCTGGATATGGTAGTTCCAGATCTGGATTGTTTTTAGGTTTTCCCGTTGTAGGATCATAAAATTGTCCCATCATGAGTAAACCCCTTGCTGCTAATTCTGGCATCATATAAAAATTCCATCCCAGCATATCAAAGTGATCGTCATGATAAGAACATTCTCTTCTGCCACTATATCTAGCTCTTTTAAACCAAAGATATGCTTCATGATCATCTGTTAATATTGCTCCACCTTTAGACAACTTAAAATGCTTAAATGGTCCAGTAAAAGAAACGCACATATGGGTATTTTTCTTATACATATTATAGGTAAAACACAATGCAGAATCCCAAACCTTGCTCCCTTTTAGTTGGTATGCACCTTTAATCGTCTTACCTTTCACATGCTCAAACTCTACTTTAAGGCCAGCATGAATAATCTCGCAAGGAACTGAAGGATAAGTTCGACTTGGAATTTTTATACTTCCTTTTTCTATGCTCTTTTTAACGTAATTTTCATAATATAGGGAAAGAAAAAGTCCGTTACTCTGATTGTCTAAAGTTACAACATGTGGAGCTCCTGTATAGCTTTCGAGTGATTTTTCAAATTCTTCTGTAATTTTGTATACTCCATTTGCCATATCGATTCATTTTAATTATTTCCATCTGTCATAAAAAGGAAGGTCCTCCTTTGATGTTGGGGTTCCACAGAAATGATAGATGTTTGGTTTCATTTTTCCCAGATAAAAATCATCGTGATATTCCTCGGATATATCTGGCATAATCCAATTCCAAGTATTGTCAATTAATTTAATTTTAAGATCGGAGGAAGATATGTAAGCATTAAAAAAATTCTGTAATGCGTGCCAAGGAAATCCCTGTCCCATAAGCATTTGATAAACTCTTTTGTCATCAAAAGCCAATTGCTTGATTTCTTTAATCAATCGATTGTATTTTTTGGGGTTAAATAGATAGACACCTAAATTAAAATAATTTTGCCAGTATTTTTCATAATTAAAATTCTTTAAAACACTATGAAAAAGATCAAAGCAATTTTGATCGTGACTAATTGTTTTTATAATAGAATCTCTTAGAAATCCATCATTATGAGGAAATCTTCCTCCCGGATTCCCGTCTCTAACAGCACAAAAATCATATTCATCTGTTAATTCCTCAAATATGTTTGGAGCATTAGAATTTATGATGATATCATGATCCAAATTTAAAATTTTATCATAGTGATTGAACTCTTCAAAAGCTGCAAGGGTTTCCCAGAGAAAGGGATAAGGTGCATTTGGATACTGAACGTTTGTCACCTCGTAAAAATTAGCACCCCATCGATGACATGCTCTTCTAATCGATTCTACACTTTGTGCTGTCTTTGATATGTCATCAAAGACATTTAAATAAATTACCAAATTTTTGCTCATGCATATTATACGATTGAATAACGAAATGGTTACAATAAAAAAGGTAGCAGGGACTTGCGGGAATTAGACCTCGGAGACGTCTTCCTTTTTGATACCTTCGATTATCAATCGAAGCCGGAACGTATCATACACAAGTTTGCTACCAACTTCTTTTTGGTAGCGGGGGTGGGATTCGAACCCACGACTTCTGGGTTATGAGCCCAGCGAGCTACCACTGCTCTACCCCGCAATGTTTAAAGATCTAGGAATTTTTATATATTCCTTTTGTTTTAGATTATAGAAGATAAAAAGAAAAATTTTCAGAAATTAGAACCTTTTTTCTATTTCTTCTGCAACTTTTTTAATTGTCTCTAGATCTTTGATGAAATGAAATCCTAAAAAATTATTTTTTCTTTCGGGAATAACAGAAAGACCAAAAGGTACTTCATTTTCTCCACTCAATTTATAATGGGTCGGCTGTGAAGTGTGTCTTTCTAGATCTGAAATTATCCCGTCATAAAAATCAAAGACATATTTCACTGGTTCATATTTCCAAGCCCAACAAAGATTAGTTGGAATGGAAATATTACATCTATAAAGCCAAGCGACTGCGTTAGCAACAGATTCATCGGTAAATCCTCCGTATCCCTCCGGACTTAAAGCAAACTTAATTATTTCAGGATCTGAACAATATTTTTCCCAATCAGATAAGAAAGATTTACAATTTCTGTTTGCAATAAAAAGACAGGTACAAAGTGAGGTTACTGTTGGAGCCCTAGAAATTCCAATTCTCTCTAAGATAATATCTGCAACATGCTGCTTTCCGTTGGTGGTTACCCAGTCCCATGAATATCTTAGAAAAATAGGAAAGTTAGAAATAGAATCGCCATAGTTTAGAAAAACAGAATCTATAGCAGGTGTAACCAAAACATCGGAATCAAGAAAGACAAATTCATCTACCTCATAGTTTTCCAATAAAAGCTTGCAAGCCCTGGGTTTAACTGTGGTAAGCATTAGTGTTTTAACACTCTCTGGATTTATTCCTTCGATTTCATACTTTATCGAGGAATCAATTTCAAACTTCTGTTTTATTAGATTGGGAAAATCAAAATTAACCTGGCCATCCGAATAGTATAAAAAAACAGGAAATGATGAATATTTGTCTAACTGGCGGACCAGTTCTTCAACCATATCAATATACCTTTGACCAACTGAACAAATAAGATAAGCCTTCCTGTGATTTCTGAGATTTAGAAAGGCGGTTTTCATAGATTGCTTTTTTTGACTATCCACCAAGTTCCTGTGAACTCATTAGTGACATGAAGATCGTAACCATTATATTCCAAAAATTCTTCCACTGCTGGATTCACTCCAAACATTCCAGCATAGAATCTATTATTGTAATCCCCATCTAACCACATCCAAATCGGGTGGTTCTTTTGTCCATTAGCGTAAGATTCTTTGTTGAAGCATTCTAGTTTTAAAAAATCATGTCCTGCAAGAATTCCTCCTATTTTAACTTTGGGATACCAAAGCATGATATCATTTTTCACATGCTCATAAGTGTGGTTTGCGTCAATATAAACAAAATCCAAAGACCTGTCGGGAAATAATTCAGCAGCCTGATCTGATGTCATTCTCATCATTAATGCTCGCTCTTCAAATCCTGTTAGGTTTTCAAAAGTTTTTTCATAAACTTTTCCCTGGTGTTTCATGTTTGAAATATCGTCATACTCCTCTTCCTTCATTTCTCGCCAAGGATCCACTAAATATAATATTCCTGGCCACTGCTCAAGAATTTCTTTAGCAAAGTCACCCTTAAAAGATCCAACCTCAACTCCCTTGTTGGTCAATCCCATCGATTTCAATAACGACGGGAATTCTTTTCTGTCTTGCATATTAAATTAATTTTTGTGGAGGTGACCGGAATCGAACCGGTGTCCAGTCCATCTGTTAAAAGAAACTCATTCACAGGCTTAGCTTGTTTTTCTTTACAAACAAAATATGTAGTTTATAGTTGGCTGATTAAACTACCAAATTCAGATGACTCGATTTCGGGTTCAGTCATATTCCACCTGGGTTCACATTCTATTTTAAGCCCCACGATGTGTGCGGGAGGGATTAGGCAGCTATTGCGTAATCAGCACCAACGAAAGACATAGCGTCTTCGAAGGTCATTGTAGATAATTCTACGTCGTTTATTGTTTGCATAGGTGATTAACGAGTTTCCAATACTAACTCGGCCTGCATCATCTCAAAGAACTACCAATGTCTGTCAAGTGCCAAATACACCCCCAATGATGAAATTTATATATCTTTTAAGAAGTTTGTTTCGTGCGAACCGAATTAATTTATCAGATGCGGCTTTGCTTCGTTCATACCAGCGTTGGTAATTTGAACATATTTTGGGTGATATGTTTTCAAACAAACCGCACCTGCATATGAAAGAGCAGATTTAACCCCGTCAAGTAATCCCTCTAAAACAAATTTAGCTCCTCCTTTATATGGAATAATTGTAGATTCCCCCTCTACATTTCTCTGTGCTTGTCCGTGAACCGTTTTGGTTTCTAATGATGCTGCACCCCTGTATCTTTTATATAGACCCGTTGATTTTTCAACTATCTGTCCAGGGGATTCTTCTGTCCCTGCAAGCAATGATCCTAGCATCACACTGCTTGCCCCAAGTGCTAAAGCCTTAGCAATATCTCCACTAGTTCGAATACCTCCATCTGCCATAACAGGAACTGTGGCAATTTTTGATATCTCTTCTATACAAGTTACGTTAGGAATACCAAATCCAGTTTTAACTCTAGTTGTACAAAGGGATCCACCTCCAATACCAACTCTTAATCCGTCCGCTCCCCACGATTCTAAATCTTGAGCAGCTTCTGGTGTTGCAATATTTCCTGCTATCACATCAATTTCGGGACTAATAGATTTTATAGATTCGATTGCATCTTTGACATTTTTATGATGTCCATGAGCTACGTCTATGAGGATGATATTTGCTCCATTCTTTATTAGACTTTTTGCTCTATCCAAATAATCGCCATTAGCTCCAACAGCTGCCATAATAGGTATCTGCTTGATCTCAGAATGCCAATCGTCATACATGATTCCCCAATCCTCGAAAGGACCACCAAATCCGTCTCCATATATTTTATATCTTAGCATCTCAATCATCCGGGATTGATTTTCAATAGGCATGAAACGATGGATACATCCAACTCCTCCGAATAGAAAAATTCTATAGGCCATGTCAAGTTCACACACCGTATCCATCGGAGAAGCCACCAGGGGTCTAATTAATCCGTATCTTCGTGTCACCAAAGTGTTAAGATTGATTGTACTCCTGGAAACAACTTCAGAGTAAGCAGGAACTAATTGGATGTCATCATAAGTTAAGGCGATACTCATTTTTTTATTTTAGTTTATTGTACTGGTTTATAAAGCATAGGTGCTTGTCCATATACTGGTAGCTTTCCGTCCCACTTATTAATCCATTCCAATTGTAATAACATCGGGGTGATTGTTTGCTGCTTCAGTCTATTGGCTTCAGCTTCAGCTTTAGCTGATGTTAACATCGCTTGAGCGTTACCGTCCGCAGTAGCTACTTTGATTTTAGCCTCTGCTTCAGCTTGTTTAACTTTATTTTCTGCCATTAAAGCTGATTGAACAGCATTGTTCTTTGCCTCGATAGCTTTCTTGAATGTTTCAGGATAAACTAGGTTTGACGTAAATTGCTGAATGTAGAATCCCTCTTTATTTAGTTGATCTTCGAGAATTCTTCTGACCTCTACTTCAAATTTCTGTCTGTTGCCTATTAACTCATCTGCAGTGTATACGTTTGTTGCTAATCTAAAGGCATCAAATACTGCGGTCTTCAAAAATCCTTCTTCGATACTTTCTAGATTTCTTCTATACTTAGAAAAAATCTTTGGTACCATCTCTCTTTTAACTGAATAGTTAATAATCGGGCTCACGTGAAATTCTGAACCATCTTTAGAGTTAACTATAAATGAATTATCCCCAACGTATTCTTTGTGCTGGACGTATGTAGGAAATTCGTAAATGTTGTGGGTTAATGGATTATAAAAAACCATCCCAGTAACTTCCACAACATCATCTACCCCTTTATTGTCTCCGTAAAGATTAACTTTCACCCCAACATGTCCAGCATCAATTCTTTCGCAAGACATGAATAAAAATACTAGCAGAAAAAATCCTGCAACTGCAACTCCGATTGTTTTAATCATTTTTTTAATTTTTAATTGTTGTTTTAATTTTTCTTCTTCACGCTCTTTTTGTCTTAGAGCCTGATAATCGTTATCATAAAGTCCCATATTATTTATTTTTTCTAGTTTTTATAAAAGGTCCTTCGCTTTTTACCTCGGGAAACTGCTTAGGATTTCTTTTTCCCTTAGGCTTTAGTTCCTCTGGGTTGACATAATCCAATTCAGTTTCCCCTTCTGGCAGTTCATCAGGTATAACATTATGAATTTTTTTCTTTACATATTCGTAAAGAAATATCACAAGTCCCACACCTAATCCTCCTCCTAATAGATTCAAAAAAGTGTTGGCAATTGTAAGAGCGGGAAAAATTGCAAATTCTAATAATAGAATTACACTAATACCCACAACAAAAGGTTCTAATGATTTAACACTAAATGCTTTTCTAAAGATCTCCTTCATGATTTTGTTTTTTGTTATTTTGTTTGGATTGTCTGCTAAATTCATCGTCTATTTCCTTCTCGTTCCAATTTAGGAAGTCTTCCCCTTTATAGTCTGGATAATTCTTCTGCATATTATCAATTCCTCTTACCCAGAAAAATGCTATGATAGCAGCAAGTCCGAAGCTTATTCCAATTGCGATTACGTATTCCATTTTTTAGTTGTTTAAAAATTTTAAAATCTTTTTTTTGATTCCTGACTGTTTAATTCCTTCCCAGGCTCTGGGAGTCCATACAAAATTTTTCAATCCCCAATCTCTATCGAATGCTCCATAAGAACTTGCTTCGACGTGAATCCCCATGTGTAAATCATCCACAGCTACCCATTGAGTAACCTCCGGATTCTTCTTTAGCCATTCCAGAATTTCGAAGTGCCTTTCTTGCTCCCTATCTTCGATTCTGTACCAATCAAAATCTGGGGGTATTCTACCTTCTTCTACCCAATTTTTATGGTGAAATATTTCAGTTACTCCTATAGGATTTTTGATAATACCCTGGGATGTGTAGTATTTCCCCAACTCCTCTAAATCCGCATACAATCTCCAATCGGAGCTCACTACAATTTCAGCTCCAGTTTGTTCTAGAATTTCATTTAAGATTTTAATTGCTTTTTTATCAAAATTATCAAATCTATATTCAAGGGGCATTTCACGAGTAGTCATAGATAGTTTCCTACCACCCCATTTTTTTTGCTTCTTGTGTCGTGATCCCCAATTATTGGAAAGGCAAATTACTCCGTCATTGTCTAAAAATATCACTTTCATATTACCAAGTATTATAATCTGTTAAATCTAACTCATCTCCGTCTGCTGCTTTCACAGTTACTATTTCACCTATTCCTGTTGCAGTAAAACAAAAAGTGTATGCTCCTCCGATTGCTCCGACGTAAAGCTCCCCTTCTTTTTTCTTCTTAGCATTTCTCCACCTTTTGTATTTTTTATATTGTTTTTCAGTGACCTCAAAAGTAACCGCTATCTTTTCTGGCTCTGGAGGTACATATGTTCCATTCATAATTTGTTTTGCCCTTTCTTTCGTTTTTTTCGATATCATATTTCTAAAGTTAAGGGATCAAGTCCTTCGCCCAAGCTATATTCTAAATAATCTGTGAGCCAGATGTTATAGTCTCTTTTATTTTTTAAATTCTTCAATTCTGAAACCGGGGTGTGTCCTACTATCTGATGCAGGTCTACTCCATATTCTTGAAGCTGATTTGGCCTAACCCAGAGCGGTCCCCCGTACATGCTCCATCCCCCACTGGCACCGTCCACCTGAAAAATTTGGGGGAGTTCCATTTTAAATGCCTCGTTTAAAATATCTGCCTCATTACCAAGTTCCTTTAGATCTGGATGATGTTTTAAAAGATCACTTAATACTGGCTTTAATAAACCAGCATGAGTCCAAAGATAATCACCCTCGTGATATGCCATCTGGAAAAGATCTTTATTGCTCTCAAAAAGAATCTGTAGATCCCATCTTGCCTCTGGACGATATCCGCTACAGATTTGATTGGGAATAAAATACTGAACATCGTGATTTCCCCAGAGAAGCACTACCTTATTTGGTAGTGTCTTTTTAAAGAAAATGATATCCTCAAGATTTTTCTTGATCTCAACATTACTAATTGTGAAACTGTCAACGTAATCACCAACAAAAACTATCTTGTCTGCGGAAAAATAAGGATAATCCTCTTTAAACAAATCGTCCATGGGATTAGCCCCAGCATTCACCATGGTTACCCACTGCTCAAATTCGTAACTACTACCATGGGTAATGAATTTCCAGTAATCCCTCCCGTGAATGTCCCCTATAGTCAATATTTTTTGCTTCTTTTCCATGATGTCGTAAATGTAAAAATAATCCCCGGTTAAATAAAATGCAACCTTGTCTATTTCATAGACAATCTTTGCATGAAATTTTCATAGAAAATAGGGTAAAATGTAAGGATGATTCTGAATACTGATTACATAAAACAAAGAATAACCAACGATTTGGACAATCCTGTCCCGTTCAGATACTCCCACGGAGCGACTGATCTGGATATGGGGGATGGACTTCTGATCTATTCTCTAGTGCAATTTTTCAGATTTAAAAATTGTGTTTGCATAGGAAGTGGAGGCGGATATATTCCGCGAATTCTAACACAAGCCCGAATAGATCTGCATTCAATAGGAACTTTCTCGGGAAATCCCGATTATAATTGGGGGAATATCGGAGCAACTTATGTGGTAGATCCGTGTAATGGTGTAGGGGGACAATCTAATATGTGTGATGAAGAAAGTTTTTACAGAAAAACATTCCATCCAAGATTTGTTAAAGAAACTTCAGAAAGAGCATATTATGATTTTTTCGTTTTACAAGATATTAAAATAGACTTTCTTTTTATAGATGGAGATCATTCATATGAAGGAGTAGACAAGGATTTTAAGTTATACAAAAACATTTTGAACGATCAGGGCATCATAGCAATCCATGACACAGATCCTAAATTTTCTTCCAGCTTCATAGTATCTGAAGATCAGAAAAAAGATTTCCACGATTTCTCTGGTCCATCCCAATTTGTAAAAGATTTTGACGACTCTGAATGGGAAAAATTCAGTCTATTTAATTACGGATCATTAAAAGATAAACCTTCGTCATCAGGAATAACCCTATTTAAAAGAAAAGAGATTTGATAAAATTAATATCTATAATAGGTCATGGGGTTCCTCTAATACCACACTTCATCAATCATTATTATAACATGGTAGATGAAATAAATTTTGTGGTCTATGAATCTGATCTGCATCCAGATTTAAAGAGAGAGGTAAGAAGATCTATCCGAGGTAAGGAAAAAGTAAAAATAGTTAAAACTGTTTATGATAGGATCTTTGATTGGAACAGGGTTACTGATCTATATAATGAACAAATAAAAAAATCAAGAAGCAACTGGTACATGATTGCTGATATAGACGAATTTCACGTTTATCCTGAGTCACCTAATTATATGGTTAGTGATTGTGAAAGTCAGGGGTGGGAATTAATTAGGGGAGGATTTCTAGACAGGATAGGAAACAACGGGGAGTTCTGTAAGATACTTGAAGATGTACCAATCTTTGACCAGTTTCCCATAGCCGGATTTTTCAGATACCCCATGAGTAACGCATGCCCTAACAAAATCTGCTTGGTTAAAGGAGGAATTGAAATAACTTCTGGGCAGCATTATGCAAAAATAAATGGGCAGACTACCTGGAGGTGGCAAGGATGGAGCCATCCACTAATTGCACCAGTAGAAAAATATTCCGTCCAGGTCCACCATTTTAAATGGGATTCAACATGCTTAGAAAGGATCAAAAATGTCGCAGATATTAATCAGGATTATTCATATTCTGACGAATATAAAGTGATGTATGATGCTATAAAGAGAAATAAATCTAGGATAGACCTCAGTAATTCTGATTTTATGTTTGAATATGGATGCGTCTATTTTGAAGATTATAAAGAATGGAGCTCTTTAATTAAAAAAATAATATCAATCTAATATGGCAACAGCTAAAAAATCAAACGAGGATCAATTTTTAGAATTGGAACTTAGAAAAGTAAAAGCACTCGAAAGAATCTCAGATTCCCTCGATGACATTTCAGCTTGGATAGAAGATATTGATAAGGATGATTGGAGCAACAGGATTCAGTACTATCTGACGGAATTTCATAAATCGATAAAACCAAAGGACCCTACAATAGATGGATAAAAAACTAGGAGTCATAGTTCCTTTCCGCCACAGAGGGGAACATCTTTATTTTTTTCTCAAGGAGATAGTAAAATATCTAAACGAGGAAAAAATACCACATGAAATTATCATCGTAAATCAAGACGACGGTAAGCAATTTAATCGAGGGATGCTATTAAATATAGGATTTAAGTGTGCCAGAAACTTAAGATGTGATTATGTGGTTTTTCATGATGTTGATTTGCTGCCATTGGATGTTGATTATTCTTACTGTGATCATCCAGTTCATCTTGCAACTCTAATAGAGGACGAGGACTCGGGGGAAAGATCAAAGCCATTCGACGAATACTTCGGCGGGGTCACTATGTTTCCGATTAAAGATTTCAAAAAGATAAACGGATATTCAAATAAGTATTGGGGATGGGGATTTGAAGATGATGACCTTTTCCTAAGATGCAAAAACAAGAGCATAGGCACAGAGCCTTATTACATCAAAAAAACAAGAAATTTCCATAAATCACTAAAATTTAACGGACAGGATTCTTTTGTGAGAGCAAAAAATAATTTTTGCATAGACAAGGATCTAACATTATTTGCATCTTTTTTCCCCGATGAATTGGTTTATGATTCAACGAAGGATCTTGATGTTTATACGGTTTTTAGCATTCCGGGGTATGACACTGCAATTTCCTATAATTCATTCAAGAGATACAATTTTGTTACATTCAACTCCGAAGAAAAAGCATCATACATAAACACAGAAATAACTACTAATTATCAAACAAATATTTGTATCACATTAAATCAATCGTTGAGAGAAATAAATTTCTATCAAGACGGAGAACATATAGGAAAAACAAATTGGGAGGGAGAATTAAAGGATTATTCAGACGAAAAGTATTTCTTTATCGGTGCAGGAAATCCTAAAAGAAATGGAGATCCTAATTTTTTCAAGGGGTACATAGATTCTTTGGTAGTCTTAGAAGGAATTTTAAGTGAAAATGAAGTTAAATCTGTTTCAGCAACAAACGACTTTTCGGAATATAAAAAATCCGGATCCATTCTTTGTCACTATGATGCAGAGCACATAGAAAATTATAAGTTAGTAGATCTTTCAGGAAACGGAAACGATGCTAGTATTTTCAAATGTGAAATTGTTGATATGGAAGGTCCTTGGTTTAAAAAAATAGACCTTCCGATCAGAAGGGATTCTATCTTTAAATCCATGAAACATGAGCAAAATGGTTTCTTCGAAAATAGATGGAAGGATAAAGCAACTAGATGGAATCAATTAAGATTCTATAACGAGGTAAGAAATAACAGCAATCTTTTATTTGGAGACGGATTATCGGATCTAAAGTACACAGATCACGGAAGAAAAAGAGAGGGAAATATAACAGAAATTAACGTAGGAATATGAGTCATAAACTGGGAATTTGCATACCTTACAGAAATAGATTCGATCACTTACAGAAGCTAACTGAAGACCTGGGGGAGTATCTAAAAAATCGTGGAATAGATCATAAATTTTATGTGGCCCATCAGGTGGATAATAAGCTGTTTAATAGGGGACTAATGAAAAACATAGCAGCCAAGTTTGCCTTCGATGATGGATGTGATTATATTGCATGGCATGACGTTGATATGGTGCCATTCTCCGATGATTGTGACTATTCATATCCGGAAAAATATCCAATTCATATAGCAACAAAACTTTCGAAGTACGATTTCAAACTAAATTATGAACAATACTTCGGTGGGGTAATTCTATTTACTAAGGATCAAGTTATAAAAACTAACGGATATTCTAATGATTATTGGGATTGGGGTATGGAAGATGACGACCTTTTTTATCGATGTTATTTCGAAGGATATGTTGAAAAAAGGATTTATAAAAAATATAAAAAAAGAAAATTTTCAAGATTTAATGGAAACAACTCATATGTTGAAATCCCATGGATAAAATCCATAAACAAAATACTGGGATCAGATCATACGGTATGTGCTCTATTTAAAGCAGAACAACAACCTGAAAAATATAAAGATTGGCTAATAGGAACGGATGACAAAAAATTCATAGAATTTCCGGTTTTCCGAAAGCAATCATATAGTCCGTACTGCATATCTTTTAACAACTCCAGAGCTGTTACTAGCATGATTTCAGATTTTTCATCATCCCAGATCTATAATTGGATCAAGAGGGATGATGGTGTTTGGTCCTGGGTAACAACATCTTATGATTCTTCAAGTGGTCACTTTAATTTTTTTCTAAATGACGAACTAGCAAGATCTAACGAAAAAGGAATCAAAGAAAATAAATCTACAATAATAAATAATGATTTATTTCAGTATAGGGATAAAGAAAAATCTATCATGGGATATAACGGCGACGAGGAAAATCCATTATTTTTTAGAGGTGAAATTGCAGAATTAATGATTTTTGATAAGGCAGTAAAAATTCCAGGAGATGTTACTAAATTTCACGATTTAAAACATAAGCCAGTTCTGCATTTTAAATTTGATTTGATAGAAAATGGAGAAATCGAAGACGTAATGAGTGGAATTAAAGCTAAGGCTTATAATTTAGAAATCGTTGAAGATTCCATAGAGGTTAGCGACATGCCAATTCCTTATAGGAGAGAAGGATCTTTCGAGTGTTTACCACACATTGACGAAGGGCTAGTAAATAATAAGTGGGCAAAGGGGGAAACAACAGCAAGAAATGAAAAAAGGTTCGTAACTGAAATGCAAAGGAAATGTATAAACTATAAAAGTGAGGGATTCAACAGTATGAAGTACGAGTTAGTCTCTACTAAAGAGGTATTCAACAATACCCTTCTGATTAATTGCAAAGCATAAATGATGGAAAATAAAATAGCAATAGCGACAATTGCTTCTAATACTGAGTATTATTATACCTGCTGCAAATTTTTAATAAAGAATTTCACTGATAGTGGATCTTTTAAAATATTTGTTTACACTGATAATGTGTCAGAATTCAAAGACATGGAAGGGGTTGAAACAATAAAGCACGATTTTTCCACAACCTTTGATTTTCATAGCAAATTTATATTCATTAACCAGGTAAGAAAAAGGGGGTATAATAAAATACTTTATATGGATTCTGATCTGATATTGATAAATTCTGAAGAATTCATAAATGATATTATTTCTAAGAATTTTAATCCAGGATTTTCATACAACAGATTTACAAGCATACATTTCAAAGCCTTATTAGAAACGAATCCAAAACTTGGAAAATTTAAAGATGAGCTGATAAAAAATAATGTTGAATTTAGAAATACAGTTACTCCATGGGAAGATTTAATGTATTTTAATTTCGAGGGTATTGACGAAGAAAAGATAGACAAATTGTTTGAAACCTATGAATTTTATTCGATGCTTAGAAAAAAGGTAGCGAAGGAGGCTGATGATGATTTAAGAGGAGAGGGAGCTGTTTTTGGCCTTGCGTTATCAAACTGCGAATTTCCTTCAACCATATCAAATTCTCTTTATAAACAGCTAGTAAATTTTAGAGACAATCATTATCCACCATATGAAGACATACCGTGCATCTCTACTGAGGTCTGTGCTTTTATTTCGGTAGATGGAGCTGAAGAAAATTATGGAGGGGTTTTGGAAACTACGCTAAACTTTTATAAAAATAAATTTAAAAATCTTAGATATTTTGTGATCGAAAAAAACAGCAAGGAGACGCTCAGAAGCATGATTACTGATCATTTTGAATATGAATATGTTTTCTTGGACACATCATCGGAAGATTTAGAATCCCAAATAATTTTAAATATTTTAAAGGATAGTAAAAAGAATATAATATTCTACGTCAAGAATGGATGTATATTACTTGACGGAGCGAATATAAAAAATAGCTTTGAATCAATTCTCAGGAGAAATTATGATTACATTGTTCCGTTTGTTAATTCGTATCATCTTCCAGAGTTTATTTTAGATAACGACGACTTTGAATCGAAGATATTTATATCGAGTATAAATGAACATATAAGATTATTTGGAGATAATCCATGGGTAAATCATAAAGAAAGACACGATTTAATGATTGCAAATAATTCAAAACACAGAAATTTACCAAACGATCTAATTTGTTTGGAGAGTCTCAATCCGATAATTAAAAAAAGATTACTATAATGCTAAACGAATTTTTCGACAAAACTAGAAATAAATTAAACGATGTTGGATGTGGCTTTTGTTTAGCAAAATGGACTCAAGTAACACTTCATTTACAAATGGGACAAACACATTCGTGTCACCATCCAGGCACGCATCATATCCCACTATCAGAGTTAGAAAAAAACCCATCTGCTCTACATAATACAGTTTATAAAAAGCAGCAGAGAAGAAAAATGCTTCACGGTAAAAGACCAGACGAATGCGATTATTGCTGGAATATAGAAGATACATCAAATGCATTTTCCGATAGAATTTATAAATCTTCTGAACCCTGGTCTGCCCCATATTTTAATGAAATAAAAGATTTAGGGTGGAAAGAAAATTACAATCCTAAGTATGTTGAGGTAGCTTTTAGTAATCACTGTAATTTTAAATGCTCGTATTGTGGACCGTCGTTCTCTTCCCAATGGGTTCAAGAAATAGAGCAGCATGGACCATATCCTACCAGCTTTAGATTTAACAATTTAGAATATTTGAAGGATCTGAACATGATCCCAAGACCGCATAATCAGGAGAACCCATACGTTGAGGCTTTCTGGAAATGGTGGCCTGATTTATACAGAGATCTTCATACTTTTAGAATAACGGGAGGGGAACCTCTTCTGTCTAAAGACACTTTTAAGGTTTTTGATTATATCTTGGATGAAAAAAACCCAAACAGAAATTTAAATTTTTCTCTCAATACGAATTTAGGAGCACCAGATAAGCTTTTTAATCTAATGGTAGAAAAATTAAAAAGAATGATAGACGAGAACAGGGTAAACGAGGTGATACTATTTACCAGTGCAGATACCTGGGGAGAACAAGCTGAATACATTAGACATGGTTTGGTCTTCAACCAATGGTGGGATAGAGTTAATTTTCTATTGAAAGAAATTGAGCCTCTGACCGTAATAATAATGTCCACATATAACGCACTTTCCGTTCCTAATTATGAAAAGTTAATAGAAAATGTGGTAAAGCTTAAGGAAGAATATCACAACCCTCACAGATACTATGGCTCCTCTATTATGTTAGACTCGTCCTATTTAAGGTGGCCTCCACACCAGACAGTGAAAATATTAGATAAGGAATGGTCTGCAGTAGTAAAAGAGCAAGCTCAGCTAATGGACTTCTACGAACAAATAAGAGTTGGTCTTGATGGATTTGGATATACCGACATCGAAATCAATAAGTTAAATAGAATTCATGATTGGATGGTAACGGAAGAACCTGAAGAGACCTTATTACAGAACAGGAGGGATTTCCGAATTTTTGTAGACAATCACGATAAAAGAAGAGGCACCAATTTTTTGAAGGTTTTTCCAGAATTTGAGGAATTTTATAAAAAAATAATTTGATGAGATTCGAAAAGAAAGCATATTACATCCCAAACAATTCTAAAAATAATACGAACACAAAGAATTTTGAAAATCTGGAGGGGAATTTTTCTCTTTATGGGGATTTTCAACTCTCTGAGTTTGCAGAGGATGAGTCGTTGATTGTAGGAAGGATAGGATACCATATGGGAATATTTTTACAGAAACCAAATGGTGTTAAATTCTCTTGGTACACTAAACCCTATCAATATAACGATATTTGGATACCTGTTGATGATATACATAAAAGAATGGAGGTCATGGTGACAGTTTCAGATTCTGTTAAAATATACATCGATGGAATTTTAAAAGGTGAAAAAGAAACCGGTCCAATTGAATCTTATTCAGACAAGAATATTTTTATAGGATCTATAAATCCATACAGTGGATCTTATGAATGCTGGTTCAAAGGGGATATTTATAAAATTGCAGTTTTCGATGAAATCGTCGATTCCTTTGACGAGAAATCAAAAAAGCTGTACTCGTTTTTTGATTTTGAAAGAAATTCAAAATTTAAAACATTCGATAAAAGTGGGAACGGAAATCATGGAATTATATTTGAAGATCCAGAATACTCTAGCCATTCGATCAACGAATTCAATAAAATAGCGCCTAGCGCCAAAATAATTTAACATGGGAATATTTGCAAAAAAAGGAGAGGAGAGCTACCAAGAATATAGGGACAGAGCGATAAACTCTGTTTCCCCTTCCTTCTGTGGTGCTAAATGGTATAACGCAACAATCTGGTTAGGAAACGGAACTACAGCTAGTTGCCATCACCCCCCAGCTCATAAAATACCCCTCGCAGAAGTTGCGCAAAGTTATAAAGCAATACACAACACTAGCTATAAAAAATTGGTCAGAAAACAAATGCTGGAGGGAGAAAGACCTAAAGAATGCGAGTATTGCTGGAAAATAGAGGACATGGGAAGCGACAAAGTTTCTGATCGGGTTTATAAATCTGTTATTTACACCGATGAAGAACTAAAAGATGCCAAGAACAAACTCGGATGGCAGCAAGACGTGGATCTAAAAACATTAGAAATTGCATTCGATCCCAATTGTAACTTTGCATGCTCTTACTGCAATTCTTCATTTTCTACAACCTGGCAAAATGATATAAAAAAGTTCGGCCCATATCAGAATTTAGTAAGTGATGGTGCAGCTGCTTTCCAGCATGATGGTTCGCACTCTCTCCCATACGGTAAAAAAAATATCGGAAATCCATACATCGAAGCATTTTGGAAATGGTGGGAGGGAGAGCTTCAATATTCTTTAAGAGAATTGAGAGTAACAGGAGGTGAACCAACAATGTCTCAAGATTTCTGGAAACTGATGAAATGGTGGGAAACCAATAAGGATTGTAGTGTGGAATTTGCAGTTAACTCCAATCTAGGACAGAAAGACGAACTCTTGGAAGAACTTATTAAGTCGACACACAGCTTTAAAACGTTTCATCTCTACACATCATGCGAAGCAACAGGGAAGCAAGCTGAGTATATCAGATATGGATTAATCTGGGAAAAATGGCTTAAAAATATGTACAGGGTTTGTGAAGAAGGTAAATTGGCATCCCTAAACGTAATGATGACTATAAATTCTTTGTGTCTGTTTAGTCTTACTGAATTTATGGATGAGGTAATTAAAATGAAGAAAAAATTTGGCAAGCATTTCCCGATTTGTTCTTTTAATATATTAAGGTTTCCAAGCTTTCAGTCTATAGTTACACTACCGCAAGACATAAGAATTGAACGAGCAAATCATATAGAGGGATGGCTAAGTAAGAATATTTCTGATTTACTAGATATTGAGAGAGATGGAATAATCAGAATGATTGCTTACATAAGAGAAGTTGAAACTGGGCATAGATTTACATCATCTATTGAATCTAGAGAAAGAGATTTTAAATCTTTTTATATTCAATATGACATAAGAAGAAATAGGAATTTTAAAGAATCATTCCCGATGTTATCAGAATGGTTCGATTCGATACCTGAAACAAAAATAGAGCCCCTTGAAATAGGAATGGTTGATGGTGACGATGCTAAATCTAATAAATATGTCGACGATGTGATAGAAACCGCAAAAAAAGAGGGATGGGTATTAGATCCTCAAAATAGCAATCCAGGATCTCAGGATTACATCGAACCCGATATCCAGGATGAAATGCTAAAATATATTAAAGATGAGTGAAATGAAATTAGTTGTGTGCGGAGATAGCTTTACATATGGTAGTGAAATTGTGGACCCACAGTTTTTGGAAGCTCCATCAAAGCCTCACCAAATAAATAAATTTAACGGGATAATAGAAGAAGATACTGACGCAAAAAACGATCAATATAGGATTGAAAGAATTTGGCCAACATATTTAAAAGAATTAATAGGGGCAAAAGAGGTTATAAATTTAGCCAAGCCTGCAGTAGGTAACAAATGGATTTTTGAAACACTTTTAAACTGGCTACTTGAAAACTACATTGTCCCTAATAAAACTCCAGATGACATCATTGTAGTCATTGGATGGACCTCTATAGTTAGAAAGGAATTTTTTTTCAATACTCATAATAAAATATACCGAAAAACTCTAAACAGTAACGGAGATTTCAATAAAGAGGAATATGGAATGAGGGAATTCTTTAAGTGGTATTTATCGGTTGTTCAAAATGACTATGAAGGAGCGTACGATTTCATAAACTACAATTTTGAAATACGTACGTTTTGCGATAAGTACGGAATTCCATGTTATTTGTTCAATGCTTTACCTGAGGAACATCATATCTATAAAATGGAAAGAAAATTTATAGACTTAAATATTATGAAATGGATAGATTCTTTCAAATATGTTGAAGGTATTTGGGGGGAGGATCTATACCGTATGAGTAAATTAAAATGGGACCATGTACCAGAATCCAATTTTCTGATGAAAGACAAGCCATCAAATTCATTTTTAAATTATATAAAACAGATACCGTTGGAGGAAAGATTATATGGTGTACATCCAACACCCAAATCGCACAAATTATGGGCAGAATTGTTGTATGAATGGATTTCAAACGGAAGGGGTGATCTCTATACGCAGAATATAATAAAATCTAGCAGATTAATATGAGAATAAAACCTTCGGATGGAAATGAATTTTTTTGTACAGCACCGTGGACACACACATATCTTTCCCCACAGGGGGAAAGAAGATTATGTTGTGCAAGTAGGGAAAAGGCAAACTATATTAAACAGTACATAGATTCTGAAAATCCTGACGATAACTCACATTTTAAACCAGTTTCGCTGGAGGATCATTGGAATAGTGATTATATGAAAAACATTAGAAAAAGAATAATGTCCGGAGAGTCAATTCCACAATGTCAGGTTTGTAACGATCAAATTCTAAATCTTTACACATACAAAGGTTATTTCACCAATACACTTTTTCCCCACAAAATAGACGAGATATTCGAAAAAACGGAAGATGATGGTTACACTCACATGAAACCAATATCATATGACTATCGGATAAGTAATCTGTGTAATTTTAAATGTAGAATGTGTGGCGACTTGTTAAGTTCACAGTGGGAGGCGGAAAGAAAAATAATGGGCAACATTAATTTAGAAACCGAGCCATTTTATAAAAAAGAAAATCAAGAAAAATTTAAAAAATTCCAGAAAGAAGTTACTGAAAACGAACTTTGGGAAGCAGTGAAAGAGAATAGAATAGAAGAAATATATTGGGTAGGTGGTGAACCATTGATGTGGGACATTCATTGGGATATCATGAAGTATTTGGTTGATAATAATCAATCCAAGAATGTTATAATAAGATACAACACAAATTTAAGCAGGGTATCATATAAAGGAATGAATCTATATGATTTTCTGCCTCATTTTAAAAGGGTAAATCTGTGTGCAAGTATAGATGGAACTGGAAAAATTGTTGAATTTATCAGAACTGGAATAGTGTGGGAAAAGTGGCTAGATAATTTTAAGGGAGGTCTTTTTCTAAACGATTTATACGGCGATCATGGAATGGTTTTTGATCTTACAATAACTCTTCCAGGCCTACTGTCTATAAAAGAATTATTCGATCGTGCAGTGGAATTAAATGTAGTAACCTATATAAAAACAACTTTTTCTTTCGATTCCTCTGTTCTTATGTCTCCATTGTCAATACCTAGGTCCATCCTCGAAGAAATTATAGACGATACCCTAGATTACATTAAGCCAAGGGTTACATCGAAAACCCAAATTTATGTGGAGGCTTTAGAAGATTTAAAAACCAAAAAAACTTTCGAAGAATCGTATCCAGATTATAAAGAGGGCAGAAAGAGAGGGAAAGAAAACATGATAAGAATAGCAGAGTTCAGAAAGGACGGTTTAAATGGATCATTAACATTTGAGAATATTCTAGGACAAAACAAAAAATTATTAGAATGGTGGACACAAATTTAAAAACTATATGTTCGTTACCGTTTACGCATTTAGCAACTCATCCTAACGGGCTGGTGTCACCTTGTTGTATTGCTAATTTTGAAAATGGGGTTTGTTTCTCCAAAACTAAAAATAGAGTATTAACCCTAGGTAAGGATAGCATAGAAGACATTATGAATTCTGATTCTTTCACAGAAATTAGAAGAAAGATGATGAATAATGAGAAACCTATCGAATGTATAGGTTGTTACAGGATAGAAGAAAACGGATTCAAGAGTAAAAGAGATGAAGAAAATGCTAAATATCTCAATAAAATAAGTATAAGCGAAAAACTCCCAAATATACATCTTAAGTTTATCGAATTAAGACTCGGTAATGTTTGTAACATAAAGTGTTTAACATGCAACCCGATGTCAAGTAGCAAGTGGATAGAAGATGTTAAAAGATTTCCGTCCACGTTCGGAGACGATCATTACAACTATGAAGATTATAAAAGCGATTGGTTTAAAAACAAAGAATGGTATGATGAATTATTAAAGCATTCTAGCGAATTGGAGGAAATTTACATCAACGGGGGAGAACCAACGTTGATAAAGGAGCATTTTTACTTTTTGGAGAAGTTGATTTCTCTAGACAAATCAAAAAATATAAAGCTGGTATATAACATAAACTGTACAAATTTACCAGACAGGTTTTTAGAGCTGTTAAGAGAATTTCGGGAGGTAAAACTACAGCTTTCTATAGACGACGTTGGAAATAGGAATGATTATATAAGATATCCTTCAAAATGGGAAGTTGTGTATGATAATTTTTTAAAACTGAAAAAAGAAAAATTACAAATTACTATAACCCAGACAATAAGTGTTTTGAATGTTTGTAATGTGTGGAATTTTAGAGAGTTTTTTTCCGGTGAACAAATTGAATATAATTTTGTCTATAGCCCCAATTACTTACACATATCTTGTTTACACCCAAAGCTGAAGGATCTTGCAATGGAGCAAATCTACAAATTGGGAGATGGCGACAGAAATAGATTTATGTACGAGATAGAAAATAAAAAAGATGGGAATTTAGAAAAAAAATCTTCCAATTTTTTAAAAATGATGGATTCTATAAGAAATCTAGACATTGGAGATTATTTATTAGAGTATGAAAATTGCGATTTGCTTTAGTGGTCAAATAAGAAGGGCAGTTGATTCTTCCATCAACATACTCAATTTTATTGAGGGATGTGAGGCCGACTATTTTATACACACGTGGGATATTAATGACGGTAAAAGATTTTTTGGGGACGAAAGACCCGAACATGAATATACCCATATCAAGAAGGTAGAACTAAATGATTACATAAAAATTAATAACATATACAAACCAAAAAAAACTAAGGTTGATATTTACGAGGACTATTACGATTTGTCTCTAAAAAAGGGGACATCAAATTCCCCGATGTGGTACAGCTGGTATGAAAGTGTTAATTTAAAAAAGAAATACGAAGAGGAAAACAATTTTCAATACGACGTTGTAATAAAAATGAGAATGGATTGCATATATGATCCGTCGATTAAATTAAAAAATATAATTCACGACAACATTTCTTTTATCAAAAATGGTATTTTTTTAGTCGACACAATAACAGAATTTGAGAATCCTTCAAGCAGAATGCTGCATGATGTGGTATTTATGTCAAATTCCTCAGTTATGGATAAGGCTTCATTGTTTCATAACTATATTATCACAACAGATAAAAGCAAAGATCTTTATCACGTGTTTTTTGATGATTATCTCAAGGAAAATAATATAGAATCTATAGAGTTTCTAAATGAAATGGAGTATAAGTGGACAATCTTTAGAGAATTCTCCCTGGGTTATCATCCAGTGGATAATTTTAGGGAGTGTGTTGAAATCAATAGAATATTATATAATCACGAGTTTCAAAAATTATCAAACGTCAAACACATCGGATACAATCTACTTTTGAAATTCAAAAAAGAAATTTTTGAAAAGACCGGGTTTTCACCCAATGTGTTAAAAAAATTAAGAACTATGAAAATTGCTATCTGCTTAAGTGGTCAATTCAGAACTTATGAAAAATGCTACCACAACATAATAAAGCTAAAAAATAAAGTTGAAAGTGATCCTAATAGCACTGTCGACTTTTTCTGCCATGCTTGGAATTTTGAAAGCGAATCCAGACCAATATTGGATGTAACCGCCAATAATAGAGTAACTCCGTACGACGATGATAAATTAAATGAAATAATTAAAATATACAAACCGAAAAAATATCTAATTGAGGATTTTGAAAAAAATCAAAGAGTAAACCAGGATGTTATTGACATTGCAGAGGAGAGATATCCAGAAAATGAAGGTCCGCCCATTACTTGGTGTGCAAACCAGTTTTATGCAGTGATGAGATCGTGCGAATTGAAAAGACAATACGAGATAGAAAATAATTTCGAATATGATGTTTGTATCAGATTACGGTACGATCAATATGTTCCATGGGGACAGGTTTTTGATTTAATCGAAATTTTATCAACTGTTAAACCAAATACTATATTTTCTATACATAATAGAAAAATTGATGTTTACCCTCATTTTGCAATTGGTGATGTGTTTTGGTTTTCAGATTCTTTAACGTTCGATAAAATTTGCGATTTTTATAGGCACCTACCAAGTATAGACATTAGAACGTTTGAAGAAAGCAGAAACCACCTGATACCTGAGTTAGTTTTTTATCACTATTTAAAAGAGATTGGAGTAAAGAATCAAACTACCCCTCTTAATTTTCAGATATGCAAATTTAGGAATTTTATAACTCTCAAAAAACAATTAAAATTAGGGGGACTTGGGGACAATGAGGTTCTGTTCGAAGATATAGCGGTGTTCCCCGGAGGTGAAACAGAGGTCATAGATAAAATATTAATATGAATAAAATCTGGACATTTGGATGTTCTTTTACATACGGAGACGGCACATTAGATCATGATCTATATTATCAAAGATATAGGTTAAAAGATGATGACCTTTCTTGGAATAAATTATTATCCAGAAAAATAAACTATGCTCTACAAAATAAAGGTTTACCTGGGGTGTCTAACGATACTATTATTGATACTATAATAAAAAACTGGGAGGATATTTCTAAGGACGATATAGTAATAATAGGTAAAACCTGGTCACACAGATTTGACTTTCCGAAAGAAAATGATTCACCGGAAGTCAAATCTATAGTTTATAGGGGAGGGGAAAAAGACGTACAAAAATGGTTTGAAGATGCAACCGTTGGATTATTTACCAACGAGCAGATAGAGACCATAAAAATGTTTTCAATAGAATTTGCAACACAGAAAGCTTATTCTATCAGACACGATTTTAGACTGAATTTTTTGAGAGAAAGACTACTAAAAGATAGAGGAGTAAATCTCTGCTATATCTGGGATGTAGAAAGTCTCTGGGAAAAATTTGAATTAATAGTCAATGCAACAAAGGGAGAAATAGTAAACCATCACTGGTCATTCAAGGGTCATAGGGATTTTTGCCAATACATAGAAAATGAAATAAAATCAAAGGTAAAAATCATATGAAAATTGCAATTTTGGTTTATGGGATGTATAGGGAATTTGATATTGCTGTTACTTCTTGGAATTTTTTAAGCAAGTTTGATTGCGAGGTTTATTTTTCAACATGGTCTAGATCCAAGCAAAAAAATAAAAAACTAGACATCATAATCGACGAGGAAGTCACAGAAAAAAGAATATTAGATCATATTAAAGACGCAAATGTTTTAATATTAGATGATGTGTTTTCTGAATTAACCAATCCAGAAAAGATGATATTCCACTGGAAATCCGGGCTTAAAATGATCAAAAAAAGCGGTATAAAATATGATTATATCATGCTAACAAGACCTGATAATTATTTTGATTTTAATTTCGATTTTGAGAATATAAATTCGGATGAGGATTTAAGAGAGGGATCTGTATACGGGTTAGAAGAGATTAGAAATAACGGGGAAGAATTATTCATACAGGATATTTTTTTCTTTGGTAAATATGATCTAATCGAAAAATTAATTGATAATATACCGGAAAGATTAGACGGAAACGAATGTAACGGCTCCATGCATCATCACTTAGCCAAACACATTTTACTAAGTGAAATAAAAATTAAAAAAATTCCAAGAACATCTGTCGTTACTGTAAGGGCTAACTCTAGACAGTTAAATAAAGAAGAGATATCTATAAATACGATATTCCAAAAAACGATGGATTGGGGAAATAATCAAGATCAATATCATGAAAACAATTTATAAACCGTGGGGTAAAGAAGAATGGATAGAACTTAATGATTCTTATTGTTATAAAAGAATCTATATAAACGAGGGATATAAAACATCTTTACAGTATCACAACTTTAAAAAAGAAACTAACTATATCATATCGGGACAAGCAGAAATTTGGCTGGAGAATGATCAAGGTGAAATTGTTAAGGAGGTGTACGGCCCAGGTCAATACTATAACGTAATTCCTCCTAAAAAACACAGGGTAATTGCTTTGACCGACCTGATAATGCAAGAAGTTTCTACCCCGGAGGTCGACGATGTAATACGAGTGGAGGATGATACAAATAGACCTGATGGAAAGATCGAAAGCGAGCATAAAACTCCCGCGGTTTTAATATTATGTGCAGGCTTAGGTAGCCGTCTAAAAAAATTAACAGACAACATAAATAAAACTTTATTGCCGGTAAACAATCGGGCTATCATATCCTACATAATAGAAAAATTCCCTAAGGAATATGACTTTATCATAGCTATTGGATACAAGGGAGATTCCGTCAAAGAGTATTGTAATCTAGTTTATCCAGATCACAAATTTACATTCGTAAATGTCGAGAATTATGATCCTTCGCAAACTGGGCCAGGTACAAGCGCTCTGTTGTGCTCCGAGCATCTTCAAAGACCTTTTTATTTTATAATGGGAGATTGTATCATAGATTCTCCGATCCCTGGAATAAACGGTAACTGGTTAGGGGTTCATTCAACATCATATCCAGAAAAATACTCCACGGTGAAGATGGACGATAAAGAAAATATAACATCTTTCGTTAACAAAAGTACTGACGGATACGATCTAGCATTTGTTGGTTTCGGAGGAATATCAGATTACTCCACTTTCTGGAAAGAGCTTAAAGAAAATATTAAAAGCGGTGAATTAGTTTCTGCATTTGAATCACCTCAAGTCTATACAAGTCTAAAGGCAAAAAAGTTAAAATGGCTAGATACCGGAAATCTAGACGATCTAGATAAAGCTAGACAGTACTTTAATGATAAACCGCTATCTTTGAAAAAAGACATAGGAGAAATAACCTATAAGGACGGGGGTAAATTTTTAAAGTTTACACAAGATAGAGATCTGCTAGAAAGAAGGAAAATTAGAGGAGAAATTTTAAGAGGCTTGGTTCCCCCAAATTTCAATGTTGCTGGGAATTTTCTTTATTACGATTGGATAGAAGGTAAAACTTTATACGATCGCGGGGAACTGGGGGATTTTAGTAGGTTTTTGACAAAGCTGGAATTCCTCACCAAGGAGACAATCCCTGCAAACATAGAAGATCTTAAAAAGTTTTATGTCGACAAAACCCATAAAAGACTAGAATCATTTCTTGCTAAATATGGAGAAAGTTATTTTGTTTCTGATCATGAAATAAACGAAATTAAAAGACCATCTTTGGATCTTATATTATCTGATGAAAAAATATTTGACTGTCTTTACGAGAATCCTTTCTATTCTAATTTTCATGGTGATCTCCACTTTGATAATATGATATTATCGGAAGATGGCGAATACTATTACATAGACTGGAGAGACTGCTTTGGAGAAAATGTAGAATCTGGAGACATTTATTACGATCTTTCTAAGTTTTATGGCGGATTAATAATCCCATACAATTTAATGAAAGATGACAGTAATATCACATACTTTGAAGGATCTTATTCTATTAAATATGAATATCATATCTCAAAGAATCTAATTAAGTTTAGATCTGAATATGAGGGATGGATCAGGAAAAACGGATTCGATCTCGATAAGATTAAATTTATAACAGGCCTGATATTTCTAAATATGTCTCCATTACACGATGGAAAATTTGGTAAAATGTTATGGTTCAAATCTATAGAAATTCTAGATGATTACAAAAAACACACTATGGGCTTACGGATGTAGTTGGACTCATTCTCCACATCACGAAAAAGAATACGGCTTGAAATTTTGGCCAGAAATATTAGCCGAAAAAATTGGATTCAATTTTGTAAATAACGGGTTTAGTGGTCAATCCAATTTTGAATCTACGGTAAAGCTGTTCAGGCAGATGGAAAAAATAAAGAAGGGGGATTTAGTGGTTTTCGAGTTTACATACCCAGATAGGTTCCCTGTACCTTTTGTTAACGAAAACCACGTAAGAGAATCGTGGTCTAGTAAAGACATATTTGAAATAAATGACGTATTGATAGATTTTGATTGGCATCAGATTGATTATTTCAGGAGTGAAAAATTTTATGATGAAGAAAAAATGAAAAAATACGTAGATTTCGTTTTAGATTTTAGAATTGAATTATTAATTCTTGGATTTAAAAACGTACTTCCTGTTTTTGATTATTTGGAAAATAAAATAGGTGCGACAGTTAAATATTGGTTTTTAAACCCTATACATCCTAAAGATGTAAATTCCACGCAAAAAAGGAAAGAAAATGTCATTAAAACAATTACTCATCCAAGCAGAATTATTTACTTTCCGCTAGATGATGATGAATTTAATATCGACGCTCAGAGGTTTACATCAAATGAATGCTTAAGATATTCTGACAGATATAAAAATTATGATACAAAATTTTGGGAAGAATTAGTTAACGATCATCACCCAAACGAAACTGGACAGTATATAATTGCTGAAAATATATTATTATCACTATAAAATGTCGCAGGTGTTGATAAACAAGGATACTAAGATATTCGGATCTTTTTCAAAGAACCCAGGAAATAATGGATGTCATTTTTTCAATAGTGCTTTTCAGAAGTATTCAGTTGATGCAATTTATAAATCATTTTATAGCGACGATATAGAATTATCGGTAGAATCCGCTAAGAACTTAAAATTTGGTGGATTTGCAATTAGCATGCCGTATAAAGTGCAAATATTAGATTATTTAGATTGGTGTGATTCTTCCGTCGCAGATATTGGTTCGTGTAATACTGTTAAAATAGTTGATAACAAATTACTCGGTTACAACACAGACTGGATTGGCATAGATAAATATTTACCAAGGGAAGTTAAAAAAATAGCCATACTGGGAAATGGAGGTTTTAGTCTAGCAGTCCAATATGTGTGTAGAATTCGGGGAATAGAGTATGAAATAATAGAAAGGAAAAACTGGAGCAAAATTGAAAGTTTGGATGGGTGGATTTTTAATGCAACTCCAGTGGACGTTTGCACAAACGGTCGGATTATCGAAGCAAGAACAGAATTCGAAAGCGGAAAATTAATGTCAAGATATCAAGCTATCGAACAGTTTAAAATATACACGGGAATAGAATATGTCTGAAATAAATTATTTCATATGTCCAATGTCTAAAAACATAGTGGATGCAGTCATAGAATTGGGCTCTAAAAAGATAGGATTATTGCCAAGCAGAAGACAGATAGAATTTAATGGAGGATATGTTAATAATTGGACAACCGAAGCATTCAAGAATTATGTCAAAGAAAGATCCGAAATAATAATAGAAAGGGATCATGGGGGAATAGGGCAAGGAGACACTGACGAATATGAATCTTATTTTAATGACTCCAAGTATCTTGATATCGTACACATAGATCCATGGAAAAAATACCAAGATATCGAATCTGGGACAAAAGAAACAATCGAAAACATTAAATTCATTCACAAATTAAATTCAAACATCTTATTTGAAGTTGGGACAGAAGAGGCAATCAAAAAAATTACCACTGAAGATCTGGATTTTTTTTTGAGAGAATTACAAATTGGTCTAACCGGGGATGAATTTGAAAAAATAGAATATGTGTGTATTCAATCGGGGGTGGGTTTAGATATAGCTAATAAAAAAAATATAGGAAAATTCAATATAGAAGATTTAGAATCTATGATCGGAATATGCAAATCATATGGAAAGAAATCAAAGGAACATAATGGCGATTATCTTGATTGGCCGGATATTGTTGTAAGATTTAAAAGAGGATTGAATAGTTTGAATATTGGGCCAGAAATAGCACAAATTGAAACGGAAACGATAATAGATTTTATGGAAAAGGATCAGATAGACATGTTTTACGAGGTATGCTACGATTCTAAAAAATGGGAAAAGTGGGTAGATCTGAATTTTGATTTTTCGAATAAAAGAAAATTAATAATGGTTTGCGGTCACTATAACTATCAAAAATTAAATAATATTATTAAAATGGATTATTCTATGGATGAAACGATTAAAAATAACATAAAGCAAAGATTAATAAGACTGCTCAGTTATGTCCAATAATCTTTGGGTCTTTGGAGACACCAAGGAAAAGTTGAAGATCTTCATTATGGTGAGATATTCCATATTATATTATCAGAATACATATTAAAAGAACTAACGCTATGATTTACGCATTTGATTTAGACGATACATTATGTACCCGGGATAAAAATCTGGAACACCTTGGCCCAGATAAATATAAACATTGTGTACCCATAAAGCACATGATTGATAAATCGAATAAACTTTATGATGAGGGTCACACCATTTACATTTACACTGCTAGGGGAATGGGACAGTTCAATGGAGATCTGGTTAAGGTTTATAACAGTCTTTATGTTCTTACCCTGGATAGTTTAAAAGAATGGGGAATAAATCACCATGGACTGATAATGGGAAAATTGCATTATGACTACCTAATCGACGATAAAGCCATGGGATTAGAGGAATTTAAAAATAATTATAAATGAAGCACTTTAGAAAATTCTTTGTGTTCTTAAGGGGATTGATTCTTTTCAGTTGGATAAAGAAAAGTATAGACAACTATAAAAGGAAAAAAAGATTTAAGAAAAAACTGGAGGAACTAAGAAAAAGAGACCCATTTATTTATAACCACTAGATATTACTTTACTATGATATACCTATTAATAGGACAGCCAGGATCGGGTAAAACTACAATGGCAGAGCTCTTAGTTAGAAGATTAGGAATGGGAACTGTATGGATAGATGGCGATGATCTGAGGGAAATATTCCCCAATACTGACTATTCTTATTCTGGCAGGATCAAGAACATAGAAAGGTCCTTCACTATAGCTCGTTTTATGTCGGTTAAAGGACATAACGTGGTGATAAGTATGGTTTGTCCTTATCGTGCTATAAGGGAAGATCTAAAGCAAAATAACGATGTTGTAGAGGTTTTATTTTCCAGGAACGATTACGGAGGGAAGGAAAAGTTACACGTTAAAAATTTTGAAGGTCCTGAGGAAAACTTTTTAATTTTTCGAAACGGATCCAGCATAGAAAGATCTTTCGTGGAACTTTGTCTCCTTCTGCGCGTATAAATATTAATGGAAGGTAAAAAATATGCTCTCTATATAGGTAGATGGCAGAACTGGCACAAAGGACACGAATGGCTTATTAATCAACAGTTAGAGAAGGGAAAAAACATTTGGGTCGCTATCAGGGACGTAGATCAAGATGCCAATAATCCAAAAAAAGCACAACAAATTTTGGAAGATCTTTCCAAAGAATCGTTTTTTGTTAAAAATTCTGACAGAATACTTCTTTCGATAATTCCCGACATTGAATCAATCAATTATGGGAGAGGGGTAGGTTATGAGGTTATTTACCACGAGCCCCCAGAAAATATTGCGCTAATAAGCGGTACCAAAATAAGGGAGGGAACAATTGATGCCTCAGGTAAAGAGACACATAGCTAAAACTATAACATGGAGAATAGTCGGAACATTAGATACGATTATTTTAAGCTGGGCCATAACAGGTAATATAAAAATAGGAATCGCCATTGGCGGCTTTGAGGTGATAACCAAGATGGCCTTATATTTTTTACACGAGAGGGTATGGTATAGATATATAAAATATGGTCTAAAAAAGTGATGCATTTTGTTATATTGGGATATAAAAGAAAATATTAAGTATGAAAGGAACCTTTTTTTCCGCGGATTTTATTGAGGATAGCGTTGGCAATTTAAGACTATTGGAAGTAAATACAGACACAACTATTTCGACTAATAATTTAGTCTATCTGGATTTTAACGACCTTATCTCGGTTTTAGAGAGCAATAACATCACAAGAGTAACGGTAGTACATAAGCCGAACATACATCAGTATATAGTCGATAAACTTTCCGAATCATTGACATCGAACGCTCCATTTATCACAGAATTTAAGGAGATAAAAGAGCAATCAAACAGAATATACCCGACTCCTGTTGAGGATGCTTCAGACTTATTCGTTCTGAGAATGGCGTATGACGAATCAGCCATTTTTGATAGCGAGTATGCTAAGGGAACATTAAACACACTTAGGCTATTCTGTGATTATAATGAGCAGGATAGCGTTGCGGAGTTTTATCATTCATCCTCACTCGGACAATACGATACGATTTCTAGGGATTTTAATTCGGGAAATTTGCCAGATTGCTTAATAAAAAACATAAGCGATGCGGAACATTCCCTTATAGATTTTTATAAAATAGGCAGCGAATCCACTGAAGATACAGACCAAAGCCGATGGGGAGTATTCATCAGCGAAAAGGCAACAGAAAATAACGTAATACAAAAATATCACATAAGTTCACAAACCGTTTCAGATAATAAAGTTTCCACAGTGAGAACTTTCTCGATTATTTACGGAGGTGATCTGTCCCTAATTCACGTAGGACAATTTCAGGAAAGTGCGGCATTTGAATTACCTGTCGAATCAATTTATAATGAAGCCCAATACATTAATAAGATAGACAATAAACATTATTACGAGTTTGCAACAAATTTTATTAAATATGATGGTATAATTGATGGCATTTTAAACACGCATTTAATAATTAAATCTGATGATACTGAGGTAGAAATAGGGAACATTTCTGTCGGGGAAGAAATAAAATCTTATTATATAGGGGGAACAGATTTAACGGAAGACGACTTCACATATCCAACTTGGCAAATATCAGGAAACACCTTACCACCGGAATCTAATCTAACGACATCTACTGTTATATATAAAAATAGTAAAGAATTGTTGAATAAAACATTATCTAATATAACAGTAAATAATAACGAGGATTCAATTTATACGTCGGTTCATAAATCTTTCTTAGTTTATGACGAGGGAATGGACTCGATCGTATGGAAACAATCTGTAAACATAAAAACAACGACAGATTACTTAGTAGATTATGATGGATCATTAGCGCAGGTCACAAATTCTGAAATATTAATAATTAATGAAAACAATTTCAGCTTAGTTGAAATTGATGTTGAGGATACTGACACCTACATAATAGCAGGATCAACTCCTGTCAATTCATTCGTAACACACAATGCACCATGTTTCGTTGCAGGCACGAAAATAACCATCTCGGAAGGTGTTACAAAAAATATAGAGGATATTATTGCTGGTGATTCTGTACTGACACTTAACATGCTATCAAATAATATTGAGGCCAATACAGTAAATGCTGTTTATAGTAAAAAAGTGGACCGAATTGTTGAGTATGAATTAGAGAATGGTGAATTTTTAAAATGTACCATAGATCACCCAGTATATGTTGAAGATAAAGGATGGTCTTCATTCGATAATAATCTATCTAATAAACTGTATACTATAGAATCTAAAATCGGTAAGATAGAGATTGGAGACTGTTTAAAGTTATTAAAGGGGAGCTCAAAAATTGTGAACATAAACATGATAGAAGAAACCACTCTAGTTTATAATTTACAGGATATTAAAAATAATCATAACTTTTTTGCTAATGGAATTTTAGCACATAACAGAGGAATACCAAAAATATAAAGATCATGATAAAACCAACAAAATATAAGTCAATTAATACTGTTGATCTTAAATTAAGACAAGCTTCATCGATCAGCGAGGATAAAAAACAGAAAACCTTCACTATATTGTCAAAACTTGTAGAACTGATTAAGTTAAAACATTCTTAAATTCTGTGGATATTTATGACTCCTTTAGAATATCTTCAGCAAAAGGTCACAGCAATACTTAAGCCGAGTTCTGTAGAGGGCGTTGGATTTTTTGCCATTAGAGATATTGAAGCAGGTGAATCTGTTTTTGATCTTTGGCATGGGGAGAGTGGGATATATTCAATTACACAGGAAGAATTATTCACACTCCCTGATAAGCTCCAAAAAAATTTATACGAAACCTTTGACAATAAAATGTGGTTTGTTGATAAAAATGGGGTCGAACAAATCATACCTAAGGAATATGGAAAAATATTTTTCCCCTTAGAGCGAGGTTATCACTGGATATACATTTGGCCAAAAATGTTTATGAACAGTGGATTGAAAAACTGTAACGTGGATAGCAATAATAATGTGGCACCTGTTGCAATTAGAAAGATAAAAGAAGGTGAAGAGATATTAGGAAACTATGGATCTCAATTCAGAACCACACCAAAAAATTTCATATAATGACTGCATATGAATACATCAAAAATCATGTGAACGTTAAAATGTCGCCGAGCAATATACACGGAGTAGGTATTTTTGCTCTTAGAGATATCGATGAGGGGGAAGAAATATTCGTTAACTGGAAGGGGGATTCAGGGATTTACCAATTAACTGAATCAGAATTAAATTCCCTTGATTATAACGTTAAGATCCATGTTTATGATATGTACGAATTTTCTAAGATTGGTGACGAATGGACGTTTAATGTCAATCTAGAAAAAAATTGTCATTGGATATTTAAAACACCCATGCACTGGGTAAACAGCTGTTCTTGGGATAGTGAACCGAATATTGATAGAAATTTATCGATTGCCACGAAAAAAATATATCGTGGAAATGAACTGTTTACTAAATATGGGAAATATGAAAAAAATAAACTTTTCAGAACAATATAAGCTGTCAGAAAAATACACAATCTACAAGACAAGGTACGATAATCAGTTTTCGAAAAAAGAATTTTTAACTAGAATATATCAAAACGAATCCTTATACCAAAACGAGACATACAGGGTACAAAATTCATTGGACGTCCATATTGGATGCGATGAATTTAGATCTGTAGATAATCAGGCATTGGATTTTTTAAGGAAAAAATTGTCTTGCAAAATAGACAGATTTATAAAATCCAGTTGGATATACATACAAGTTCCGGGTTTTAAAATGGAATGGATGCACACCCATGACTGGATAGAATCATCGAATAGAACAAATTTGAAAACGCAATGGACCTATGTTTTTTATATACAAATTCCTTCGGATCTTAAAGATGGAGAAGGGGATCTTATTTTTAAAACAGAAGACGAAAAATTACATTCATTCACTCCAAAAGAAAGCGATATTCTATTTTTTCCTGGTGATTTACAACATATGCCAACCCTTACATTAGGTTCAGAATCTGATAGAATAGTATACACAACGAATATTAATTATGATTTTAATTCTATTAGGGAAACAAATAGAAGGATCGTCTTCAAAAATCATATAAATTCTTGATCATGTTTTATAAAATCGTTAAGCCAAAAATTAATTTGGAACTATTAAAATATGATATTATACTGAATTCACATCACGTAAAATCCGAATTTAATAAGAGAATCCTGTGGTTAGAATCGGACACAACTTTAAAAATAATTGAAATCATATTACAAAACCTAGAAAAAGAAACTCTAGAGGATTTTCAAGTATATGTCAAAAACACCTTCGCTTATATACAGGAACAGGAATTGGACCAAGAAATAAAATTCGATAAGCAGTTAAAAAGAGGGATAAATCCAAAATCAAAATATTCATTCATTCTTTTTATAAAATCCTTTAAAAGTAAGATATCATTAAGATTAAAAAATGAAATAAAAGAAATAGTATTGGAAGACGGAGATCTATTAATTTTTAAAACAGAGGATTTTTTATGTGACGAATTTTCAACCCCAGAAAGAATTGGAATTTATGGATCATTGACAAATGAAATAGATCAGATTAAAATCTATAAAAATTTAATTTAAATAATGAAAATCTCAAATAGTCATTGTAGGTATTTGATTGAGTTATCAGAATCAAAAAATTTATGGAAAAGGGTGAAGACTGGTGGTTCATACTATTCCACTTTATTTGAAGTCGAAGACGGTGAAATTAAAAATTTAATTATTCAATATTGTAGTGAGTATTTAAATTTGGACATTAGTACAATTAATGTAGGTATATTAAAATACATTGAGGGTGACCTAATTCAAAAACATATAGATTCGGGGTCCGCCACTAATTCACTCAGTAGAGATTTTATTTATAATATTAATATATTATTAAATGATGATTATGAAGGTGGGGAGTTTTATTTAAACGATAAACCATACTTGAAACCGATGGGTGAAATATATCATTATAAATCAAGCGAATATCACGAAGTGAAAAAAGTAAAAAGAGGGGTTAGATATTGTGCGTTATTTTATATAAGATACGGGGACATAAAGAACTGGGGAAAATTAAAAACTATTATATGAGATACTTTGAAAATAATAACCTTTTATATCAATTACATGCAGAAGTATTAGATAAAATGGATTGTGAAAAATTAATAAAAGAATTTAACGAATTTAAAACTGCGAGAACAATTAATGGGGATGTGGAATCAGATATAAAATATAGAAAAGCTGAAATTGCTGTATATGGAAATGAATCCGAATTACTAAAAAAAGTTCGTAAAATATTCTCAGAAAAAACAAAAACAACCATTAATCAGCAAGAAACCCCGGTATCCTTTATAAGATATGGAATTGGGGGAGAATACAAGCCACATTATGACTGCTACGGAGACCCAAAGAATATACCTAATGGGGAAAGCGGTGATCGATTAATAACCGGAATATTTTATTTAAATGATGATTATATCGGGGGAGAAACTGAATTTCCTTTGAAAAAAATTAAAATAAAAGGAAATCAGGGGGATTTGCTGGTGTGGAATAATTTAAACCCGGATAGAACACTAAATAAAAAATCATTACATGCTGGTTTACCAATTGTGGATGGTGTAAAATATATTTTAGTTATTTGGGTAAGAGAAAGAGAAATCAATAAGATGTTTAAAAAAAACCTGTTATGAAATTATATACATTCGGGGATAGCTGGACGGAGGGTGTTGGTGGAGATTTAGCAGAAGAGAATGCGGTAAGTAGTTTAGAGGAAAAAACAAAAATTCGGAGCAAATATTCTTGGCCAAAACAATTAGCAGAAAAATTAAAAATAGACCTCCAAAATTACGGAGTAGGTGGATCAGATAATCGATTCATATTTAATTGCGTTTGTAAATGTATAGATACTGGTAGGATTAAAGAGAATGATCTAGTGATTATAATGTGGTCTTCCCCCTTAAGGGAAGAATTGCCATTTTTTCCGCCAGATAATGAATGGCATTCATGGAGTAAAAGACATCTAGACAAAAAATACATATACGATCATATACTGAGCTCAAATGGGGAAAATAAAATTTATAATAAATTAAAAATCGACTATAAGGAATGGTACACGGTTAATTTATACAACGAAAATTATTATAACATAGTCAACCAGGGTTATTTATTGTATTTGCAATATATGTTTAAAAATTTGGGTATTAGATATTTGTTTTGCGATGGATTCGATATGATGTTGCCAAAAAATATTATAGGGGAAATTGATAAAACCGATTTGATCGACACTAGGCACTATTGGGGATTCCGCAAAGAAACATTTAGGGACTTTTTAACCAGTTTTGATAAAAAAAGTATTTGGGAGAATTTTAAAAACCCAATTAACCTTGTTGGTGTACATCCAAATAAGCTTGGATATGAACTAATTTCCGATGAAATATACCGTTTTATTGGAGAAAATAAAATCATATCGGAAAAGACTAAAGGAAAAATTAACATCTTGATATAACTATGGATATTGGTTGTTTAAATAGCGAAGAGATCGATTACATCAATCAAGCACTTTCGGAAAATGGGGGAATGAATCCTTTAGAATATGAAAATTTAAAATATAAGCATCCCTATATAGTTATCAAAGGCGAGGATGCACTAATCCTGACATCAATGAAATATTATGGGATGCACGATAGCAAGTTTAATTCATTTATTGTTGAAAAATTTGGCAAACCTGAATATGAAATAGATTTTTTCTATGAATTAATATATGATAAAGGAAACTTAACAAAACCTCACAGAGATAAGTATTTTGTTTTACAGACCACGTTAATTTTGTTATCGAATGAATTTGTGGGAGGAAGATTAATAATTGATGGAGAGGATGTAAATTTTACAGAAATTGGACAGTATGTTAATTTCGAGGGAAACAACCAGGTTCACCAAGTTACACAGTTAGAATCTGGACAAAGGAGGGTTTTAGTTATAATGTTTAATAAAAAAAGAACGTCTTTAATTTAATGAAACCGAGATTATTTTGCTTTGGGGATTCTTTTGTTGATTGGCACATACCAAAATACCATTGGAGATATTATTTATCAAAACACTACGAAGTTTATAAACATGGTAAACTTGGGGCTGATAACTCCTCAATAATTTTTCAATTAGGTAATTTAGATGAATATATGGAGGGAGATAGAATTGTTATTGTATTTACTGACCCTGGAAGGTTACCCGGAAGGTATTATGGGGATAAAAAAGAACTATATTTAAATAACCAGTACAGATCGCCACAATATTATAAGGATAGTAAATTTGCCGAAAAATTAGATGATTTAAGACTCACTGAAGGTAATAATTGGATAAACGGTGTTAGGGAAAATGACATTAAATTTTTAAAAAATCTCCAAAAATGGTTAAAAATATATAATCCAGTGTTTATTACATGGAGTGAACAATTCGCCATTCCTACCTCTGACTTTGTAACACTTATTAAGGTAACTTCCAATTGGGAAGAAGGAGTTGGAGAAAAAATAGATTTTCATCCAGGACCTAAAGGATGTTACGAAATGTATAAAATAATTCATGGATTATTAGAAATAGAAGAACCCGTTGTAGAATTTGTGGAGGATATAAAGGATAAAAAAATATTATGAACTATTCGATAAACAATTTCTTTGGAGGTGAGGAATGTAATTCAATTATTGAATATGCAGATAGGGTGGGTAAAAAATTTAATTATAATCCATCCGAGGTTTGGGATTGTAAAAGAATTTCCGATTTAGGATTTAATAAATTGATATTTGACAGGTTCATAAAAAATTTTGAAGAAGAAAAATTTAAATTGTGGTTTAATTTTAAAGATTTTAAAATTGAAGATTTTAATATAAGTATTACCAAATATTACGATAGTAGAAGATTAGATTTACACTTGGATTCAACCTCACAGCTAACTACAGTAATAGTTTTAAGCGAAAATTTTGAAGATGGGAGATTTATATTATCAAAATCAAAAAACATAAACGATTCACAAAAACATTTGTTAAAAATAGGACAGTCCATATCTTTTGATGGAAGTAAAATATACCATGGGGTTATGCCTGTCACGACTGGGGTTAGATGCGCTTTAAATGTTTGGATGACTAATACAGATTTTAAATATCTTAAATTATATGACAATAAAAGATTAATATGAGAATTTTAATAATATCATTACCCAGAACGGGATCTACATCTTTATTACATAAAATTTCGAAAGAAAGAGAATTTAGAGCAATCTTTGAGCCGTTTGACGGTAGTGATCGTTTTTTATATGACGATGATATGAATAACGTTGTTGTTAAAACAATAATACATCAGCACGAGAATAATTTTGAATTATCAAAAAAATTTGATGATGTGATATTATTAAATCGAAAAAATTTTAAAAATCATCTCGAATCATACTCTTACCTTTATCACAATATTCGAAATGGGTATCATTCCGGAACCCCATATGAATATGTCGCACCACCAGTAGAAACGATTGATAAATCAAGAGAACTTTTAATAAAAATGGGTCAAGATTTACAGGAATTGTCTGATAAATTAAAAATACCAATTCAATATTATGAAGATCTATTTGACGAGAATAGTTCTGAACGATTAAGAACCGACATAATGAATAAAAAAAAATTAATATGATTTCATTTTCAATAGAAGAATGTAATAAGATAATTAATCTATCAAATACTTTTAAACCTAAACACTCATCATCATTATTTAAAAGAAATGATTTTAATTACTATTATCATGTTGTACTTAGAAATAGTAACACCCAGTGGATATTTGATCGACTGAAAGAATTTCTTTTAGATGAATATTCAAAAAATAAAATAAATGAAATGCAAGAAATATATTTGCATCGTTATTTGGCTGGTAATGAATTTGCTAAACATAATGATTCGACAACGCATCCTGATCAAATTTTAAATATAGGTGTTTGTTTAAATGAAAGTTATGATGGTGGAGAATTCATTGCATATAATCCTTTAGAAATACTTCCTAAAGTTACTGGGACAATTTATACAATGAAAAGTGATAGGGACCATGAAGTGAAAAAAATATTAGGAGGTGAGAGATGGTCCCTTATATTATTTTTAAATAAGAATGATTTACAAATAGGAAATTCGAAATTAATATGAAAATAGCAATATCAGGTACTTCAGACGGTTTTGGCAATTACGCTTCGCTTATGTGGGGAAAGACCCACGATATAATTAAAATAGATCTAAGAGAAGAAATTGACACTATATTATCGCAGGTAGCTTCATGCGATGTATTTTTAAATCATGCATATAGTAAAGATGTGAAGCAATCCTTGGTTTTTTTTGAACTATTCGAAAAATGGAAGGATTTAGAAAAAACAATAATAAATTTTGGAACGTCCGCAGTACACGAGGACGGATGTTTTAGTCCTCTATATGTCTCAAATAAAAAACACCTAATAAATTTATCACAGACATTAAATATTGCCAATCCGTATAAAAAAGTTAGAGTTATTAATTTTAACCCAAGTACAATGGAGAATAATAAAATGTTTGGTGCGAATTTTAATAAACTCAAATTCGAGGATTTGTTTAAAATTTTAAACTTTATTATAGAGCTAGATCATACTATCGAGATATCCGATGTAACAATTAAATTAACAACAAGACAAGAAAAAAATAAAACAATGATCTGATGAATAATCTGTGGACCTTTGGGGATTCGTTTACCGATTATTTTTACCCCCCGGAAAGATCAACAATACACTGGAGACAAAAATACATTGAATATAAGGGATATGTCCCGAAAGTTTATGGTGAGATTATTGCTGAGAAACTTGGTTTAAATTTAATAAATTTAGGACTGGGAGGTGTTGATAACTCGCATATTTTAGAGGAGTTTTGTAAAGTTGTTGATAAAATTAAGGAAGGGGATATTTTAATTTTTGGTTGGACTAATCAAAGTAGGTTTAGATTAGTAAATAAGTCAGATCAGTGGGGACATTTCAATCCTGAACCAGGTAACGAAAACGGATTTTTTGCACATAAAAAAATTGAGACATTTGAGTTTATCTCGGAAAAAACAATACAAGAATTACTAATTAATAGATCGAATTTCCCTTACGTACTAGAAATATGTAACTGGATGAAATTGATTAATTTTTCTCTTAAAAATAAAATAATTCATTGGTCATGGTGTTCAGACCTGTCAAAATGTGGGATTATTTTATCTAAAAAATATAGAAACATAAAACAAGAAACCAATGGAGAGGTAGACGATGGTCATTGGTGCGAGGACTCCCACTATGAATTTTCAGAATTTTTAATAGATATATTAAATAACAAGAGACAAATTAAAAATATAATTTAATGAGTATCGATTTAAAAAATTATGTGTGTGCTGTTCCATTTGTGTCACTTGAAATACAACATAAAAATAGGTTTCTTTGTTGTGCATCGTGGTTGAAAAAGTATCTACCAGAAAACACCACATTAAAAAATTCCTGGGAATCCGAAGAGGCTATAGAAATCAGAAAATCCGTTTTAGATGGCTCTTATAAATATTGTGATAAAGGTCAGTGTCCGTTTTTACATCAATTAGTAACATTTGGAAAAATTGGTAATACTGATACTCTTTATCATAAGAATGAGATGCCGAGTAAATTAAAAGAAAGAATTGATTTATTTAATAACGGGATCACTGAACCCCCAACAATAATTCAATTTTCATTTGATAGAACGTGCAATCTTAAATGTCCATCTTGTAGGGTTGATTTAATTGTGGAAAGTGCCGATGGAATACAAAGGATTAAAAAAACGATTGAGGATATTGAAAATGAATACGGTAAAACAACAAAAACGCTGTATATAACTGGTAGTGGTGATCCATTTGTTTCTGTTGGATTTAGAGATTTTTTAAGAAACTTTGATAAGTCAAAATGGTCAAATTTAGAACGAATCCATTTACATACAAATGCAACAAAATGGAATGAAAAAATGTGGAACTCTATGAAAAAAGTTCACAAATATGTAAAAACGTGTGAAATCAGCATAGATGCGGCTACTAAAGATACTTACGAAAACAAGGTAAGGGTGGGAGGTAATTGGGAAGAATTAATTGATAATTTAAAATTCATATCTACTATACCAACATTAAAATCTGTAAAAACCTCGTTTGTAGTGCAAACATCAAACTATAAAGAAATGAAGAAATTCTATGATTTGATGCACTCCATCTTTGGAAATAAATTAAATGTATTTTTTGGAAAAATTACAAATTGGGGAACATTTAGTGATACTGAATTTCAACTACATAAAATTTGGGACAAGGATCATCCGGATCATCAAGATTTTATTAATGAATTAAATAAAATTGGTTTAAAAGACGATGTTTGGCATAATATGCAAGAATTTATAAACAAAGAAAGAAAACTAATATGATGATTAACTTTAATATAAACAGGGAAGATTTTATAGATCAAAAAAAATTGGGTGTGGTAAGAATCGAAAATCAAATTGAAGACATTCATATAAATCATATGGAGATTCTAATCAACTATTTTAAACAGGAATACTCGTGGGATAAGATGTTCAAATTAGAAGACGTTTTTAATAGACTAAAAGAGGGTCATACACTTTTTATTTTATTTTCAAACAAATCTCCGCTGGGCTATGTTTGGTTTAATAAACTTGATAATGAAATCGCATTTCTGTATAACCTGTATGTTACTAACAGGATCAAAAGACCAAAATTAGCTCCGATCTGGTTTGTCAACGAGACATGCTCTCAGATGTTAGGGTCCTATTCGTCAATAAAATGTGAATGTGAGGATTGGAATACACATGCGCAAAGAATTTTCACATCAAATAACTTTAGTGTTTCTAATTAAAATATTCTGATATGGTTTTAACTGTAATTGCCGAGGGTAGATCCGGGGGACAAACACTAACAGAGTGGTTTAGATTATCATTAAAAAATAAATTTATAATTGCCCACGAGCCGTATAATCCCGACAATAATGATTTCACGAAGGATGTAAATTATAAGGATACGTCATGGATCGATCCGAATAAAAGCTATTTCATTAAGGAATTATGGAGAAATAATGTAGATTTTTCAACACTTCTGGATATAAGCGACGTGGTGATGTGTTTATATAGAGAAAATTGGTACGAACAATCTAGATCATACCTGTTTGCAGAAAAAACAAATTTATGGCATCACAGATACAATGGAGATATGGTAAAAAAGATCATTACTGAGGAAGAAATAATATCTTACTATGGAACATCACTGAAAAATAATAAAGAGGAATTCAAAAATTGGATTGATCTAAAAAAAATTCCATCGATTTCCTATGAAAATTTATATTTCAGCAATGGTATAAATTTCGTTAAAAACACTTTTAAATTGAACAGTGAAGTTGAATTCCCAATAGGTTCAAAATATTATACAGAAGGCCAATCCCTGATTTAATTATTAATTTTGCAGAAAAAGAAATTATAATAATGTTAGGCGAACACCGCAGTAACAGTATAGTTACCTGTCCAGTCTGTGCTGGCCAAATTCACCGATGAACTATAGCTTAAAACCGTTCCCGATGTAGGGGTTCGTGTTTGCCAGTATTGAAAAACATAAGGATATGTTTGGGTTGCTGTCACAGTTATATAAGCATAATCGGAATAACTAAATCCGTAATCAAGTCCAGCACCTTGACCACTTAAAGTGATCGGATATGTTATGGAAACTGTACCTTTACCCGTATCATTAGAATAGACTCTGATGCATCTAAATTTCTTATTGTAAAAATACCCAAAATTAGATTGTCCAGATCCTCTTGGATATCTCTTATTGTCCCAAAGATTGTCTAAACTGTTATTGCTGGTACCTACGAAGATATTTGAAAGTTGGGCTGTGCCCCCCTCAAATCCTTGATTACCCATATTAATGTTCGTTGTACCGATCGAAACTACACTCATATCTTAGAGATCAATTACATTTCCTTCGCCGAAAACCTCCTCCAATTTCGGCTTCAATTTACTGTATGCCCACTCATATGGATTAGAGCCTATCACAGAGAGATCTATTTTGGACTTTGTTACAGATTTTGTTCCAGTCTTAACCCTGTCCTGGTATGTTTCTTCTCTAGTTTTTTCTATCACATTGCCATCCTCGTCAAAATCATAATATTTGACAGTTCTAACGAGATCCTGTGTTTGGTATTCGTCTTCAGTCACTGTTTCATCTACTGAAAGTGGAAGATCGAATATTGTGGGATAATTTATAGAATTTCCATCAACATTTATTAATGTTGGAATTGGACCAGATTGGGAAGACCTGTTCAGGGGATCTAAAAAATCCTCATGATATACAAATTTGTTTTTATCTGCATCGTCCTTATCGACATAAAGAGCGATGCTAACCCTCATAACGCCAATATGCTTATCTATGTGATATACTTCTATCCTAGCATAGGAAGTAGACAGTGCACCTTTATTTATGGTTTCTATTTCTTTGTTAATTTGGAGGGCCATCTTGGATCTTCTTTTTTTTATATATCTAAAAGAACTACTCCCGTTTTTTTATCTTACGACAAAAAATACACGTCCCAAATCATGCACGTCGAATCTAAGAGTAACCCCTAGCATCTGAGCAATTTCTAAAGCTTCTTCTGCTTCATCATTAGAATCAGGAACCACAATGTAACTAAAATCGTCCCACGGATATTCCATAACATCACCTTGGTCGTTTACAGGTAATTCTGCATCTTCGTCGTAGGAGCTATCATATTCATCGTCCTCTCCCCAGGTTGTTTCATTGGCAAAGCTTCTGAGCCAGTTGCCAAACTCATAAATTTCTTTTTCTTGGATTTGTAATTCGCGAAGTTTTGTGTAAATAACAAGAGCCATTCATAATATCTTATATTGGAGCTATCTATCTTAAAAATAGTTTTTGTTTTTTGCCCCTTCTAACCATTGATCATACTCCTGGATTTCCCATAAAGGAGTTCCAATTTTTTTCAATAGTTCTTTTGTTTTTTTATAGATAAAAATCTCTTCTTGTTTCCTTTCCTGTGCGGATAAATCTGAAAAATTTACGATCCTACCTTCTCTCTGTCTTTGTAATTTGAGTAGCAAGTGGAGGGATTCGTGATAAATTGTTCCTGCCAATCTATATACGCTCCGATCATAAAGAGATCCCTCACCGATTAATATCCAAAGGGATCCACTAGAAACATCATAACTACAGGTACTATTAAAGGAATTATCCGGATCTTTATATTTTTGTAGATTGGAATGCTGAACTATAGACTCGTATATCTCTCCCTCATTCTCTCTAAGAATTTCACAGGCTTGGAGGATCTTCATGTTTGATACAGGATCATGAACCAGAACTGTCTGTGATCTAAGTGAACTAGTGACACTTATTAGGAACAAAAATAAAACCGGTAGTTTCATTTTGTAAATTTACAATAAAACCCCGGTTCTAAAAAATGCGAAAGAAATTACTTGTTTTTGATCATGATAGAAACTATCTGGAATTCATGTGATCCATCTCCGCCAAGTTCTTTATAAACCACCTCACCTAAATATTCGTTTCCATCTGAGGATGTTCCCGGAATTGTTTCAAAAACTGAATATCCGGATTCCCCGTCGTCCATAATTGGACCCCCAACGTCGGAAAATACCGCTTGTTTTTCTTCCCCTACCTCTGATGTCCACTTAACATCATAATCACCTTCTGGATGTTGGGTTGGGGTCCAAGAATCTGCATAAATGACTTCGTCTTGGCCCATTTCTTCGTTTAGGGGTCTAAAATATTTTAAATGTCTCATCGTCTTATTTTTATTTATATATCAATTTTGATCTGGAATGGCTCCATATTCTCTAAACATACTTTTGTTTGCGAGCATGTTTTTTCTGTCTCCAGGAACGGCATCTTTATCTTTGGAAAGTTCTAGCATGTATTCGTTAGAATCTATCACAAAATATCTTGTGCCTCTGTAAGCAACGATTTCTCCCTTTGTAACATCTTCCAGGGAATAATCTTGACCGTAACCCTTTTTCATTTCATTCAAAAATGCTTTGAACCTTTTAATTTCCATATTGGTATATATTTTTCTTACCTGAAGGATATTCAGGAGTTTTATTATATATCAAAGAAAAGGGATCAGAAGATCCCTTTAAATTATTGATTGTTTTCTATCGAATCCCACGTGTCAATTAAAGCCTTAGCAAAGATCGGTTCTTTACCTGTCCATCCAGCTAAGATTGCTCCTCTATAAAGATTTTCAGGTAGAACTGAGTTATCATATCCAGCCACTTGGACTGAGAAAAGATTTACTTTCGGATTAACTTCCTTTCGGTACTTCTGAGCTAGAGCTAGAACGTCGATATATCTTCCATATCCGCCCTTCCCATGAATAAAATCCTTATAGTCATCAGGATTTACCCCATATAAACCACCATGACCTGCTTGCATGTCTGAATAGATGAAAATATTATCATAGTGGATTTTGTTTTTGATAGCTCTATCAAAAAATAGCCAAATACCATTTTCGGTCCCACCACCCAGTTTTCCGTGCTCCTTTTCAACAGCATTCATTTTTTTAAGTTGAGAAAGAAGACCGTCCCTTTTTGAAACAGGTTCAACTAAAAGACCGTCACCGAATAATCCAATTTCACCCTCGTCTGAATTCTTTCCTGTGATCAGGGATGAAAGATTTGCTATCTCAGCAACATGCACTTTTCCATATTCTGAATTGCAGGTTCCCCAGGATGATCCGGAGTTATCCGAAAGAGAAATGGTTTTCCCTTTTAGTTTTGGCATATTATCAACTGCTATGTCCATACACTCTTCTAAAGCATCAGTCAAAATTCCCGAATGATTTATTGTCTCGGTATCTTTTATCGCCTGATACGCAGACCAATACCTGAATGGAAATTGTTTCCCATTTAAAACCCCAGACTTAAGTTTCTCTGTCACTTTCTTAGCCACCTCGATATCCTCGATCTCTATGAAAATTCCTCTTAAATTTCTTAAAAGAGCCATGTGCGGAATTTCAATAGTTTCTAAAATCTCTTTCCAGGATTTACCCTCGGATTTTAAATTCTCCCAGGTTCTCTCGTTCTCTTCGATCTTCAGAGAACCAGTCTTCATTAACTCGTCAATATCGTTGCTCCACGCATGGGAAATCCTTACCAGGTCGATCAGCATTTTCCCCTTGTATTTGTTGAGCTGATATCTTGAATATTCAGCAAGTTTTTCTGCCCATGTTCTTTTAACCAGGGAGCTAAGCTTATTCTTGGACTTATTTAAGAACATGAAATATTCAAATTGATTTGTTAGATCGTCAGGTCTTAATGCAATGGCTTTACCCACCTTTTTCATGTATCCTGGATTATTCTCATTGAATTCAATCCTATTTGGATGCATAGATGCTCTTACAAAAATAACAGCGGGATTTAACCTCATGTAAAAGGTGGTTCTTAGCTCCGTAGCTAAGTCCAAAGTTCCTTTGAAGTCATAATCTAAGGCCTTATCAATAGCGTCTGTAAAAACGTCCGCAGCGGTCCTTTTATCTTTGATTAATTCAGAAAATATGGAGTATTCCAAAAGAGAGTCATGATTCTTAATTTTCTTCTCCTCCTTAATTCCGTCTCTGTAATATTGGGGCTCTCCAAAGATAGAACTTGCTGCCACTATTTTAAGGGTTTGGAGCGGAGAAATTGTGTAAGAATTTCCACCCATGAAATTTTCGACAACTTTTTCCTCGTGCTTTCTAACTTCTGATCTTGACTTTACTGCGTATTCTGTTAATTTAGACATATGTTTGTTTTTAATTTTCCCAATAAAAAAAGCCTATCGGGTTCCGATAAGCTTCCACATGTCTAATAATAAAGACTTTTAGAAACTTACCGAGAATATTGAAAGGGAGTGTTGTTTCGGTTTGTAGTTGAAGTAACTCCCTGTCCCGCGTCGGATAGTTTATAATCTTAAATAAATTTGGTTTTTTGTTTCGAGAATTCCCAGTTTGGGGTTGCTCCTTAAGGAAGCGAATCTTCAGCCTTATGGTCTCTGACACCCCCGTTTCTACAGGAAATACCCGGTTAGTTACTCCAGTCGTTTAACGTCCAGAGGAGCATTACCCAGCCGAGAGGGGATTTGCTCGTTTTAGATTGGGCATGAAGCCTAATTAATCCGTTGCTTATTTGTATAGTTTGAAGTATCCAAATCTGCCGCTTCGAAATCAAATTACCAATATTTTAAAGAACTTTGATTGTTATATATCGCAAATGTAATAAAATTTCGCATGTTTAGAAGAATTTCCTCGAATTTCTAATCTATTAGACCTGCTTTTCCAAGCTTTTCATAATAACGTGGATCTTCCTCTAGATGGTCCATAGCGATTTCCATCGCAACATCTTCATTACCTGTATGCTCAAGCTCGACAGAAATTCCTATCTCTAATTGTTTAGTGAGTATGGTATACATGTCATCTATCTTTTCTTGTGAAGTTGAATCACTGGAATCATCATAAGAATGTTTTTTAGCTATATCAATTAGGCTCATTCCTGAAGATTTTCCCCCAGCTATTTCCTCTGATGCACTTTCATTAATAAATTCTCTGTATTTTTTAATCGACATTATTTTTAATTCAGATATTCAAGTATAAGCCCTTTCGGGATAACCCCGCTCTTTCCAAACTTCTCAACAAGATCACGATTTTTGTCAACATCAACCTTGTAAATTTTACCCTCTCCTAAATCAGTTTCTGCACTTTCCAACACTGGGTTCATTGCTTTACATGGGCCACACCAGGTTGCATAGAAGTCTATCATGCATTTTTCTGATGATGAGATAGCTTGATCGAAATTTTGACTATTAAGTTCTGACATTTTTTTCCTGTTATATTTATTTTAATTGGTGATTTTTTAAGTGCATTATTTTATATCTATCTCAAAAAAGATCAGAGATTATGTTTTCCTTAAATCTAACTATTTTGTATTCTTTGTATCTTCTGTCGATAGAAACAACAGAATTAATCAGATCAAAATACCCATCGGGTATCAAAGAATTTTCCAGCGAAATTGAAATTTTTTGATCTTCCAGTATATACGTGGATTCTATTTCATCTTGATGGATTATTATATTTTCTAATTTGGTATTAGATTTTTTTATTTTCCCGTTGTTGACTTTTTCTAGGTAAGCAACTATTTCTATTAGCTGATCTGGAGATGTTTTAATAGAATCTATGTAATTTGATACCTCACAAGTATAGCTCTTCCAATCTATCTCAGAAACATAGAAGAAATTTGATTTGGAATAAAGGGTTTCTTTAATGTATTCAAGAAGATTTTCGTCTCTGTAGGTTACTAATGAACCCTTATCAAAATCTTGGAAAGGAGAAACCTTGAAAACAATCTTGTAATGCATCTATCATTTTTTATATTATATGATCAATTCAATCCAAGTTTTCTTCTGTTCTGGAAAATTTATGACCTATAATATAAAATTTAGTATTTGGGAATATAGATCCCAGATGAGAGGATTCGTCCTTCCCTCCCTTTTTAGAATTGGTGTTGTCGGAAAATATAAAAAATTCCCCCGGTTTTAATTCATAATCCCCAACTTTTCTAGATTCTACAAAAGTGTTAAAAAGCTTTTTCTCCGTGTCGTCAAGTGAAGAGAAATTAGTAACCTCTATTATTGTATTCCTGAATTCCTCTGAATTTTTAGAAAGTATTTTATTTAGGTCAGAAATCAAAAAATCCGCAGAAAATGAATCAATCTTTGAGCAATTAAATATACAGTAGGAATATTTCTTACCCCCCGCAATTATGTTTCCGCTTTCGTCTTCCTCGAATCCATAGGCTTTCGATTCTTCATGAAACTCAGACATCACATAAAAAGGATTTGATGAATTTACAGAATTAAAAATATACAGAGGTTGATCGTCGCCTCTTTTTATTTTTTCGGACATCCAATTAAAAAAAGATTGGGTATTAAAATTCAATATTTCCGGCCTCAATACTTTTTCTTTTTGTTCATCTCCGCCAATTACACTTTTTACAAAGTCTTCTATAAAATTTCCTTCATTTAAGAAATTCTTATATCTCTTCATTTTTTTCATAGTAACTTATATATTCTCTAGGAAATCTTAGAACCCCACTTTTCTAGAAATATTTGATGACTTCCGCTTGTCATGTCATACATTTCAGGGTCAGATAAAACATAGGGTCCAGTTTTTCCGATGTCCTTATCATGATGTATTACAACGGAAGAAGTAACCAAGCAGTGTTTAATTTTTTTAAAATATAATGTTAGAGAATAATCATTATCAGAAAACCAATGGGTAAACCTTTCGTCAAGATCTCCTATAGATTCGTATATTTCTCTCTTTTGAAAAATACACCATCCCGAAATATGTTTCCTTATCTCGTATCCGATCAAATTTCCTGTATGCGGATTTATTCCGTATTTCGGCTGGGTCATAGTACATATCGGAGAGAACGAAAGAATATCCGGATCGTGTTGAGCAACGTTTAATATTTCAGAAGCCCATCCCTTAGTAAAATACAAATCATTATTACAAAGACAAACATATTCGGAAGTTCCTAGTTTTCTTCCATAATTCATAAACTTGTGGTATCCATATGGTTTAGGAGGATCATAAGTTTTAGTATTTGGAAGGTGATCCCACGAAACATCTTTCTGCGATTCTAAAACTATAATATTAAAAAGATCACTTGAATTTGATTCGGAATCCAGAATGGATTTTATACATCGATCGGTATAAAAATAAAGCTCATCATTATAAGCATAACTCAATATAATTACATCAATCATCTTTTAGCTTCTTTTCTTTTTAATGTCGTTGATGTCCCTCAAATCCCCAGATTGACAGTAATAAAAGCTTTCTTCCCATTTCTTTTTGCCTACATAATCTCCGACATTAAAAAACATTCCATCTTGAATTATTCTTTTAAAATCATCTATGGTAATATACCCAGCTATGTCCATACTAAATCGAACACCATCTAAGGATTTATAAATTTTATCGATCCCAGGATCTTCATCTCCGCTTATGTTCAAAAGATTGTCTAGGTTTTGTCTCATTCTGCAGAGAAAAAAAGCTTTGTATGTATAATCTGGAATTCCTTTCTCTGTGTAAATATATCCACCTTCCATATCCCATTCATCCTTATTTAAAAGTAAAAGATCTGAAAAATGATACGTGGTCTTTACTGATAACTTTTTGGTTACGTCATTACCTTCTGAGTCTTTAGTGATGATAAAAAGATCACCGTCGTCCCATTTACCCTTTCCAAGAACAGTAAGATCCGGATATTTAACTTCGTGACCGAGAGACAACAAATGCTTATAAAGGGCAAATTCCCCCAATTTTCCTTTGAGTGCATTCTTGAATTTGGTTGATTTGTCTCTTTTGTTTGATTTTAGGTATCCAGATCCCCAGCATAATTGATAGGCATGATCTATACATTCTATTGCATATTCGTTAACATTAATTTTGTCCTTGTAATGCTTTTTTGAAACCACAGAATATTTTCCGTCGGATACTATTTTTAAAGGGTTAAATTTTTTAGGAGATACCAATTGAATCACTATTTGCCTTTTATACTGACAAATTTAAAATAATTTCTCCATGAAAAGAAATGCAGATTAATCCTCCGCTATTGACCCGTCTTCTTCGAATTTAATATCGTTGATTTCTATAGTGTCGATGATGCCACCATCCTCGAACTGAGCATCTATATCATTAGAAATACGGGTTAAAACCCGATCCATGTGGTCACTAAACTTTCTTTCGGCTCTATTGCAGTAATTGGTTAGAAGATCCTCGGATTCTTCTCCGTATTCAGCAATCATAGAGTCTAAATCCTCTATTTCAAATACTATAGTGGTATTACTTTTACCGGAACTTTTGAACATATAGTAAATATGAGGACGGAATGCTGCAGGTATTTCTAACCATCTAAGAAAAAGATTATCATTACTGATGTCAATTGCGTTTTCACAGTGTAAATAGTAATTAGGATCTTGCTTCCCTATAAAATAGATGTCCTTTCTTAGATTTTGGATCATGAACCTATTCCCATTATCCTCGTAATAATCATCTCCGAAAAGTTTTTCCATTTCTTCATGAGGTGGCTCAAAAAGTGAATCATCATCGATTACCCAAGAAGCAACATCGTCACCCCCATATCTACCAGAGTACTTTTCATTCCTTACGTTATCCAGAGCTGATGTTTTAGCTTTAGAACTAAGTTCATCAAATTCCATATATTCAAAAAGGTGTCTCATTAGTAATTAACTGGATAATTTCCTCCACTGTAAGTTCTTTGAATGACGTTCCATTGTTTAAGAGATGCTCTACCATTATTTTTTTCTATCGTATCTAGAACTTTCCAGACATAGTCGACCTCCCTAGCGGGTCTTAATCTAAAAACCTGACGATAATGTGCAATTTGCCCAGGATTTAAAATTTTATAATCTTTTGGATTATAATTTGTATCATATGTGGGTTCGAAGCTTTCGTATATCTTTAGATGTCTCATAACTTATATATTCCCATTAAGGCAAGCTTTCAAAAGCTTTTTTAATATCTGAGCATGTTTCATAATCCTCAATCTCTATCATTTTAGAAATAGCCTTTTCTAAAGCTTTTCTCCATTTACTTTTGGGTATTGAAAAAATTTGAACATCCTCCCCTGACTGTATTTCAAAAAGATCAACGCTGTTTCTATCCCTTTCTATACCATATAAAATACCCCTAATGATTTCATACACCATTTCAACGTCTTGGGTGGTTAATATTACATCGCTGCCCAAATCATTTCTTTCAATCTTAAATCTCCGAATCATTCTAGCCATATGAAGATATCATAGACTATTTATCGGAATTTCTCCTATTTCATCCACCCTTGTTATAACTGATTCCCAGTCTGGATATTCCCCTGAGAAAATTCTGATCCAAATTCCTGAAAAAGATCTTTGGTTTGCGTTTTCCTCATCATCGATAAGAATTCTTCCCTTTAACAAACTCTTGTCCGGACAAAGTATAAGTTTCTTTTGAAAGTCGTAACCGAAATTTTTTCTTACCCACAAAGCTTTATCGCTATATGATTCTATGTTTCTAAAGGAAGGACGGCTGAGAAACCAGACATCAAATTTACTTGACAGATAGAAAACAGATTCTATTGATTTTTCTATTGGATCTAGATTAGAAAAAAATCCAGGGGATGACCAGGGATATTTGTAAACTAGACTTCCCTCTTTACTTTCGTTATTTGATCTAAACTCCTCTACCGCCTTTTTTAAATCACAAACAGTACCATCAAGATCTACATAAATTCTCACGGCTATATTTATCTTAAAATTAAGGAATTTTGTCTAATAAAACAGCATTCCTAGCAAGATCCAAATCACTCTGCGTGTCTATACAAATTGATTCTTGATAACACATAACATATCTCAGTGAAAATCCATTTTCCATCCAGGCAATTTGCTCTAAAGAAGAATTTAGAGATTCCTCTGTTGGTTTTATTTTTTCTATCTCTGACAAATCATCAAACATGAACCCATAGATTCCAACATGTTTTAGACAATTTTCGGAATTTCCAAAAAAAGGACTTCTAGTAAACGAAATTATTGCGTCGTTACTATCATGTATTAATTTTACTGAATTTCTATTTCTTAAATGAATTGTTTGTAATTTAGAAGCTCCAGTTAAAACACATTTCCTCCGTAATGAAGCTATTTCTCTGATAAAAGAATTAAGGAAATGTTTACTTATGAACGGCTCATCGCCCTGGACATTTATTATGAAATCAGAAGGCGATTCCATATGTTTTGAGGCATAACAAACTCTGAGAGTTCCGTTGTCAAATTCTGGCGTTAAAATACATTTGCCAAATCTAGAAACGTGGTCGTATATTTCTTGGGAATCTGTTGCAACATAAACATCAGAAGCATCTGTATCTTTACAATTTTCATAAACTCTTTGAATCATAGTTTTATCTCCTATTCTTTCCAAAGGTTTTCCTGGAAGTCTAGTGCTAGACATTCTGGCAGGAATTATAATATTTACAGATCTTTTAAACAAGATGGGATTTTTTGAGGATATATTTCTTCCCCTCTTTTACGAAGCCTGAATTGATTAATAAAATTTTCATACCAGCCTCAAATGATATTCTGTGCGATTTTAAATCTATATCAGATCCATCTCCTGCTTTTAAATTAGAAAATCCAAACCTCTCTTTTACAAATTTTAATGATGCTGCTTTTATTTCGCTCTCCTTTATTTCTTTCAACATTAAGCATCATAATATTCTTGTTTTTTAAGGTTTTGAATTGCTGTTTCTACCTCTAATATAGCATTCGAAATCCTATTGATTGCAAAAACTTCATACTTTTCCTTCAACCTAGATTTTACCTTTTCCAAATCCTCGATCTCTTTTTTATATGAAATCTTCTTCTTTGGTTTGGGGGGTTCTTCTTTTTCTATTGTCTTCTTAGGGGTTGATTCTTTAGACCACGAAAGATTGTTCATAGAACTGATTTATTTTTTCCTATAAATTTTTCCATTTCACCCTTTCCCTTTTCTGTTAAAAAATACATAGGTTCTCCCTCTTCATTCTCTATAGTCTCTAAAACACCTCTACCTCTGAGACTTTCTAAATCAGATTGGATTATGGAAAGATTTAAAATTTGTGAAAATTCTTTTTCTGAGATGTTTTCTAGGTCCTCACCAGATAGCCAATTTCTAAAAACTGTATCTGCAAACCTCTTGAAAGTGATATTATAGTCAGCACCTTCTCTTTCAAAAAATCCCTCTTCTTCTAGACCTTCTAGCAGCTTCTCAGTAAGCTCTGAAACAGAATTGGGATACACGTCATAATGCACGGATTTTTCCAAGGTAACACGTTATTTGTATTTATATCGAAAGTGTTACCTGGAGTTTCTCTTGTCTTATACCATTTGTGAAAACAAACTATCGTCAATAGATTTTATAAAATTCTCCCGCTCTTCAAATTTAAAAAATTCAAAATTCACCTCATCCCTAGGTGTTGAATAGACGAATCTTATTGCAAATATCGCCTTGACCTCCCCGTTTTCTTCCCTTCTTTTGAAATCCACAGATTCGAAGTAAACCACATTTTCTAAATTTACCCTACGATTTTCATGCTTTAACCACTTCATAATTAAAATTGTTTTTTTATTTATTCTACCCACTTAAATGATTTTTTTAGCTTTATGTTCTCCACTTTAGTCTCCTCTTTTATATAAAATCCTCGTGGAAACCTTTCGTCTTTATTCACATCGAAAGGCTCTATTATATTAACCTCCCAGATATCAATCCCGTCGATAAAATCTGGATGGGAATTAAAGAATCTTATATTGATAAGGTCAATTGAATCCTTTATATTCTGTGTCAAAAAGAGTTTTGGCTCCCTCTCCCCAAATCTTTTAGATCTTGGACCCAATGTGGGTTTTAATCCTTCGTTCAGTATTTTCTTACGATTCTTCTTAGGCGAAATATGGAATGCTTTCATATTATCCCAAATTTAATAAATGGATACAAATATTAAAAATGCACTAGAAACGGGGATTTTGTAGCATTCTTTCCATATACTTTTCCCGAGCTTTTTCAGGATCCTCCCCGCTTTTTATATAGATTCTAGTCCTATTGTCTATTATAACAGGAATCATTTTATTGAAATCCCTCTCTATATTCGGATAGCTCCTTTTTAATCTGGTTCTCTCTTTTATTCTGGGATCTGGTCGTTGACTAGCTTTACCGATGGGAGATTTATTAATCAGATTGTTTTTGTTGTTCTGATCCGGTTTTTTTCCTTTCCGGATGCCCATCCGATGGAGCTTAGATCTTACTCCTTCTATACCTCTTCCCAGGGATTCAGAAAGCTCTTTAAAACTCATTTTTTCATAATTGGAAAGTAGAAAATCTAGCTCCTCTTTTTTCCATTGTTTACCGTCCATAGTATTGGTTTAATAGGTAAATGTAAGGAAACTAAATTAATTGGAAAAAACCTCCCTCCTGCACTTTCTTTTGAGGATTATGGCTAAAAGGTTCGAAGAATGCTCCATTGGATGCTTGTCATAGCCTGTTATTTCCATGATTTGATCATAGTATCTTAGGCCCTGAAGAAAATGCGTGTATTCGTGTATTATGGTATCTATAAACTCATTAAAACTGCGATGCTTGTCAGGATTGACATAAATCACGCTACACTCACCATCCTCCTCATAAAGGCCTGGTGTTTTAATGCTTCTGGATATAGAAATCTTTAATTTAGAAAAACTTCTATATTTAGAATTACCCAGATTATCGTAACACCACTTCAATATAAGCTTAGCATTTTTAAGATTTATATCCGAGGTATTCATCAAAAAATCCTAGATTTAATCAGTTTTTTCTTCCTTTGAGATTGAAGATCCTTTTTTTGCTTTTTGGATAGCCTTGTGGATCATTTCAATCTCATCTATAGTTATATCAGTTTTCTTACGGTTTATATCAACAGTGCATGCAACAACATTACCCTCAATGTATCCTAGTTTGTTGTCTATCCTATCAATGCTTAAGGAGAAATCTCCCTTAGGTTCAAGAACTCTCCCGGTATAAAAGCACTTTTTTTGTTCCATTAATTCTTTTAATGTGACAAAAGAAAGATCGAACTTTATATTCCGAGAGTCTGCGCTCTGTTTCAAATTAAGCATTTTTTTAGCTACTTCTAGGTCAGTTAATGGTCCTTTTGTTGTTTCTGTGCTCGCTTCTTCTTTGTTGATTTCTTTTTCTTTTTTTTCCGATTCCATTTACATTTTTATAAAATTTAGTTATCGTGCTACCTCTATCTATTTAATTTTCGTAGAGATCCTTTTTTAACTGGGCAGGATATTCCATTTTTTAATTATAGACACGAAATGAAACTGGTAGAAATAATACTTCGGTGGCATTTTAAATCTTTGAAGGATTTTAAAATAATCCCCAATCGGTCGCCTTGGTTAAAAAATTGACCCCAATTTTTTGGCGAATTTCCGGGTCTATGTGCTTAACAAGCGTGGGAAATTTGTATGAAAAATCCTCCCAAATTTTATTCTCGTCTAATTTCTCCATCCCCTCTATAATTGTCTCCTCCCATAGATCTTTCCTGTTCATAACAAAATAACGATCAGGAAGTCTAAAAACTCTTATTTCCGGACCCCAAAAATCCTCTGTTTCTTTTTTGATTAAATCCGTCCAGTAGTGGTTAAGTGAGATCCAGATTTTACCTCTTCTGACGGAAAGGTTGAGACTTTCAAAGTATTCCCTTCTTTGTTCCCCAACCTTATGAGATTCATCACAAAAATATTTAAATGCGCCATATTCAGCAGATTCTGTAAAATCTAGATCTTGCGGGCCTATTTCATATACATTCTCTATTAAAGATTCTGTGAGTTTTAATAAAGAATTAAAAGTTGTCTTTCTTAAATTATGATCGAAGATTTTAGTAAAGGTATCAAAATCTTTTGGTGTGCTTAAAAGTATACCCTGCAATAGTAATCCCCTGCCATTCTTATCCTTAAACATATAATCTTCCATGTCCCAAAAATATCCCCATTTGTCTCTTTCTGGAGACTTTAAATCTTCCAAATTAATTGGATAGATCTCAGAGAATTTTCCATAGAAGTCGTAAACCATAAAAAAGGGATAAAAAAATGGACTCCCCAATTAAGAGGAGTCCAAAATTAATCGATAATCCGATTAAACAGTCTGCCAGCGGAATCCGCCAGCTGTGTTAAGTACCCCTCTAGTTGCTTTAGAGATGCTACTTGGATCAACGTTGGTTGATACACCAGCTTGGCGAATGGAAGCATACTTTTTAAGTTTTCTTCCACCCATTGTCATCTGATAAACAGATTTTGCAGTCGGATTAGCAGGCTTTCTGCTTCCAGTTGTGCGGCTTGTTTTGTTTGCCATCTTTTTAAATAATTTAAAGTTAAACATTAATTAAATACATAGTTTATACTCTAAACCACTCAAAAAGTTCCAAAAAATTAAGGATATGCGGAAATTAATTAAATTCCACTAAGACCTCCCCAGAATTTTGAATTTCCTCGAGGAATCTCTCAACATCTTCCGCGGAGTCCCTATCTAAAGATATTTTTACATCTGCCACAGAAGGTCTAGCTCCAATGGATCTTAAAACCCTGTGCAATAAACCAGTTGCGGATCTGCACGGCTTTGAATCTTTCACTATATGATATAGCTCATTTTCTGGCTCACCTAGAAGATATCTAAATTTTGAAATCGAGATTCTAATTTTATCCTCAGTAAAGGTTTTAGAAGTTCCTGATCCTGAAACACCAGAATTGCATTCATTACAATCTAGTGACTCGTAAAGAATCCAGGATTTACCTTGATTGAATGCTCCAATCGAAAGGGAGGAGAGTTTTTCTCCTGAATTCTTAGAAAAAGCAGTGATATCGTGTGACACTTTTGTTTTTTGTCAAAAATAATTACAGAAAACTGAAAATAAAAATGTTATCTTAGAAAAATGTTGATTCTCTGATCCAAACCACTGCTATGTATTTGGTTCCAGTTTCTACCGGAAGTCCAGCATGTAAACTTTCATAGTCTGGGGACCCATCAGGATTTGTGTTATCCCATAAAACAAGCTTGCCCTTTTTAGGTTTAACCTTTATCGACATCTTTGGAAATTCTGTCTCTCCCCCAGTAAATTCATCGTTTAAATATACGAGTGCAGTCTTTAGTCTCTGCCCACCTCTTTTCATCTCATTCGGAAAATAGGATTCATTTGGATGGAAAAAATCATGGTGGACCTTATATTCCCCTCCTACTTCATACTTTACTATGTGAGTTCCTTCCATGTTTGGTACTGGAATTCCTGATTCTTCGTTTACCTTTTCCTTGAGCTTTTTGACTATATCAAGACTGTTTGAAAGCCAAGCTCCGTCGGCAACCCTATATCCTTCGATCTCTTTTCCTAGGGTGCTAGTTCTAAAAAAGTGAGAACTTGATTCTTGGATAAATTCGTCACATTCTTCAGCAGTTAGAAAATTTTCTTTCTCGATGACCATTTTTAAATATTATATTGGAGGATCTAATCTAGTATCAGGGCTGGATGAATATCCAGAATTAATTTTTGAATCTTCGTATCCAATGGAATATTTTTGCATTGAATAATTCTTAATGATTCCTATTAAATTGGGATCTTCTACAATATTCCCCAAATTATTTTTAACCCGGATTTCAACCTCTTTAGGGGAATCTAGATATTGCTTTATTTCAACATCATATTGAAATTCCCCAATGATAAAGTCAAAATAAAGAAGGCAGAGTCTTGGATTTGCTGTAATCTTCATTATCAGATTATATCCAGGAAGACAAAAAATGATTCGAAAAATATTGGTTATTTTTCCCTTCTACCTTTTAAATTTATTCTCCAGTAGTAACCCCCTGTAATATAGGGAACGAATTTACCATTAATCCCATCTATGGTTTGATTCCAAACCCCAATACCCACTTGATACATCCCAGATCTTGGTGTTTGATAAAATAGAGAAGTTCCCAAGTTGTAAACATAATTTGGTTTGTCTAATCCAGAGTTGATTCCAATATAAAAAGATGGTTCTGGCTCTTTTTCTTCGTAAACTATTTTTTCCTTGGAAGGAACTTTAATTTTAGGGATGAATTTTCTAGAAACTATGGAATTTCCTGATAGGGTATCGGTTAAATAAATGTATCCATATTCTAGCTTAAGCGTGTCAATAACGCTTTTTTTCTGTAAAAATATAGCAAGTATAGCAGCAGTGTCGACCTTAGCTTCTACCTCTCTATATTCTATTCTTTCTTTGATTATTTCTACAGGAACTTGCACCTCAACCTCAGTTTCAACATACACTGTATCATGGACTGGAATTGTATCCTTGGAAGGAATTGATGCCTCAACTGTAGGCATTTTCTGTTCTTTAGAATTTTTACATCCAGAAATTCCGGACAGTGTGATTAGTAATATGAGGGTAAATATTATTCCCTCATAGATTTTATTTTTCATCTTAATACTTTTACTTTAGGTCGTGACTAAAGAATAGTCTTAAGAAAAATAATTTAGGATTATTTTTGGAAAATACCCTTCTTTATCATTCTTACTAAAATTCTACTAGAAGCAATTTCCAAAGCTTTCTTTGTAGAAGTTCCTATGGTCGATTGGTTAAACTTAACCTCTGAGAAATTTTCATCATTCATCAATGTTAATTCCCTTACGGTTTTAGCTTCTCCCAATCCAGATCCTGTAAAAAATTCTCCAGTCTCTGCATCAACAAATTTAACTTGCATACCAAGTCTAGTAACCATAGTGTTTTTAACTCCATTTTTTAGATTAACGGTTTCATCTTCAGAAACTGAAAAATCATAAACTTCAATGTAAACAAAGTATCTAGCAAGTTTTATCTTTCCTCTTCCGTCTAATTTGTTTTCAGTAAATCCCGATTGGCTTGCTTGGAATTGCTTTACCATTCTATTTTTAATTTCCGTTTTATCCTCAGTGAAAGTGAATCTCCCCATTTCTTCGAAGAATTCAATTACGATATTAGTCACTCCTAGACCTACTCTTTTATCCTTGAGTTCCGGATACATGGCATAAACCTCCTCGTTAATACCAAGATTCAATAGCTGAATTGGTATTGTTGGACCATCATAATCCATTAATGAATCTATGTTAATCTTTTTTTCGAAGGAAGCCTTATAATCTTCAGTCTTAGTTTGTCCTACTACCTGAGCATATGATGCAGCAGAGATCAGTCCCAATATTAGGGTGAATAAAATCTTTTTCATGTATATGAGATTATTTTCCTTCGTACCAAATATTACCTGGTGTATCACCCCATCTTCCGTCGATTTTCCAAGTTATATCATTAGAGATTTTGAGTTGCTCCTCTTCGGTCTTGGTAAAGTGCATATAAACAAAAGCCAGTTGTACACAAAATGCACAAAAAACAAATGCTGTAGCTGATAGAGCAAATGTTGTGAATAGAAATTTTTCTACTTGTTGTAAGATTTTCATTTTATTTTATAATATTTTAAAGAGTGTAGGATTTACCTACACTCTTTTTTTTGACTCTTACTCAACAGTTTCGTCATTAGAACTTCCCTTCTTATTGATGTACTTATCAACGGATCCTATTCCAAAAGATCCAAGTACCAACCAAAGGAAGGCGTTAAAGATGAACTCATTGATTACTAAATCCTTACCCAAGTAACCTGTTACAATGTCGGCGACAGCAAATAATGCCATCATTACGAAAGCTAAGAACCCAACAACGGATTTTTCGTTAATACTGTTGTCGTCGCTAAAAAGCTGTGAAAAGAATTTTTTCATGTCGTGTGTTTTTATATTCTGCAAAAGGATTGAGATTTACCATTTAGGCTCCTCTTTGGTCCATTCGTCTTTTTTCTTTTCCTCTTTCTTTTCTGCTGGTTTTTCAGAGGAAGCTTTTTCTTTGATTATTACTGTTTTACCTCCTGCAGCTTGCTGAGCTTGCTGGTTAGAATTGGTAATGTTAATAATCGGAGCTGGAGCAGCAGCTGGAGCAGCATTGTCACTACCTCCCCCGAAAAGAGTAGTTCCGAGCCAAGCACCACCGGCTGTTACAACTGTAGCTAACGTTCCCACAATTGTTTTTTTCAGACCAGTCCAAGTTCCTTCTGTTTCTTGCATTTCTTCTGCCATGATTTTAAATTATATTCTTTTTTGTCATCAGAAACATATACATTTAATACAGTTCTTCTTTTTATTCTCATGTGAAAAAATCCGAATCTTAAATTCGCTTTTTTGAGAGTTTTCTAACTCTCCCATTAAAGTATACGTGGAAAGGCTTTTGTGTTCTTTCGCACGGAATGAGGATTTTTTCACTTCTATATATCTTTTTTCTATAACAAAATTCTTGATCCTATCATGAAATTGTGAAGTATCTTGGATCCTTCTTTTGTCGATCCAGCAAATCTGTAACTAAAATTCATTCCAAATCTCTTGGTTAATTTATAGTCATACGAAGCACCTCCCATATAACCAAAATCCTTGCTAACTACAGTCTGGTTTGTTGACGGGTTCCAAGCTATGGGAGAAGATGTTATAAAAACCTGCGGTGAGATAGAAAGTCTCTTGTTCATCTGATATGGCTTGGTCCAAAATCCAACTAAAGAGCTCGAAAGAGAATAGTCATACCTGTTTCCATTCTTTATCAGTAAACTGATAACACCCACATTGTATCCATATGTTCCAATCTTAGGATGTGGCCTAATGTATGTGTGTCCCTGCATGATCATAAAATTTCCCTGCAAATAAGCAGCGGTCATCGAATATGATTTTATATTATTTAGTTTACCCTTATCAAAATTCATTTTGGTATAGCCCCCGTTTAGAGCAAACTGATCAAAAGTTGCCCATATCAAAGAGGTTAAACCCCACGAGCTCGTTCCCGTCATAGAAGACTTACTTATGCCGGTTGAAATCATCGCGGTGTATCTGCCATCTGCACTCTGGGTAACCGCAAGATCTGATGCAATTAAAGTTGGATTCGTATTTTGTTGCTTCTTCTTTTTATCGTCTTTTTTATCTTCTTTCTTGTCCTCCTCCTTTTTCTCCTCCTTGGATTCTTCTTTCTTTTCCTCCTTCTTCTCTTCGTTAGATTCAGATTTACTTTCTTCTTTCTTCTCCTCTGATTTACTTTCCGATTTTGTTCCCTCAGATTTAGTTTCATTTTTTGATTCTGAAGATGATGAGCTACCTCCGCTTTGCGACGAATTTGAAGAGGAACTACCCCCGCTTTGCGACGAGCTGCTCTGTGGTGGAGAGCTAGCCGATGAAGTTGCTGCAGAACTACTAGCGGAAGAACTTGCTGCAGTACTGGCAGAAGAACTTGCTGCAGCACTAGCTGATGCACTTGCTGCAGAGGATGCTGCAGAAGCTGCGGCTGCAGCTGCTTGTTGGGCAACTGCTTGGGTTACCGTTTGCTGGACCACACTGATAACAGGACAGGGCCTCGAATTATAATCAGAATAAACCTGATTAAGCCACGTCTGAACCGTTCCGTTGGTCAAGTCAGTGCTCGAAAATGTTTTTATCTGATTATAAAAAGCAACTACAACCATACCATTTCCCATGGGTGTTGTAGTTACTGTTTTTATTTCCCCTGTACATTTATCAACATAAGTCTGAGTAAAGATTTGACCATTTACCTTGAGGGCTATTGTCAATAAAAAAAATATTATTAATTTTTTCATCAATTTGTCGTGTCATAAATTGCTCCCTCCTTCTAGATTTAAAGCTTGTTAAAATCGGTAATACCTAACTCGTTTCCTTTTGAATCATATAAGCCAATCCTATATGCTGAAGATGGTAAAGCTGAGGTATAAACTTTTAAAATATTATCTCCAGCCTTTACGTTTACAGTCTCTTTGGAAACAACTCTATTTGAGATATCATAGATCCTAATACTTACAGTTTGAGTTATATCACTCTTAACGTTCATTGATACTTCTGAGGTAACAAAAGGTGATTCCAATTTGATACCAACAGAAGATTCAATAGCTAATCGATCCGGGGCTGGAGGTGAAGGCATTTCAATGTCCATCTTGTTACATCCCATAACAATGGATGAAATAAATGCTGCTAAAATTATTTTTTTCATTTTTTTATTTTTTATTTTATCACTAGAAGCGTTTTTCCGATTTCATTATTGTTTTCATCTTGTAACAATAAATAAACTTGATTCGTTGGTAACGCCTTCGTGTATAATTTGAATGTGTTATTTCCTGTAATTCCAAAAATTCTTTCTCTTGTTACTACCTGCTGGCTCACAGGATCAAAGAGAGTTAACGTGTAAATTCCTTCGATTTTTAAATTGAAATTTATGGGGGCATCGTCGGAGACAGATGCTTGTTTGGTAGAAAAAATGTCCTCATTCCTTGATGGAGGAATTGGCTCTATTTCCATTTTTCGACACCCCCAAAGAGATGAAACAATTAATATAGTTAGTAAAACCCTTGTCATTCTATTCTTATTTTTATTGATTGCCCAGTTTGATTTACCGCTTCGTTAGATGCTATAGAAATCAATCCTAGAGAATTTGAAAGGTTTGTTTTTAGTTTAAAAGTTAATCTGTATTCTGCAAGCGGGTCTAGAAGTTCGCCGCTGGTAACTAAGGATCCAAGATTTATAAAAGATCCCCTGTTAGCATCAAAATTTGATGGGGACCCCTTTATTTTAAAATCTGTACTAACATATTTAATTCTAGTGTTATCGTAATTAACTTGAAATTGTGTACCGACTATAGGATTGGATTTTGAATTGAATTTTATAATTACATCCAAGACATCTCCAGAAATTTGTGAAACAATATAAGCTGTGGGTGACTCGCTATTAACGACATTCTGCATTGCAACAGAAGAAAAAGAAAGAGATTGGTTTGCTATAGATCCGCTCGCGGATTGTGCAGGAGAGTGCGAAAGATTTACGTCACCTTTCCATGTAACATTTAATACATGGGAATTTAACACACCATCATTTAAAGTGATAGGATATTTGGATCTCAGAAATTCATAAGCCCCGAATGTGTTCCAGTTATTCTTATTAATATCATCATAGGTGGATTTTGGAACTATTTTCATTACATATGGAAGAGCTGCACTTTCCCAAAGATTTTCTGTTCCCTGCAAATACTTAAGCAACTTAAAGCAATCAGTCTCGTCAAAAACATTATCATGATTAACATCAGCATTTTGAAATTGAATACCCGATTGAAAATACTGTCCATTTGAATTTCCAAATATACCCCTGTCTGAAAATTCTTTAAATGCTAAATAAACATCTGAAATTGTTACAATCTGCGAAAGTAAAGTCTGAAGTTCGCTTGAATTATAAGATTGAAACAAGATCGCATGATTTTTAAAAATTTGATTTTGTGAAAATGATATATTGGACATAAATGCCCAGTTATTATTTCCAGCATTTCTTATACTTGAATTAAATGAAGACGTCCCGTTAGTGATTTTTGTTAATGCTGAGGGTACTATATAATGTGCCCAATATGTTGAAGTTTGCTGATATGTTACTGGACCGTTATATGCATCTAAAATACTGACATTACTTATTGTTGACGGATCTACTCCACCAAATCTGGACAGATCAATGTATAATGTTGTAGTGTTGTTTGATATGTTAACATAAGAAAATTCAGCCTGTCCTGTTGATATAGTTGCCTTTTGTCCGGAATTTATTTTTACTAGATCAATATCATTTGTTTTATCTGTTTTTCCTAATCCATTTAAAGATGTATAGGTAGTTCCAGTAACCGCTTCATTGTAAGGTCCAGACACATAATCAGTATATGTAAACATTTTGGTTTTAAATTTGGTCTCGTCTATATTGTTACCAAAATCGAAGGTAAATTGTAACCTTAAGGTTTCACCATTTGAATGTGTTACACTATTGGAATAGAATTCGGTAAAAGTTTGGTCATCAGGATTAGTCCAAGTTCCAAATTCAACTACATAAGCACAGCTAAAATTATTAGGTAAATCATTCCATTGATTTCCACCACCCCATTTAGTTACAGCATAATCTTCATTACCAGAATTGTTTGGTTCACCACCGGCCCAGTTATTATATTGTCCTACTACGTTTCCATTAAGTTGTCCGTTTGCAGTTTTTATTAAAGTTCCTGCTTCCGGTCCTGCATCAATTCTCCATTGACCTTCAACCGCTTCATCCGTTAGTGCAAACCAAATACTAGCTTGTGGAACATTAGCAAATATAAAAGCATCTTCATCTGCTGATGTTATCGTTACCAAATATCCTTGTTGACCTTTGAATGTTTGTTGAGATGATAATGTTCTTGCATTTGTATAAGTTGCTCCGGTTGATATAGGTCTATAAAAGTGTCCGTTTGTTGGATTGTAAAAATAACCAGTAGGGTTTACTGTTGCAGATACTGAAATGTTAATTGCACCTGCAGTTGCTGTTGTGTTTATTTTTAATGTTGCTAAGGCAGCATTAATATTAGCCATTGTTCCAGTAAATGCCAAACGAGTTTTATTACCGTTCATAGTATAACCGCTTGCAGGGGTAAGACCCGAAACTGTAGTTAAACTAAAAGTTGTTCCTGTTGGTGCTTGTGGTAACCCGATAGCGCATAATAGGGTTACAGTTGAATTAAATCCACTAAGAGAGAATCCACTAGCATCTTGAGAAACTGTGCCTTGAATAAAGGTTTTTGGGTCTGGGGAGTTCACTTGCTGCCCTAGAACCAAGACTGAATTCAACAATATTAAAAATATGAATACGAGTTTTTTCATAAATTATTCTATAGTCAGGTCGACCTTGTTACCATTTGCATCTACTGCATCTGCTAACACGAAATAGAATAATCCTGCGGTATTTTGTAGATTTACTTTTGGAGTAAACACCAATTTGTATGGTGTTCCGGTTTTAATTCTAGCAGTCTTTAGCTGATCGATAGAACCGAAAGTTAATCTACCATTGTCGTGTGTAGAGAAATTGGTAATAGTGCTTCCTGCATCAAATATTACATTATCTAAAGTTAGTTTTGTGTTATCGTACTGCATAATAACTTGTAGTCCTGCTAATTCTTCTTTAGTTAATGTTGCTTTTAAAACAACTTTGCCAGCTTCTAAGGATGACGATACACTTAATTTAGCTGTTTCCAATGCTTCTGTTCTGTAAGCCATGGATTGAGTTGACATCGTCGTTTTAGCATTAATCGAGTTTACTGAATTTGTATATTGACCTGCATTAATTCTGCTTACAATTTCTGCAGTCGAAGATGAATGTGACCAATCTAAATCTCCACCCCATGCAAATACAGCATACACTTCTTTAATTGGGGTATCAATAGTTACCTTGTTCTTAATATTACCATCCAACCAGCTTTGGTTTAATAAACCACTATTCCATCTCCAGGAGGTTGCGGTTTGTGTTGGAATAAAAGCATTCGCTGAAACGTCTTGACCCATCACGTATGCAAATAGATAATAGGAATCTGTTTCATTAAAAATTGCATCATTTTTTGATACATTACCAACAAGTTTTTCTAAGTTAGGATAGGTAAAATAGGTTGGATTTCCACTAATGTCTGTTTGAGAATGTCCTAGGAATGCTTTGTACGCATCAGATACAGTAATGACATTATTCATCCAAGCTTTCTGAGAAGCGGGAGATACAAACACCCCAACAGAATCCCCAACTTTAACCTGAGTTGTAAATAGTGCTTCGCCTGTAGCATCTAATGGTAATTGGGCAATTGGCGGAACAGACCAATCAATTGCTCCCGTTCCATCATTTTTTAATTTCATTAATTGAACATTATGATCTGTGATCGTATATCCCTGAGGAAATAACACTTTAACCTTGAATTGGGAAGTATTACCAGTTACGTTTGTTAATGATAGATCAGTAGAGCTTTTTGTGATTGGAGAAATGTTTACTGACGTATCATTAATGGCGTATGCTAAATCCAGTTTATGTATATTGTTATACGTGTTTTGATCCTTTAATACATATTTTTGAGTTGCAATGTCGCCATTGATCGATGCATCAGTTCTTTGAACTGTTAATTGCCCAACATTCCAATCATTGTTTGCAGTGTAAGCCCAAGGAGTAGCTTGATACTGTGCATACAAGCTAGTTGCTGCCGCAGTTTGGGATGGAGTAAATGCATAATTATTCCAAAGAGTAAAGAACGTTTGTGTTGATGATCCCTGTGTAAAGACAGTACTATTTGGTACCATAGCCAAAGCTTTATTGTTAAATGAGTATCTCAACCAAAAATAACGAGGGGTTGTAGTTCCCCTTGTTACTGTATATTTTACAGTTAATGTGTCACCAACCTTCAGTCCTGTAGTAGGGGTAATTGTTTGCGTAACACTTAATTGACCAAACGTCGTGAGAGATATTAAAAATATCCCAAAAAATAAAATTAGCTTTTTCATTTTGTTAATAATTGTTTTATAGCGGAATCACAAACCTTTTTAATAACATTAGAGACAGATTGTTGATTTATACCGCCACCTTCGTCTATTACGAGGGTTGAAACTGAGATCTCTGATGATTTTTCTGTGATAACTACCTCTTTAATTTTCTTGCCAGATGAATCATATGCATAAGCTTTAACCCTTAATACTGTTTCTGCATTATCTCTATGAAAAACAGACAGGTTAGATTTGGTAGTTTCAACATCGAAGAAAAGTAGATCTAGACTTATTTTTATATCATAAGCCTCATCATCTTCAACTACTGGATAGTCTTTTTCCTGTAAAAATTCCAGTAGTATATTTTTAAATCCGAAGGTCAATTGTCTAGACCCTGTGAGATTGCCTATCGATATTTTATTTTTTATATCACCTACAGTAATCTTCTTTTCCTGTGAAAATACAGGAATGCAAACCATCAGTAAAAAAACCGAAATCAGGATTTTAAATAGATTCTTCTTCATAAGATGATTCATTTTTTGATTGAGAAGCAGAAGAAGATAGAGGATCGTTATTTTTTATCTCTTCCTGGAATGCAAAGGTTTTCTTTTCTGTTCCTGGATCATCATCTTCCTCGTCAACTTTCTGAATAAGTACTTGATCTCTCTGATCGTTATTGAACCAATAATCAATAACCCTGTTGTAAGATCCGATAAATGCGCCGAGCATTAGAAGGAGAATTTCTTTCCACTCCTGATTGACCTCTGTACCTGAAGCAATAGACACTAAAATACCACCAGCAATAATCACAAAGGTGAAAAGTGTTAATGCTGTGATGTACCATCTCGTGGCCATCATTCTCTGTAGAATTGCGTTGAAACGGTTCTGCTTGTCTGGAACCTGCGTTTGTGAGGTTGGGTTAAAAATCTTTTCTAGAAATCCCATGGTCTTTGGTTTTATTCTAGAAAAAACCCTCGAATCTGTAATTCGCTTACGGAGAATGCGCCCCGAAGGTCGTGTGGCTTCGGAGATCTCTCTCAAAAAGTATACGTGGAAAGTCGTGTATTCTTTCGCACGGAATGAGGATTTTTTCTGATTTATATATCCTCAATCGTGCTAGAAATCTAATGCAGCTAAATATTTTTTATAGTGAAATCTGAAAACGATCTTTCATGATTTGAATTTTATCGTCTGGAACTCCATGAGCATTTTTTCCACCGTGACGATTTTCTACTATAATTGAAAAAACTTGATATCCATATTTTTTTGCAGCTTCGAAATATGAATTCATCTCCCATTCTTGGGTAAAAGTATTAGATACCGCGATTCTTGGTTCAGATTTTTGCATCATAGATTCAACCTGAGCAAGACACCATGCATGTGCATCCCTTAATTTAGAAGGATCAAATTTGTAAGATCCTTCTTGCATAAAAAATTGATCGGCTTCGAAATAAACATCGCTAAGTGTAGAGGCAAAAGTTGATTTACCAGAACCCGGTAGTCCTCTAACTATAAACAATATTTTTTCCATATATTTTAATTATCTTCCTTGACCCCTATAGTTTCTTTCTTTGCGATCACTTTTGTTAAAAGATTTTTGAGCCTTACCGCCCTTTCTCTTTCCGAACGTTACTTTGTTTCTTTTTTCAGAAGAACCTTTACCCTTTGCCATATATGAGTTTTTCTTTTATATATTCAGAAAATCTCACATTTTTGATGGTTCTAAATCCTCCAGAAATAAATTAAATCCTGGTATCCGAGATAAACAAAAGCATTATATCCTGCTTGATTAAACCTATTCATAAAGGCATCTCTGAATTTCTCGTTTGCATTTTCCGTTATTCCATCGATTTTATGCCATTCGACAAAAATCCGATCTATCTTTCTTAATTCTTCATCAGTTACTCTATTGAACATGGATCTTTCGCATCCCTCAACATCAACCTTAAGAAAATCAATCTTCTCCAATCCACATATCGAAAAAACATCTTTTAGACTAACTGATTCAACTTCCACAAATTCTTTTATTTCTGGCCATAAACCTATTTCGAATTTTCCCCTAATCTCTGAAATTGCTTTGTTGTAGATTTTCCAATTATCACCTTTATTTTTTTCAAGACATCCGAAAACTCTCGGATCGGGTTCGAAACAATGGATTTCTTTGGCTCCGATTCTTTCCGCATACCTAGATGACATTCCTATGTTGGCACCAAGATCTACAAATACATCCCCAGCTTTCACAGAGCAATCTGGATGTAATGAAAGTTCTTCGTTCTTAAAAGCACACCAGTACATACATGCTTCCCAACCATATTTATATTCAACATCTGATTGGGTCTGGTCAAAATCTACATTTTCAAAAGACATTAGATTGCCTCCCAGCGTATAAAATTTTTCTTGTAGCATTTTATTTTTTATATTCATTAAAATTGTTTACAAAATCATCGGAGTACTTTTTGATCTCCTTTGTGTCAAATGTTTTATAAAGACCAGTTGAAAGAAATGCTTGTATTTCATCATCCAGTATTTTTTTATCATTTGCATATCCCAATTTGATTAGATTTTTGCAAAGAAAAGTATAGTCCTTGGATTTTATAGTTGATATTAGTTCTTTGACTGATTTCTTATATGATTTATTTGTATAATACATCCCATGAGCAATCTCGTGATCCATGGTTTGGGATTTGTAACTATCTGCACCTAACAAGTACCACTTGGATCTAGGATTTCCGGATTTTAGGGGATGATTTTCACATTGGAAATAGATGTCTTTCATGATTGTATCGTAGGGGGAGGGAGTGTTTCTGTAGTAAAAAACATCCAAAGCTTTTTCCACGATTCCTGACGGAATGTTGTATCCTGACCAATCCCTAGGATATGTAAACAGTTCACTTTTTCTCTGCTTTGTGTAAACCCACATATAATACTCTAGAGAGAAATGCTTTCCCCGTATTTCTTTGAAGGGAGATTCATAAAACTCCTGGTATCTGCAAAATAACATGGCACGATCATAGTCATTTTTAATAGAAACCGCAAATATTTTGGGATAAACCTCGATAAGATTCCCCTTTATTAATTTATAATCTAGCTTCATTTGAGACTATTTGGTTCTTTTATTTTAGTCTAAAAACTTAAAAGTACCCAAAAAAAGCAGGGAATTTCTGATATATAAAGGAAATAATTAAAAAACATGAAATTATTATTATTACTTGCTGCTGTAGCTGTCGGAGTTTACTTTTTAGTAAAGCAATTTAAAAAGGTAAAAGCCGATTCACTAAAGCTTCCTGCAGAAAAAGCTCCAGAACTTCCTGTCGTAGAAGAAGTAAAGGTAGAAATTACACAAGATGCTGTAGCCCAGGAGATTCTAAAATCCGATGTTATAGTTGAAGTTGTAGCTGCTAAGAAAGCTTCCAGAAGCACAAAAAAGGAAGTTGCAAAGAAGCCCGCTGCTAAAAAGGCTAAGGCAGAAGTACCTCCTACAAAAGCAAAGAAGGCTAAGAAATAATTTCCGGACACTTCTTTACAAGAAAGACTAAAACGATTAGAAACACTAATCGTTTTTTTATGGCCTTTGTTCAATTAATGCAAACCGACCTGACTTATAATGTAGAGATGGATGATGGAAAGTGCTACACAGCACTGGTGATAGAGGATTTTTATAGCGGATATTTCTCTATAGATGTTTATGACGATAATGAGGAAATTGTAGAAAACGAGGAATTGATTCTAAAAATAAGCTCTATGATTGAGGAAAGAAGGTCTTAAATTACTGACCAGAACCTGCTGCCATCCCCATTCTTAATGTAGATATAACTGAAATCCGCTCCCTGGATGTCAAATCTAATGGTATAGACGGGATTGATAATATAACCATCCATAATGAATTGTCCTTGCTTGCCCATTCCGAGGTACTCCAAGCTTCTTGGAAAAATTTCCCCTATCTCCTCTTCTGATGCATCGGTTTTAAGAATATTTCTTTTGTCTAAATCAAATACAAATCCCTTTTCTTCGAATGCATTTTTTATTTGATTGATAAAAAAATCGTCACCAAAAACCTCAACCTGTGAAAAATCTACGTCTTCATCGTAGTGATCATCAATAACTGCTTGATCAGACCCCCAGAAAAATCCGTCATCATCCTCTGCAGTAACGGACCAAATTACAACATGATCGTCGGGTTTATCTACTATATCTTCTTTCACCCAATCAAGGGTATCAAAATAAGATCTATCGAGATTTACCAAAAGCGGACCCTGTAATCTGTAATTGTTCCAGATGTCAAAAATGTCCCGGGTCTTCCTAGAGAATCCGGAGCTATCACCCTCAAAAATGGAGAAATTTTTTAAATGCTTCACGAATTATATATCATCAAATAAACCAGAGTCTACTAGGGATGAAATGTTTTCAAGAGATCTTTCAAAAGATCCGTTTTTATTCCCCATTTTAGATATCTCTTTTATAACTTTACTTTTAATGTGCACTGGAAGGTGGTCGTATATTTTAGTTATCCTTGCAGGATCTCCTGAAAAATTTTTAAAAATATATTCAGAAACTTTAATATGATCCAGATAAAGACTTAAATGCTCCTGGTCCCTATAATCTATCGATTCCCAAAAAAGAGCAAGAGAAACATGGAAAGGGATTCCAGAACAAACCTCTTTTAATAATGAATTAAGGGTTCTTTCCGAAACAACATTTCCAGAACACACAACCATTTCAGAATTCATTTTAGGAACACCGTACAAGGAGTTTACAAGGTTATTTGAAAAATTAAATCCGGAACCTAATATCTCAGGTGATCCGTCAAGGTCAACCAAGAAATTATTGCTACATATAAAATCACCTATGATTTTTCTAGGGGAACCGGAGAGAGAAACAAGTTTGTTATTTGAGCAAATAAATTTTCCATTGATTTCATCAGGAGATCCCGAGAGATCTTTTAAATTATTTCCTGAACAATCATAAATTTTTCCAACTGTTTGTGGCCCACACTCTAGAGTGTCGAGATTGTTTCCGTCACAATAAAAAGATCCCTTTATTTCCTGTGGACATCCTTCAAGAGATTCTATTAAATTATTGGAAACTCTAAAATCCCCATCGACCAAAAGTGGAGACCCTGATAAATCCCTAAGAAGATTAAAATCACACGAAAAGTTACCATAGATTATTTCAGTGCAACCTTGTAGGGAATCTATCTGATTTCTAGTACAATCAAAATTTAATCCCACTTTTTTTGGGGAATGCTTTAGGTTTTTTATCTTATTAGAATAACACCTAAAAGATCCCCCAATCTCTTGAGGACAATTTTCTAAGGACTCCAGACTATTATTAGAGCAGTTAAAATCTCCGCTCACTCTCCTGATCTTTATTTTAGGCAGTTTTAATTGATCCTCAGTTAATCCGCTGGAACAATCGAAATCCCCTTCTATATCCACAGTTCCTGATTCATTTATAAACCAGTGTCCGCGGACAAATTTACTTAAGAATCCAGAATTTTGTTTAGACAAATTTTTATCTACCATCGATCTATTTATCGGATGGATATTTTTTCCCATTTGGGATCTTTAGGCATAGGTACTCCCTTTGCCTCATAAAAAACCCTTCTTATCTTACTTCCAAGCTCCATATCATTTGGAGTATCCATTATTGTTCTTTCGTCAACTGATATGGAGTTCCTAGATGATCCTGTATAACAGCTGAAACAAAGCTGTCCCATCCCTTCCACATAGCCATGTCTCAGGTCTATATGCGTTGTAATGTCATAGTCGGTTAATTTGGAGCACATTACACATCTTTCCTTGGTAGAGGCGCTGCTCATTTTTCAATTTTTAGTGGTCAAAAAAATTATTTATCGAAAGAGTTCATCTTGCTTTCCTTATAAATAGCATCAAGAACTTCTTTTCTCCTAACCACGGAAGGCTTTGTATAAGTTTGTCTGTCCCTCAGTTGCTTAACAAGATTTGTTTTAGACACCTTGTTTTTCAGCACTTTTAAAGCCTGATCTATCGAATTATATTTGCTACAATCTATAATTAACATAATCTGTATATATTATTTAGTATATTTTTAAAAAATTGTTTCTATTTTTTAGATATCAAAAAATTATCTATAACCAGATGATCCATATCAGAATCCAGGAATCTTATCACGGCATCCTCTGGGCTTAGAGTTATCGTTTGATCTTTAAAATTAAAGGAGGTGTTAAGTAAAATTGGTACTCCAGAAAGGTCCCCAAATCTCTTTAGAAGTCTATAAAATCTAGGATTATCAAATTGAACAACTGTCTGTACCCTTGCCGTTCCATCAACGTGGGTTATTGCAGGAAGCGTGTGTCCTGGTTTAACTTTTACTACCATATTCATATATGGTATTGGGTCCTCAATTTCAAAATATTTATTAGACTCTTCCAATATTACGGAAGGAGCAAAAGGTCTAAACATTTCCCTCTTCTTGATCACCGAATTAATTCTATTTTGCATATCTGGGACAAGTGGAGAAGCTAGGATGGATCTATTTCCTAAAGCCCTTGATCCAAATTCCATTCTTCCCTGAAACCATCCAATAACTTTACCATGATTCAGAAGCTTTGCTGCGGATTCTATTATTTGAGGGGTTTCTAAGTGCTCAAAAGAAATTAGAATTTTATATTTTTCTAAAACTTTAATTGTGTCAGTTCCCTTAAACGAAGGACCCTGATACGGATCTATTGGTCCTTTCCTTTTTTGTCCCTTCACCACGTTAATGTAATGGAGACACGCTCCGATAGAAGATCCCCCGTCGGAGGGAGAAAGTGGAATCCACACCTTCTTATAAGGAGTGTGTTTAGAAATTTTGGCGTTTGCCAAACCGTTATAGGCGCAACCCCCGCCTAGACATAAATTATTGCTCATATTAAGCTCGTAGCTGTGATTTATGATCTCAAATAATGTTTGTTCATAAACATCCTGAACTGCAGCAGCTATGTGCTTATATTGAGGTGATATGGATTTATCATCAGGGTTTCTTGGATCTATTCCCAAGGATTCGATTAACTTCCAGCTAAACATTGTTTTGTCCGAATAATCCCAGGAAAAAAGATCCATATCAACTTCAAGTTGACCCCCATTAAAAGAGATCATGTTCTTTATTATATCATAATAAAACGCGGGGTCTCCGTAAGCAGCAAGTCCCATAACCTTATATTCTCCTTCATTTGGCTTGAATCCAAGAAATGCTGTGAATGCTGAATAAAACAATCCTAGGGAATGTGGATATTCAATAGATTTAAGTTTCTTTATGACATTATGAAAAGCTTTAGAAATCGTAAGGGTTTCTTTCTCTCCTACACCATCCACTGTTACCACTGTACATTCATCAAAAGGTGAGGTAAAATATGCCAAGCAAGCGTGAGAAAGATGGTGATTCACCACATGGATTCTTTTTTTAAATCCTATTTCTCTTCTTAAAATTTTCTCTATGTTCCAGTTCTGATCGTTAAGAATGTAATTGAAAATTCTTTTCGCGTTCTTAAGTGGTTTACGTTTAAATGTTTCTAGAACCCTTTTTCTTTTTAAATCTGGATTCTCGTACCAACAAACAACTGCTATGTCAGAGATTTTTAGGCCATTAGATTTAAGAAGCCATTCTATTGTTCTCGCAGGAAACGAACTGTCGCCTTTAATTCCTGTGAATCTTTCCTCCTCAGCAGCTCCCAATAAGGTAGAGTTCTTGTATAGACAAGCTGCAGAATCGTGATAAAAAGCAGATATCCCTAGAATATACATAAACTTGTTTTTTAGGATTCAAGATGTTTCCATCTGTCTTTATTGATAATTGCTGAAATGCTCCTTCGGGAAACACCGAATTTTTCAGCTAATTGAATCATAGTGATTGATCCAGATTTGTAAATCTTTCTAATTTCCTGGACCTCTGCTTCCGTTAATTTTGAATTTGGATTTTTTTCCCCACTTAAAAAGGGATTGATAAACTTTTCGTCTTTCATATCCCTTATATATCGAGCTTCGCGAATACGCGCTATTCCTCTTCCTCTTCGATGGATCCTTGGATTTCTTCCTCTAATTTTTTAGCTTCCTGAATTTTTTTTAGATAAGAAATTTGATCACTTGTTGTTTTTGCAACTGCTCTTCTCATTTCTTTTCTCTCCTCAGGAGATAGGTTTTTAAGATCCCTCCATTTCATATAGAAAATTTTATATGGTCTATATATTTATTAATTTCCCTTCGATGGGAATCTGGTCCACCCGTTGCTCCACACGGGTTTGGAAAGTGCTTCCAATTCCGCTTTTGTGTAATTTTTTTCAACATTACCTTCACCTAATGCTTTTTCTTTCATTTGGACTGCGGTAAATACTGTCGAGGTTGACCTAAAGTTTTGAAGTGGATCAAAAGACTGAATTTCATTGTTTTGGAATTTAGAAACCCCGTCTTTGTATGCTTGTGCAGTTTCGTTGCTTTCAATGGAGAATCCTCCTTTTTGATAGCCCAATACTTTAGAGTTTGTCATTGTAAATTGTGTTGCTCTTCTCCACCTTAAACCCAGATTATGATTTGCTAATGAAGTTGCATCGAACGGTCCGATTAATATCATACCATTTAATTTAGGGTGTGTGAAGGGCTGAGCAGGAGAACCCGTGCCATCATTATCACATTCAACACCGTTCCCAGCATCGCCATTGTCCACAAATTGTGGGTCTCTTTTTGAAACACCGTTTGTTACTGTACCTGTGTATCCAAAATCAAAATCATAATCATCATCCGCAGTTGCAAATGCATATAGGTTTTTAGGTGAAACAGTTCCACCGAAGAATTCAAAAGCATCATCATTGGCGTAAATGGTTTGAACATTTTCAATGATTGTTCCGCTGCCAACACCGCCTAATGTTAATGCATTAATTTCAGAATTTGGCATTGCTGCAATACCTGCGTATTCAATTCTTACATAACGAAGAATCCCACTATTATCATTATCTAAAGTTCCTCCATAAGCTCTTCCGATACCTCCTTCTATAGTTGGTTCAGATGAACGATTTGTTCTTGCCATACCTAGTATAACAATTCCTCCCCAGTCACCAGGTGCTCTTTGCCCCTCCGGTTTACCTGATGTAAATACAATTGGTTTTGATGGAGTTCCGTCCGCAATTATTTGTGCACCCCTTTCTATACAAAGTGCTCCTTTTTCTGCAACATCTGAGATGATCGTTGTTCCTGGTTGAATTACTAACCTAGATCCGTTTGTGATGTAAACATAACCTTTTAGAGTCCACACCTTATCGGATGTTAAGGTTATCGTTTCATTGTACGTTCCGCTCAAAGTAGTTGTAAGAGGAACATTGATAGGGTCGTCTATTCCACCCAAATCTTTTGAGCATCCAAACGATAGAAAAGCTAAAAATAGCAACAGTAAATTTTTCATTTTTATAGATTTATATTCATTGATATCGAAACTATACTTTCATTATTTGTTTTTATAAGATTTCTGTTTGAAATCTTTTGATAGTATACAGAGGGTTGGGAGAACACATCACTAACTGATATTTTGATCTCTCCAGATTTTATTTTATGTAGAAATGTAACATCTAGAACATCTCTGCTGTTTTCAAAGATATCTGGATATCCTTGAAATCCAACAGCGGAAATTCTGTCTCCTACTCTATTGTAAGTTAAATTTAGTGTGTTATTTTTTCTGTTCAAATTTATTCCTCCGTTTAAAACATAATTAGATTGTCCCTGCAATTGTCTCTTTCTGCCATTTATTTCTACCTCGGAATTCATAATTGAAGCATTTGTGTAAAAATCAAACCATTCGTTTATTTTTTTTCTAAACTCTAGCTCCATTCCATAGAGTATAGCATTCTCTGGATTTGTATAAGTAAGTAATAGATTAGAAGGTACTGATCCATCAGCTACTATCTGTTCTATTGGTCTTATAAAATTTTTTCCGAAAAATGATACAAAAAAGTTTTCTCCAGTTTTTGGATAGAATTCATATTTAATATCCAAATTATAAATGTCAGATTTTTCTAATTTGGGATTTCCCAAAAGTTGGGCATTTCTGATAAAATCATAATAAGCAAAATTAGCAACCTCTCTAAACTCCGGTCTAGAAAGGGTTTTACTTAACGAGAATCTATATTTTGTTTTTTCAAGATTATAAGAAAGATTTAGAGAGGGCAAAATATCCAAATACTCTCTATTTACATTTACCTTTTGTCCACTAAAATCTGCAGTTAATACATCAAAAGTGTTATACTCCCCTCTTAATCCAGTGTTTAATTTCCATTTACCAAAATCATTCTCATACATGCTATATAAACTACCAAGATCAAATTCTGCATTATATCTGTCAGTATTATTTGTGATCTCGTCTAGCATATCAGTGGAAAGATACCTAAAAACCCTTGCATTGAATCCTCTTATTTTTTTGAGATACCCTCCGCCAACCCTGATTTTTCCAAAGTCCTTATTTAAATTTCCATTGAAAGAATTCTCATCCATAACACTCCAAAATCTGTAAGTGTCTCTCCAAGCAGTTGCATATGGTTCATTTATACCTAGAGATTTTGTAATCGGGTTTACCCTGTAATCTGGCTGTTCTCTGAAGATAAAATTATACCCAAGATTAAAATCTATGGTTTTTATTTTTCCGTCAAATTGAGAATTGACTACAATGTTATTAATATGATTGGATGAATTGCTTCTAACATCCTGAACATTATCAAGGTTTTGACCAATTCTTGAAAGATAACTATCATCGCTTTGATAATTAAATAGGGTTTTCCAGCTGTATCTGTTTTTCCCCAAATAGGTAAGATTCAAGAGACCATTTGCAGAAAATCTTTTAGAGTACATAGTGTCCCTGTAATCGTAAGCTAATTCAGTTGAAGATTGGTAGTCTGTCCTTTCTATATAATTAAGAGAATATGTGTTACGAACTGTAGAACTTAGAAGAACATTAATTTTATCCAATTTAAATCCAGCACTCATCCCTCCATTTAAATTGGGGATTGAAGTAAATGATTCCATTAATGGATTTGATATCAATTTCGTGAATGCTCTTTTATCACCATTTCCACTTATTCTGTACCGATATGTTGAAGGAAAAGACGATGGAAAATTGACAGGATCAACGGCATTAAAATTTTTAAACGAGGACACTAATCCTGCACTTCCACCAAATGAGATGTTGAGAAAGTTATCAGAGATCTCTTTAGTTGTGATTTGTACTAGTCCACCAGACCAATCTCCGGGAAGATTCGCTGCTGCAGATTTGGAAACAATAATATTATCGATAAGAGATGTAGGAATAATATCAAAAGAAAATGCTCTCCTATCAGGTTCGGTTGATGGTAAAGGAGTTTTATTTAATAAAGCTGAATTGTATCTGTCTGCCAACCCCCTAACCAAAACAAATCTATCATTTTGTATTGTTACCCCGCTTACTCTTTTGAGTGCATCTCCAACATTTCTGTCTGGGGTTTTTTTAATAAAATCTATTGCAATTCCATCAGAAACAACGCTACTATTTCTAAGAGTTCTAATAACAGAAATCTCTGTTGTTTTCTGTGGAACCGATCTGACAACAACCTCGCTTAATCCTGTGATGCTTTCTTCCATCACGATATCCATATTAGAATCTGTATTAAGATCTATTTGCTTTTTAAAATCTTTATATCCAACATATGTTGCTGAGATATCATATATTCCTTGAGAGAGCGAGATGTTATAATTCCCATCTTGGTCTGATGTCGTTGAAATCACTTTCTGTGATGCGTCCTTAATTACTATATGAACGAAATATAATTTTTCGGATTTTGAATAGGTCTTTCCTGATAACTTAATTTGAGAAAAAGATAAAAAAGGAAGCAGTATAAAAAATAATATGAGATATTTTTTCATGTGGGTCTTTTGTCGAACTATCTACCCACTTATGGATTAAAAAAACACTAAAAAAGTCCCTTTTGGGACTTATTTCACGGAAAGTTAATAGTAAGTTAATCGGAAGATAACGTGGTGGCTAATCCCATTCCTTAATTCGGATAACAAGGTCGCTTTCCCCCTTAATCACACGGTGCCAAACCTTTTTTGGGATAGTAACTAAATCAATATCTTGCGGGAGCTGATTATCGATCTGAATTTTCCATCCTCTCCCTTCCATAACTTTTATCTCTCGGTTTTTAAGATCCCTATGCCATAATAATTCTGTTGGATCTATATCATGGGAGAATCTTCTGATAATTAAATCCTGTTCTTTTTTTTCTGTGTATGGAGTCATTACCAATATCCTGGATATGTTTTACCTCCCCAAAGATGAGCATATCTGTTTGCTCTACATGCCCAATATCCTGGTTTAGTTCTATCTTTCTTTTTGTGACACTGATGCCTTGCTGCAAAACTTCTTCTGCGTTCAGGATCGCTAACTTTAGCTTTCATCCCAGGAATTCCAAATTCTACTCTTATGACATTACCCTTTTGGTTTTTTACATAAACATAAAACTTCTTGGATCCACCTCTTTTAGGATATCCCAATTTAACATTTCTACCTCTATATTCTGCCTCATCTAAAATCTCTAAAGGCATATCTAGAGGAACCATTACTCCTTCAAATTCTGCGATCATACCTAGATCTGTTGCCTCGAATAGTAGAGCAGTAACTGGATCAACTGTTAAATTACCCGACAGGTATAAATTTCTGGATTCAGAGAGAAGAGAAATGTGGGATTCACTTCCTGGTCTAAAAATAGATTCTGCTATACAGACTCCTTGGTCCAGATGATATTGTAAATGCTCAGAAATGTTTACCATTTTAAACCATATTTTTTTGTAGCATGTCGTCTCTGAAATCTGCAGACTTTGCTAAAGTTTCTTGGAAAATCGGAGAGGATAAATTATTGCCCAATCCTGCATTCACGTGAAATACAGCTTTAAGAGCGGAGTCTTTATCAGGAAAATCATTAGGATCATTTGATCCATACATGGATTTTACCTTTGGATTTTTAAGATTGTCAACAAAATAAAGTACTGCAACTTCCGCTGCAACATCCAAATCATTTAAAGCATCAGGATTCGACACAAAATCAATTGATTTTCCGAGTTTACCGTCCTGGTTATAGAGTTTTTGCATTTTCTCATATCCGGATTTAAATGTGATTCCGTTGAATCCTCTACCTAAATATTTAGCTCCGTCTCCAGGATTGGTGTTACCCATTTTCTGTGAAGCACCTGTTATGTCATCTGGACCATAAACTCTGTCCCAGAATTTATTTGGATCTGCTTTTATCATATTTAATTCAGCATCGCTTAATGAAGCAACTCTTTTTCCAAAGATTTTTCTGATTCTATCATTGGAGGTGTTGGTGTAAGGATGCTCATTTTTAGGTACCCAACCAGATTCTTTACCAATTACTCCTTGTATAGAAGCTCTCATATTTTTATCTGTGATACCATGTCTATCCATAGCTGCATTAACTGCATCAACTCCTTTTTGCACTTCCTCTGCACTTGGAACCTTGTATTCCCCTGTAGCTTGTAGTCTATCACCCCAGGTCATTCCTCCACCTTCTGCGTCAGCGGGTAAAAATCCAGCATCCTTAAAAATCTTAGCAGCATCTTTAAAAATATCGCCCAGTCCTGTTGTATCAATTCCTGAACCAACAGAGGGTGGGGGAGGTGTTGGGTTTTTTTCCTCCTGTTCGTTAATAAATCTTGTAAACTGTTTAAGGTGTTTCATTTTAATTTCTAAATTTATGAGGGAATAACATTCTTAGTTCGTGTCCTTGAGGAATGTCTTTTTTTCTTATGCCATATATTTTTTCCTCCGGGCAGGGATCCTCTCCGTTCCATTTGAATCCATTATTACAAGCCCAGGTTTTCATAGAAGCATTTGCTGTTTGACCTACTGAATAAGGAAATCTAACATCAGAATCGTTGTGAATATCTGTAATCCTTCCACCTCTTGTAGAAAACTTTATTTCTCTTCCCTGTCGGGATGTCAGAATAATAGTCCTTTCGTCAGAATAAGATTCGTAGATTTCTAAATGCTTCATGCTTTTTTATATATCTAAATAAGGCTCCCCCGCTGGATTTTTTTTATATATGAGAAAAGTTTTTGAGCATATCTAAGATTTGTTTTGGGTCCAGGATGCAAATTATCTACTGCATAATCCATAAACTGATTTTGATCATTTAAAAATCCACCATCTATCCTATTCGATTCCTGATAGTTTTTTTCAATTAGCAAATCTCCATTCCATATCCAATTGCATCCTTTATTTTCCAGAAAATTTTTAATCAGAAGGTGATTTTTATACCAGTTATATTTATCCTGGTGTTCATTAGATAGATTAATATGGGAATTTAATATGATATCATTTTCTGGATTTTTGAAAGACGACCAAAAGCTATCTTTGCTTTTTCTAACCATCGTTGATGAAATAGAGTTGGTTTCATCAATATATTCTCTTCTTGTCGTGAACGTATAGAAAATTATTACTAAATCAGGTTTAATCAAATCATAATAAGTCAGAAGACATCTGGAAATGTAATCGTTGCTTCTAGACGATAACCCAAAATTCAGATCAACCCCACCCGGGATCATTCTGGACAAATAGTGTGACCATGTTTCATTATCGCTTACTCCATATCCTTCGGTTACTGAACATCCGATAGACATTATTCTAAATCCTTTCTTGTTTATAGAATCACCCCTGAATCCAAGTTCGTTAAAAGTATACGTGCACCTCCCAGAATTTTCACCTGGAATTGTATTAAATGACTTATTCTTTCTCCCAGCTATTAATTTTTCCACACAAGATGGTTCAAAAAAATCTGGATTGAAATGCTTTAATATCTCCAAAAGAATTATTTTTTATAAACTGTTTCCCATTTAGGGAAAGGAAATTTAATATCCGGATATGCCCTTAAAATAGCATCTATGGCATTTAGCCAGGGTCCGTTGATCTCATAATCTCCTTCTAAACTGATGAATTGATTCGGATGGTCAAAAAGATCTTTAGCATGCAGGGTGGTTGCAAAATCCGTTAAATCGCTGTTGTCACCTTGTTGAATTATAAACTCCGATTCGTCAAACCAAATATCTCCACCATTTCTTTCCATCGGATTGGCTGATATTCCGTACATGTCATCCCCGTTGGGATCTAATTGGTCGTCCAGAATCTTAGATATGATTTTTGCTGTTGGCTTATCCAAAAGTCCAACTAAACTTCCCTCAAAATTATGAAGCCAAAATCCCCACAAGGTTTGAGACTGTCTAGATTCAAATATTTTAAAGGTATCGAGATGCTTCATCTTGTATATATTTAAGTGATATATAACAGTGATGAAACATCTTTTTGAATATAGTGTTTTCGAGGAGGAGGGTGGATGCACTGCTCCAGAAAAAGAAGAACTGGAGAAATTACCAGAATTTCAGAGAATAGTTAGCCTGGTGAAGGATTTGCATCGTGCATATCCAGAAGATCGATATTATGATGTCAGCAGACGTTATATAATTGATCCAGGCGCACCAAAAGAATTCAGATGGGAGATCACTAAAAGCTATAAACAGGGAATCAGAGAAGTTTTTTTTCCGATTGGATATTACCATTTTAGAATCAGCCCATGCAGGGGAATTATTTACTATGGTCAGGAACTGGTAAATAAAGGATACCCTCTTAATTTTAATTCACTAGAAGACTGGAATGCAGCTTTCATAGAAATTGGAGCTTATTCAATAGCTAGATCACTAGATGTGAGAAAGAGCGTGGTTGATAAAATGCTTTCTGATACTAAAAAATTACTTAAATTCTTTGACGATCGTAAAAAAATGGCAATTCACAATCCAAAAAATGACGCTAGATTAGATTTGATGAAAAGCTATCTCCTAGAAATTTCACAGGAGAAAGGAAATGATGTTTTCTCGGCATTGGCAAACATGGTGAAAAAAGATGTTTCGATCATAAATGGAATTCCAAAAGGATTTGACAAAGAAGAAATTTTGATAGCAGCAGGATACGATCCTTCTACTGCTAAGGCAGTGATTAAATTTAATGATACCTTTGGATTCTGATGAAATACCCGTTACATAAGATTGTTTTATTTTTGATAGTTCTTTTTATCGTTCTGATGATCTATAAATTGAATGACGATAAGAACTCAGCATACAACGAGATGGAAAAGGAAATTGCATATAGAGACTCCATAATTAAAACTCAAAGAGAAAAAATACAAGAGCTGGAGGAAACACAAGAAGCTGTTTTATCCACATTGCAATTAAGAGAGGAGGAGATAGAATTCTGGATAAACATCTCAGATCTGTATAGACAGAACAGAAGGAAGGAAGCACAAAAACTCGTGGGTACATCCTGGGATTACTAAATAGATCACACCACAGCAAAATCTTATCGGGGATATTTCCTATATTTGTCCTACTAATTCAAAAAGTATGGAGGATTTTTTAGTAGACCCTGAATACAAAAAATTAATTTCTGAGTACGGATGGCCTTCAGGGGAGTCCTGGGCCAAAAGGGATCATTTCAGACATGGGATTTCTTGGCACATACCCACACAAAGTTTAATAGATCTATTAATTAGTCTATCACCCCTGGTAAGCGTGGGATCGGGTTTTGGTTACACTGAATCCCTGGTAAAAGAGCAAGGTGGAGACATCATAGCAACTGATCTCAATCCAAACATCTCTAATAAATGGTGTAGGGAAGGCGAATACCGTTTAAAAGTCGAACAGCTAGAAGCAGCGGAAGCAGTATCTAAATATAGGGATCGAAACGTTTTTATGGCATGGCCTCCCTATGATGATCCAATGGCTTTTAATGTCGCTCAAAGAATGAGTGGAGGAAAATTATTAGTATTTGTAGGGGAGGATTATGGCGGGTGCACAGGAAATGATGATTTTTTCAAATACCTAGAAAAACAATTTGAACATTTAAAAACTGGTGCTTCCATTCCCAGTTGGCACGGAATCCACGATCATGTTTACGTTTACAAGAAAAAATAAACGAAAAGCGAGCCCCATCGTGGCATCGTTTTTAAATAATCATTTAAATAATATGAAAAAGATTGCAACCATACCCTATGAAGAAGTAGATTTTGTCTGGATCTCAAATCACTTTGACGTTCATATTTCCGGTTTATGTCGCATGGGCAATACTCTGTTTGCCTTCCAGACACTTAATCCTTGGGAGGATGATCTGGAGTGTGAGATCTATATGTTGAATCCGTGGGATGAATTCAAATGGAGAGCACGGAAATTTTTCTTCGAACAAATGGTAGGATATCATTGGACATATCCACACCGAAAACGGGGAGATGCGTTTTATTATCGCAATCCCCAATGGCTCTATAAGATACTCCTTAAATTATATTACGAACTTAAAAAATTCTAATGCAGGAAGATCAAATCAAACTTTATCGGGAAATCGAAAATGCTATTATTAAATGGAATAATGACGGCACCAAAACTGCGGGGACTCTTACTAGAGAAATCATGCAGATTCTAAATAAAGAAACCTGGGAGGAAATAGAGGAAGAATATCTAAAAGATGAATATCCAGTTTTCGGAGGTCCCTTCACAGATGCTCTCGGACACTTTGATTGGTTGAAGATTTATTATTTACCTCCGACAAGAAAAAAATAAGATCCATGAGTAGAGAATTTAACAATACCAAACTTAATGCAATTGCAAATTCCCTCACTAAATCTAAAATAAATTAAAATGGCAGAACAAACATCAGTATGCACACATGAAGTTAGACTGAGAGAATATTATCGGGATGGCTTATATAGATGCTGGGGATGTGAAACCATCATTGAGGAAGCTCCAAAAAAGATAATAAACATGACACCAGTAGAAAGATTAGCTCAGTACGTAAAAGACAGATACGAAACCAACGAATCGTTTGAAATCCTAGTGCAAAACCTCAAGGATCAGGAAAAGAATAACATCAAAAAAGCAGTACTTTATGCACTAGACGAGGATGGGCATACTGGAGATTGGAAACTGGCATTTGCCGAAAAATATTTTTTGGACAATTTTGTTTTGGACACAAACAAAAATCCCAGCAAATAGATGCTGGGATCGATATTTTTAATTAGGATTCTGCGCTTGCTTTTTCTCTCACTGCGTCTCTTAATTGTTCGTCGGTGAGTTCTAAACTTCCTTGGGTTTCTTCCAATTCGAGATAATCTAGCAGCTCCTGACGGGTCATAGCATCTATCGGAGGATCCCCGGCATCAGCAGGCATTTGATCCATTTCATCAGAATAGGATTCTTCCGACTCCATATCCTGCCAGTTTTCAAAAAGTTTAATGTGTTTCATATTGTTCGAGTTAATCTTTATTTATATATCAAGATTTCAAGAATGATTCACTGCCACCGCTCTCAGCATTTTTTTGTGGCCGCTTTTATCCTTATATTTGAGGCAAATATTAACAATAACTTCCCTGAATTATGAAATTCCTGATTGTTTCTTCTCTTCTTGTGTTATTATCAGTCAGATCATATGCTCAGTCTGCAACTCCATTAAGTGTCACGGAAGATAAACAACTATCTAAATATGTGTTCGATCATATTAATAGCTATCGGGCAACCTTGCCTCAAAAGCCTTTCATCTGGACAGAGTTTTGGTATAATTCTGCCAAAAAATGGAACAACCGGGTTTCAACCACAGAATCTTGGGGACACAATCGAGGAAAGGAATGGGAGGATTTTAAAGGACAAGAAATGATTGTTGCAGTTCCTATCCTTTCTGCAGCAGAGGATAATTACCAACACATTGCTGAGAATGCCCTTAGAAAATGGCTACAATCTAAATATCATGTTAGTGGAATTGTTGCTCCGAGACAGGAAAGAGTAGGAGACACAGGAACTGTGCAATTTGGAGACTCCAAGGTTTCCGATGTGTTACTTTGTAAATATGGAGCTATCTCTGTAAACATAATAAAATACCCTAACTATAAAATCGCATATATCGTTTTCCAGTTAGGGTATTATCAGAACAGTAGTTCTCTCTAGCTTAAGTTGAGCATGAACCAGGTACGTCTATTGACCGGCGTAGGCTCATGTAGATTACCAACGAAGCCTAGCCTCCCACACAGTAAGAGTGTTAGATGAAGCTAAGTCTTTTGTTTGTTTAGTTTTTAATACCAGATTTTTTAATTCGTCTTTGGTGTAAACTTCACTGGCTCCTCCTGCTTTTTTAGCCGTGACGATAAGTTTAGCATATTGAGCTTTATCACCTCCGTCTTGAATAACGGCTTTAACCTTAATGTCATTGCTTAAGCCAGCTAACTTTGCTTTAATTGTTTCTCCCCTGCCAAGTGCTAATTTTGCATTTCCCGAGGTCTCTCCTGTCTTCACGACATATGGTGTGCCAAGAGAATACTTTCCAGGTGTAGTGCCAGCAGGATATCCGCTTTGATTATCTCCGGTTGGGCGATCACCAGATGCACTGGATTCAATTTCAATTGATCCAAGTACGGTACTTTTATCAGCTAATAGAGCTTTTAATTCCGCAATGGCTGCATCCAATTCTTTAGCATCAGTTAGAGTAACCTGGCCTGTGGCAAACATTGTACCAGGTAATTGCTTAACAATTGTTTTTCCGGTATCTGGAACCTCCCAAGTGAGAGTGGTTACAGTCTGTTTAGATTGAGCCTGCGTGGTTGAGGATGTTCCATAAAATATGAAATCAAGACCATTGGCTTCTCTTTTCCAATTTACATAACCAGCATCCTCGTCTATGCTTAGTCTAAGACTTCCGAGAGTGGGAGTACCTACTTTAGTGTTATCCCCCATTTTGTCTTTTAGATATTGTGCAACGAGAATCAAAGAGGCATTATTACAATACAAAGCAATCTCATTGTAATCCGAGGATGCAGATTCATCACCCGGATCGATTATTTCATCCTCGGTGAAAACACCTTTGGTAAGAATTTTAGTGGGATCCGCAGGAGAGGGATTTAGCTTAATTGGTGAGTTCACATCTTTGGCGAACCACCTCTTCGCTTCGGGTAGCATAGAGCCAATCTGGGGCGCTCCAAAAATCCAGTAATTTGCGAGGATCAGTGCGGCATCTTCAACGGGGATCGAAAAAATAACCCCATTGTTTTTCAAGATGGCTTTAAGGGCTTCATATCTCATATTTTGATCCTCGTTCAGTTTCTCCTCCTTTACAAAATCTCGAGCTGCCATCGCTTGATCAAACAGGGAAAGATCTAACTTTCCAAAAGGGGCTGCTTCGTTCAAAGCCTGTGCATGTACCCAGGCTTCAAATAGTTTAATTCTTTTCATTGTGCAAATGATTTATTTTTCTTTATATATCAGGGTTTTAATTACGTTTCAATCTAAATAGTTATTTATTCTCGCCATCATTCTTACTGTTCTCTCTAGTTCCAAAATAGTAACTGAAAATCATTAAAACCAGGGTTTTGATCAAATCAAACAATTGAGCATTTTGCTCCTCTGGAAGAAATTCATAATTTCTAGCAACCACTTTATCCACAACGTACAGTGAGACCATGGCTGTGAAGATCAGTAGAATAAATCTGACCAGAATGTCTTGGGTTTTATAGACAAAGAGTTTAGAGACTCCATAGAGGGATCCCCCAATAATTGCAATAGCTAATAAAATTCCGATTAAAAATTCGGCATCAGTCAAGGAATGATTCATAATTTAGTGTTAGATGATGCCGTGTGTTTTATATATCAATCTCATCACGGTGTTGATTTCTGAGATTTTTCTGTGCATCCTACTCTATAAATAGATATTCTTGGAGATTGCCCTTCTCGAACCATCCCCGGGTTTTTAATCCCGCCCAGGCATCCAATGTCGCCCCAAGATCTATCGCTATTTTACCATGTTCTTTTAGAATTGTACAATAATCCTTATGAGGTCCTACACCTAAAAGAACTATATCCTCTCGTATGTTTTTAAAAGAGTCAATGATTGGTTGCCTGTTATAGTGCTTAATTGACATCGAATTATCCGTAAAGGAAACTTTAGATCCCAAAAGTTCGCTTATTTTTCTCTCTTTTAATCTGTCCACATTAGGGGATATGATATGAATTGCTTTACCTGAAAGTAAATCTCTCATTCCCTGAACTGATCCCAGTTCTCTGGATCTAGATATCTGATGATCCACAATCATTGGCATGGAGGTTCTGAACCTTAAAATGTATTCATCGGAGATAGACCAAAGATTCTCGTCATAGTTAAAAGAGACGTATTTAGACTTGGGGTCTAATAATCCAAGGATATCAGCTTTTGCTATTGCATTCTCTATGAATGGTTTGTTGATGGAAAAAGCTTCCTCGATCGTGGACGTTTCATTGAGGGAGATTACCTTTTGATTCCAGTCATCTGACCCACCTCTTTCTTTTAAAATGTTTATTTCACCATCGCCTATTCTCACTAAGCTGAGTGGGGATTTATTGTGAATAGATTGTTTAATGAGAAAGATGGCCTCTGAAATTTCTTTGTGTCTCATGATTTATATATCGATCCCTCCTCTATGCTGATCCCGTGACATCCGAGCCGTCAAGGCCCCAAGGCCCCCTAGCACATAAAAAAACCCAGACACTAGGCCCGGGCTGAGAAGGAAGCTCTTTATTAATCTCTGGTACCTAGAGTCAGGACGATATAATAAAAATTCTTCTCGGCATATACCCCATTTATAACCTCACACTCAAATCCAGATCCTGCTAGATCCATAATGGTTGCATAGCTTATGTATGTTTGGTTTTCGACCAATATTACTTTGCCTCCGGGATTGAGATGATTCTTGACATTTTCAAAGAATTCCCGATGGAATTTTAGATCCTCATCAAGATTAATTCTATAACTTGCGTGTTTTTCCTCCTCGGTCTTTCTGTCTCTAATCCATTCCATATCATGTTGGACATGGGGAGGGTTACTGATTATCAAATCAAATTTTAAGGACTTTTCAAAATTTTGAAAACAATCTGAATGAATAAATTTCACATCTACCTGATTGAATGCATTTGTTTTGAGAATATCCGGCAGCACACCGTCAAATTTATCGGATAGCCATAATTTTTTTGTTAGACCGTTAAATAACAAATAGAAGCCAATAAATCCGGGACCGGAGCATATCTCCAAAGTGTTGTTTATATTGGAGAGGTGTTTTAGGATGGATGGATGCTTGCACATATCATATCCGATGGTGGTTCCTCCCCCATCATAGAGTGGATTATAAAAAACCACACCATCCCCTCCTAAAATGCCGGATTTAGTGTAACTAATCTGCATGGAACATATCTTTAAAGGATAACTAAGAACTCCTTGCAATCAGAGTCCTGTAAACGTTGCACCTCCACTTGAATGCCTTTCTCACTCATCCAGAAAGCTTTACCGTTTTCATTCAGATCCACTCGATGACCCACTAGAGGAGAAGGAATGGCCAGCTCCATGGGAGAGTTATAGAACACAGCATAGGGAGTGCCCACCTGAGGATTATTGACTGTCACAGCAAAGCTACTGCCCATTTTGGGATGCACGATCTCAGCAGTGACATCTTTAATCAATCCCTGTTGGTACATCATCAGCCACACAATGTTAGTGTTGGTCTTAAAAGGATTAAAGATGTCCCAGGGATTCAGACCATAGGTGCCAGAGAGGGAAGTCTCCTCATGGGCCTTAGAGAGCACTTTGGTCTGAGTGGCAGGGGGACTGAAGGTAAGCATGTTCACAGTGAAAGGATTATTCAATCCTCCATCAGGCATACTGTCAGCCTTTTTACGGATAGTGAGTCGGCTGTCTTTATAGAGCCAATTGCGGAGCTTGAAAAAGAGTTGTTTCATGAGATTCTTTTATTTACCTCTTATAGCCCAAAGAGGAGGAAAGGTAACAATCTCCATGATCTATAATATATAAAGCATATGAGACATCTCCAACTATTTGAAGCCTTCCTGCTCTCTCGGAGAGGTTTAAAGATCTACCACGGGACAAGATCCGAGGAAGATGCCCAGACTATCCTCAAATCCGGCTGGGATGAGAGCCAAAGAAAGGGAGCCAGTGCAGAAGGAGCTGGAATGGGTGCCTTTCTAGATCCCAACAAAGTCATCTATGGGGAATGGATAGTGGAGTTCGAAATACCCCTACAAGAGCTGAGAGAGCACATCGTGTTTGACACAGATCCAGACAGAATGTGGCACAAAGGAAGCTTAACCTCCTTTCCCTCTGAAGAGGTCATAGCTCTCTGTCAAGAGGTCTTAGGCCGTGTGGAGAGCGTGGAGGAGCAAGTCCTCAGGATTAACGGAGATCTCGAATTACCACCCGATGTGGGAGGATGGTACAACAAAGACATTCAAAGAATTAAAGGTTGGATCACCCAACGTAGATTTGAAAGGGATATGACTGTTATACATCTAAGAGACACTTCGATTGCCCGTCCTCTCAGATACTTCAGAAACACTTACTTCACGGAGTAAACCTCACAAAAAACCAGACGCTAGGTCTGGTTCTTAGAAAATCTTAGTTCACCCTTAAGGTTTCATTAGGAGGGCAAGAGCATTGTTTTTCACACTCCTCTCAAATTTTGCTCGCATCTGGGCATCTTTGACGGTGATTTCTCCAGCTTGAAGATCAGAACAGAAGCCATCTCCCTTTTTACAGATATGGGTGGTAATCTTCTTTTCTCCACAGTAACGAGTGAAAGCTTTGATGTACTCTGGGTTTTTCCCATTGCCATCTAGAGGCAGATTCATCTTGTAGAGCTTGTTAAAGAAATTAGCCATTCTCTTGTTCTGAATGGATTCCTTGGACTCTGTTTTGGGCGGGGTTGCTTCTTGCAACTGCTCAGTGTGGGATTCAAAGATACGTAGGTGTCTCATAATCGAATATTATTTACCCTATATATTCCAAACCCCTAGGGAAACTACCACCTGATATAAGGTCCATCCTTATCCACTTATAAAGAAAGCCCACACTGGCCCGGTCGATTTATAAAGAAATCCCACTCTGTCCCTCCAAATGGAGGGATATCCAGTGTGCGTACGCGCATTGGTATTACTAATATACGTGCGCGTGGCCGTATTAAAATTATAAAATCGTGTCGTACTTAAATTATAAAATTGCGTCATAGTATGACCGTTATTAAGTGTGCGTACGCGCATTGGTAGGAGCTATTTCTACTGCAAAAGAAAAACGAGAAGAAAGAAGGGACCCCCACGACTAATCCCAGCTCTATATTTCATCTCTCCAATCCACAAGGCACCCCTCCCCCAAAATATAGTAAAACAAGGCATATACGGCCCCCCTTAAAAAGGGGTCCTAAATGGGCCCAAAACCCCCCCTAAAAACGGGGGGAGCCTAGGGGGTACCGTCCCCCTTATTTTACCCCCCTTAAAACACCCCTTTTTTGGCCCCCTAAAAAACACCCTCTTTTAAGCCCCCTGGCCATCCCCATAAATGGCATTTCTAGAAAGAGTTAGCCGGCAGGGGTGCCCCAGGGGTTAAATCCAAAAAACCTAAAAAAGCCAAAAAAAGGTTTCCCGGCAGGGGCGCCCTATTTGGATAATGCAAGAAATCCAAATTAAACTTCCATGCAGGGGCACCGCTGATAGAAAGAATAGAGAGGTTTTGCGGCAGGGGCGCCTTATTTGGAAAAACTAGGGTTTTTGGGTTTTTTCAGCAGGGGCGCCCTTTTTGGAAAAACCAAAAATTTAAAAAAATCCAGCAGGGGCGCCTTATTTAGATAAAATCCAATTTTTGGGTTTTTCTATCCGGGGCGCCTCGCCGCGCAGTCAAAAGCGGTCACCGTTTTTGACCCTTCTGGTTCACCCCACAAAAAAAACTCTCCCCGAAGGGAGAGTTACACTTACTAACACACCTATGAACTATTCTTTAAAGTCTTTTGTTTGTATTGAGAGGCAAATGTAAGAAATTCCGTTCATAAGATTATGCTGTACTGGACATTAATTTGCGAGTCCTCTAACTAGAAAGCTGATGTTCAGCTGTAGATATCTTTCCACGATCTCCACTATCTCAGCGTCTCGGTGAGAGAGCAAAGAAAACCAGACCTCTGAACAGTCTGCTATAGAGGTGGCGGAATCGTGATCCACGTTACCGTTTTGGTAAGCGGCGTAAACTAAGGCGTCTGAGGTGTCGATGAAAGAAGCGACAGAGGGAAGATGAATTAACATGGGAAAGTGTTTTAGTGTGCATGTAAATTAATAAACACCTCCAAAAGAAAAAAATGTTATTGAGGATTATTTTATCCTCTCCCAAGAGACAGCATCTGGGCGGAGCTTCATGAAGTGGCAATCTCCAATATCTGCCGGATCATATGATGTGGGCCAGAAGCAGTCTGGACCTTTATGAATCTCAATCAGTGGTTTGTTGTCTTTGGTGAGATAAGGAAACCTTCCTGTGGCTGACACGCCTAACTCTAACGCTCCCTTTTCATCTATGGAGAGCTTGTGGAAAGCGGGATGTTCTTTGATGGCCCGGCAACGCACATAAGGCGTGCCGGGTTCATCTCTCTTATACTTACACAACTGACAATCCATGGTTAAAATTTTTGGGGTCGCTTCCCATAGGAGTTATGGTATAACTCTCTAATACCCCCAAGGGTGAATAGCATGGTGGCGACGAAAAGAATGGAAGCGAAGGTTATCTCAGCTGCTACGCTTTCGAAAATGGGAGCGTTTTCAAATCCCTTCCAAAGCATGAGAATAAGAAGGATGGCGGTGGATACTCCGGCGAGAATCATTTTAAGTGCTGTGTTCATTGTGTGTGATTTTTGATTGATAGGGTAAAAGTAATGTAAAGAGGCGAAAAGAAAAAATGCCGAGAGAAAATGTTACAAGTGCCATTAGCGAATGGCTAGCGGGCAGGGGCGCCTCATTTTGAAAAATTGGGTTTTTTGGTTTTTTCCAGCAGGGGCGCCTTTTCAAGTTAAACTTGGTTTTTTGGTTTTTTCCAGTCGGGGCGCCTCGGAATGATAATCCTAACTTTTCACTTTTCCCAAACCTTACCCCACAAAAAAAGTCCCATTGGGACTTTTTTAAAATGAATGAATACTTGTGTGAATTAACTTCTACTTCTCCTTAATTTTTCTATCCCTTCTTTTCCTATTAAATACAAAATGTAAACCAGTGTACCATAAAATGCAGCTACACATAAACTCCAAAAGGAGAAGGCGGCTTGTTCGATTCCATCTAGAGATTGGTAGATTTCGATTACTCGGTTGAATTGTTCTTTTAACATAGTGTGGTTATTTAATGATGAGGCTAAATTAAGACTTTTCCTCGAGAAAGAAAAATGCAGGGGAAAAAAGATGTGTGAAAGATGTGCAAGCGGGCAGGGGCGCCTATTCCTATGCATGCATGCAATTTGGTTTTTTAGCTCTCTTGGTTGGGGCGCCTCAAAAACCCTCGTACGCGTGCGGGGTCTCCCCGGGTTCCCCACCCCACAAAAAAACCAGACACTAGGTCTGGTTTGAGAAACGGGGGGAAGAAATTAGTCTATCCATTTACCGTGAGTTCTTAAATGCCAAAATCGGTGTTTAAGAACTTCTATGACGAGGGAGAAGAAGGTGTCTGCTTCGTAGACGCCTCCTTTACAGGTTAATCTAAAGGGTGCTTTCATGGGATGTTGTTTAAGTACGAGGCTAAATTAATAAATTTCCCCGAAGGGAAAAAATGCTTTAGTCATCTTCATATTTAAACCTTAAAATGGATCCACAGGTCACAGCAGTGACTATTAAGCCAATCCAGGTTCCGAGAATTATCCCACCCCAGGTTTTGACAAACATTGCATGCTCAATATAAGGTTCATCTGCTGGGCCAGTGGGTGGTTCGGCGCAAAGAATTAAAATGGTAAGGATTCCAAATAAGAGGAATGACCAAGATGCTGTGGTTTGTAAGAATTTTTTCATGGTGTGTGATGTTTTAATGAGGCTAAATTAGAGATTTTCCTCGAAACAAAAAAATGCAATTGAAATTGTTATTCGTTCTAACACGACTTTAACTTTTCCAACATTATAACCCCAGAAATCCTTGGATTTGCAAACCGCCGGGGCGCCTCATTTGGAAAAATTGGTTTTTTTTGGTTTTTACCGCAGGGGCGCCTTATTTAGATAAAACCCAATTTTTGGTTTTTTCCAGTCGGGGCGCCTCTGAATGATAATCCATTTTTTGATTCTTTCCCAAACCTTACCCCACAAAAAAACCTGGTCTCCCAGGTTTTTTCTTTTTCGGAAGGATAAACTTATCCTCCCATAACCAACACACCAGCTTCTTTTAACTTCTTTTTAATGCCCGTAGCTAACTTTATTCCTGAAGTGAAGATAAAGGTAGGTCCTTGTAATGAAATGATGTAAGAGTCATCTGTGATGCCCTCTTGACGGAGAAATTGTTTGGTTAGATCGATTAAATCCCTTTTGCTCATGGTGTATGTTTTTAATTATGATGTAAATATATGAAATCCGGGGCAAAAAGAAAAATGTACCCCGAAATACCCTCAGGTTATAATAATGTCTAAAAATGGATTAACCTGCAGGGGCGCCGCAACGATTTGAATCGATCGATCATCGATTTTGGTTGATTCACTCTTTTTTCTCTCGCACGAGCGCGGGGTCTCCCGGGTATCCCCCGAATGCAAGAGAAGTTAAGTATGCAAACCTGATGCATACTTGCTGGGGCGCCGCAACAGTTTTCAGCTACACGCTAGCTTTTTCCAAACCTTACCCCACAAAAAATCCCGAGATGTGAATCCCGGGATCTTAAATACTTACTCCTTCACTTCCTCAGGTAAATCCTGTATCATATCTTCTAGATAATCAGGAATAATCCTTTCATAAATTATAAGGTGTAACCATCCTTCAAAGATCTCTTGGATCCTTGCATCTGAAAGAGCTAGTTCTTTTCCTGCTGTGATGAAATCCTCTGGGATTTCAATTTCTAAGTTTGCTTGCATGCTTGTGTGATTTAAGTGTGAGGTAAAATTATAAAATTTCCCCGATAATAAAAAATGCAAGTGTGCAGCTCACATGCATACATGCTGGGGCGCCTCGTCTCGATTCACATACGCTAGCAAATTTCCTAAACCTTACCCCACAAAAAAACCTGGGATAAAATCCCAGGCCTTTAAAAACATCAACCTATCTATGAAAAATTAAATTGCTCTTATTAGTTCTGTCCAGGTGTTAGCCTGATGGATTGGCCCGTTCCAAAGATTCTCCTGGCCGTAAACTTCTGCTCTGTCGGTGTGTCCGGATTTGGGTGTAACACAGAACACATTATCTCCGGTCTCTAGCGAGGCAATACGGAAATCATCATACAAAGGTCCGTTAATGGGACAGTTGTTTTTGAACCACACGTAATGGCGGTTAGGGTCGATTCCTTTGGCCTTAACGAATTTGATAACCTTAGGCATTAGTGATTTGGCTTTGGCCTCTAATGCGCGGTCTGAACAGAACCAATCATAGAAGCCTGAGCAGTGCTCGTAATCTCCAATGATCTTGCCTTCGTTGATGAAAGCTGAAATTTGTTGTCCGAGGGTAACTTGAAAATGTGACATAGTGTGTGTGTTTGATTATGAGGCTAAATTAATAAATCTCCCCGAAAGAAAAAAATGCAATTTGGAAAGTATGCAAAAAGTTTGCATACCGGCCGGGGCGCCTCGCCAGATTTTAGGACGGTCCGAGAAAATTCCCAAACCTTAGCCCACAAAAAACCCGGACCTTAAAAAGATCCGGGTTTCTAAATTCCTCTGTTCCTATAAAAGCTTGATTACTTCAGATAAAGCCAAACCTGCAAAAAAAGGGTCTTTAGCCCCAATATGCCATTCCACCTTTTCATTCATTTTTAATGTGCGGTATTCTTTCCAATCATAAATTGTAAACGGAACTTCCTCGCCCAATAACATTGTCCAATCAAAATTGCTTTTGTCCTCGCCATCATTAGCTGAATAATGGGCTGGTCCAAAAAGGTCAGTGAGTTGTTGGGGTGTTGCCCTGAAAACGTGTCCGTGAAAAGATGTTCCGTTTGAGAGAGCTGAGTTGCTTGCTTTTTTAATTGATGTTGTCATGTGTGTGATATTTGATTATGGTGTAAATATACTATAAAGAGGCGAAATAAAAAAATGCCCACGAAAAAAGTTTTTGTCCGCCTCTATACCGCAGGGGCGCCTTTTCTGGATAAAGTGGGTTTTTTGGTTTTTTCCAGTCGGGGCGCCTCAGCTTCAAAACCTAGCGTGTAGCTATTTTTTGAGGTTTGGAATACTACCCCACAAAAAAAAACGAGCCTCTGCAGGCTCGTTTAATCTTTTGTTTAAACTTTTAAACAAAAGACTTCAACACACTTAAACTATTTCATACTCATCCGTACCCGGTATAATGGCTAAACCTCTTCCATTATCCCAATGTACCCAAATCTGTCCCATCCCATCAATTGATTCTATAGTTCCTTCGGAACCTGGTTCAACCGGGAAAGGATCGTCCATTCTAATTAGTTTAATTCTTTTTCCAATTAATGGGTCTTTTTCTTGTGTCATATAAAGATGTATTAGTTATCCCAAATATAATCAATTGGGGTAAAACAAAAAAATGCCTCAAAAAGGAATAGACCATAGGTAAACCATAGGTTGACTTTGCCGAGGCGCCTCGCAGCGCACGTACGCGGGCGGGGTCTCCCCGGATACCCCTTCCTGAAAATGTGTAGATCTGATGTATACTTGCTGAGGCGCCCCATCCCGTTTCACATCCGCTAGCGAATTTCCCAAACCTTACCCCACAAAAAACCCTTGGATGTTTTTCCAAGGGTTTAAAGTTTTGAGGTTAGTGAATTCCTAATCTGTAATAGAAAGGATCTTGAGTCATACTAATTCCGGTCTTAAGTAAATGCCTAATATGGGTTTCAGCATCTTTAATTGTTTTGAAAACCTTTGGGGTTTTTTCAGCAGTTAAAGTCATTTCCCAAGGCATGACCATAGGTTGAGTTGCCATTAGGGTTTCTTTCCAAATATCTTCAACTATTCTGTGCCAGCCTTCCTTAAGATACTTGTTTAGTTCTACCGGATCTGGGTTTTCTAAAATGAAGTTGAGATTTCTGAGTGGACCATAAAGTCCTGGATGAACGAATGAGATAAAGATTTTTCCGTTGAGGTTCTTTATCTCTTTCTTGAGATGCTCGAATTGTTCTTGATCTGTCATAGTCGTGTTGTTTAGTATGACATAAAAGTAATATAAAAAGGCGAAAAGAAAAAATGCCGCAAGAAAAAAAGTATAGGGCATTGTCCTGTATCCAACCGCCGGGGCGCCGCAACTACTCTTCTTCCGGTTTGTAAAAATCCTTATTATCCGCTCCACACTTGTGACAGATATACAGGTCTTTGGGATTGGTTTCGGTGGAGTTCCAATTCCATCCACATTTATTACACTCTATTTGTATCGGAGGAATGTATTCACCTTCATTTTCAAACTCTTCAAAGATTCGGATGTGTTTCATAACTATATGTATTCAAAAGCTAGCGTGTAGCTGTTATCGGTCGGGGCGCCGCAACCGATGCACGCTAGCGTGTGGCTTTCTTCAATACCCCACAAAAAAAGCTTGGACCTAAGTCCAAGCTCATCAACTAACCATAACCAAACCTAAGCTTCCATTAACAACTCTTCATTAACTCTACCAATAACTCTTGTTTCATACCAACGGGTTGTTTGAGATTCATAGTTACTGTAAACTGCATAAATGTCAATGACCGCACCATCAATAGATTCACAACCAAACCCGCCATCGTTCAGGCAAGCTTTAAGATCCGCATCGGTGTAACCTTCCGATATTCTGAATGAATCCATAGTGATTGTTCCTTGATCCCCACCCCAAAGAGTGATTTGTGCAGTGCCCTTACAAATGAAGTGGCTGAAATTGAGTGTGACTGATTTTTCCATGTCGTGTGTATTTTTAATTATAAGGCAATTTATGAAATCTCCCCGATATAAAAAAATGCGAACTGAACATCCGGTACATCCGGTACATCGGGTACAACCGGTACATCAGGTTCATGCGGTTCTGCCGGGGCGCCGCAGCAACTTTACCCAGCGCTTATCCAGTTTTACCCAGACTTTACCCAACAAAAAACCCTGGGTAAAACCCAGGGTCTTTATGTAACCAGAACCACTTAAACTTATTGTTGTTTCAGCACTTCAGCTTTGGCCTCCAATACTTTGGTGTAATGTTCCCAATTAATATGGTCGGTGTTAAAGCCTTCGCGCTCCATTTGAACCCTGCGAACCCTAACTACCAACGGAATGTTGAGGTTAGAATCGCCTGAGATTTTGTGAAGTAGATTTTTGAAAATTGTTCCCATACATTTGATTTTATGAGGCAAATTTATTAAATTGCCTCTGGATAAAAAAATGCTACTCGATCGTTGCTGACAAGCCAGAATCGAGGAGAGCATCTTTATAGGGTTCTAATTCCTCTTTAGTTCCGCTTTTAACCTTGCATTTCCCTTTGGTGTGAATAAGCCAAGCACATTGTTCTGCTTGTTCACGTGAATGCTTTAGATAGCTACAAAGGCACTCAATTACCCATTCAAAAGTGTTTACATCGTCGTTATAGACAACTAATGATGAACCAAGCAGATCTTCAATCGAGACATCTGATAATTCTTCTTCCGTTATCACTGGTTCTTCATCTAATAACATAATCTTTGATTTTAGAAGGGCTAAATTAACGAAATTCCTCAAGGATTAAAAATGTTATCCAAATTAAAACCATAGTTAAGTTGTTTTAAAACAATCTAACTAGCAGGGGCGCCTCATCCCGCAGACAGATGTTGTAACATCAAAAGTTTGGGACAATAAAAAACCCGAACGTAGAAACGTCCGGGTTTTTGCTTTCGTCAGGGTAAGGATTCAGGAGTCGTTACTATATATCTACTTCGCACGCTCATACGCGTGCGGGGTCTCCCGGGATACCCCTCCCCACAAAAAAAGCCGGAATAACCCGGCTTCCCTTGTAATCAAAAAACAAACTAAGAAATCACTAACTCTTCTTTTTCTTCAACCACAGGCTCAGTTACAGTGGATGGTGCACGCTCTGCAGAATCTCTGCTCTCATAACTCAGCTGGGCTAAACATTTATTATAAAAGGCTTCTAACAAATGCGAAGCAATAATTCCCCTTGAATACTTATCGGGATTCATTAACATATCCTGCTTGCTCATTTCACAGATTCTAACTATACGTTCTCTTAAGAGGGTTGTCTCGATCGGATCAAGTTTACCAATTAGTTTTCTTAACAACAGATCTGATGATTTTCCTTTCTTTGGTCTCCTTGGCATATTGTTTACGTTTTAGTTTGCAAATTTAGTTTACTACTCTTGAAATTAAAAATGTTTTTATGAAATCTCCTCGGCAACTTCTTCTTTCCTCGGGGAGAACATTTCCCTGCCCATGTTCATGAAGTGATCATAAGCTTCTTCACCCATACTCATTTTAAGATCTTTCTTTCTCTGATTGAGTTTTCTGGCTATATCCCATTTAACGCCCCAGTTCTCTTCTGTGTGGCTAAACTCCCAATTCAGATCTAAGATTTCTCTAAAGATTACTCTTTGTTCTTCAGTAAGCATATGTTTTATTTTATGCCGTAAATCTATAAAAGTTATACGGAAAAATAAAATGTTTCCTCAAAGAAATCTAACGAATCGAATCCCAATATTGCGGGTAGGGGCGCCTCATCGTATTACTTCACGCCGTCTCCGAAAAAACCAAACCTTACCCCACAAAAAACCCAGACCTAAATCTGGGCTCCTTGGATCTTTGAAATCTATATTTACTACACAGTTGAAAACTTATCTACCATCTTCTCAATTAGAAGATCACTGGTAATCTTTTCTTTACTATCAATCCCCAGCAAGGTAACTGTTCTTTCGATTTTCTGGGTGAGATCTTTGAATTCCATTTTGAAAGTGGGCTCCTCATTATCCTCAATCCACTTCCAATCTACATCCACACCGAACTTCTTTTCAAACCTTTGGATCCTTGCTTCAACATCACTTTCAAAGTCCTCATAATCGCTTTCCAACTTCTCTACCGCTTCTTTGGCCTTCTCTAAGCTCTTCTCAAGATTTTGATACTCTTTAACTATTGTCTTGATTTTTTCCCATTCATCCTTGCCTTTGAAAAGATGAATTTGGCTTTGTGTTGCTCTGTTGATACGATCATTTACTTCAGAAACGACAGCTTCAACTTGCGCTTTAGTTAATTTCATGTGTGTGATTTTTGATTAAAAAATTGTTTTATGAGGCTAATGTATGACAAATCCTCGAATGACAAAAATGTTTCGGAAAAAAGTTTCGACCCAGTTCCTGATCCGTATGTGTATCGGTAGGGGCGCCTCGTCTCGATTCACATACGCTAGCAAAATTCCCAAACCTTACCCCACAAAAAAGCCCGGGTAGAAACCCAGGCTCTTGATTTATTAACTCCTCTTTTTAACTGAAAACGAGTTGACCAATTTGAATGCTTCTCCAAGCGAATTTTTCCAAATCATAGAATGGAAGAATTTTAGGAGAAGCTGAATTACCCTTTGGATGGTTAGCGGAAGGAATTTTGTTAATGTCCAAAGTTCCATAGGCTAATCTGAGTGATCCATCCTTTTTACGGAATGCGAAACGAACTGGTCCCTTCTTAAGGTTTTCTTTGAGAGCTTCGATTGAAGCTTGTGGGATTGATGGTCCCGGGGTTGAAGTTTGTAACATAGTCGTGTTTTTTTAAGTACGAGGCTAAATTAATAATAAACCTCCAAATTAAAAAATGTTTTTGAAAATTTTTTTCTCGCCAAACCTTATGCTATGTTCCGGGTGTGAATGCAAATAAAACCGCAGGGGCGCCTCACCGCGAAGTCTCTGTGAAGTCTCTGTGAAAGTCCTGGTTCAAAATGGGTCCACACAAAAAGGCCCGGGTAGAAACCCAGGCCGGTGTATTTGATCTAACCTATGAAAAAAGTCTAAACTAATCCTACCATGTCTTCAGGAGACATACTTTCCAAATCCCTCTCTGGGACATCATCATATACTCTACCATCATAAGATGTAATCTGAACTAGATTATCGTTTTCTTTCTGGTAGTAATCTGAAATAAAACATGGTGTACCTAACCAATGGAATAGTTCCCTTCCATCTAGGGATTCAAAGAAGTTAAACTGGTGTGTCATTTTGATAATGGGTTTAGTAAGTAATTTAATAAGTCCAATTTATAATAATTTCCTCGAGGAAAAAAATGCAACCCGTAAAGACTGTTAACACCTGAAAACACCTGAACTTCGCCGGGGCGCCTCGCCGAATTCTCGGACGGTCCGAGAAAATTCACTTTACCTAACTCCACAAAAAACCCCGGGTAGAAACCCAGGGTCGTTGTACCTATGAAAACTGTCTTTTAGAAAAGACCTATATCGTTGCTCAGTTTATCCATGAGCTTGTACCATTTGTTAGCTCTACGGATAACATCAGGGACAAAGATTTTATCGAAAAGATCCGGGCGTAGTTCAAGAGCATTATAGACCAACTCCGCATATTCGGTTGCTGGCTTATAGAAGCCAAGCTCTTTAAGAAGGTCAATGGATTTACCCTCCCGATATTTCATGCATTGTGGTCCAATCCCATTTTGAATACTTTCAGGGACTGTGAGAGGTAATCCACATTTACAGCATGTGCCCAAGTGATAGATTGCTAGCTTCTCTCCTTTCTCATATTCCTCCAAGTGACTCCAATTGCGAATCAACCATTCAATAGTTTGAATACCAACATGGTCACGCTCCACATAACCATATGGTTTGAAGGAACGTTCCTTGCGGTCAATGCGTCCAACATATTTGTTGCCTGCGTACTTGTCATTCAAAGCCTTGACGTAGACCTCAAAGTAACGGGTCTCTTCAGGTTGGCCGCGTTTACGCTTGGGTGTTTGAATCCGGAATGTGATGTGGGTGTCCTTCTCGATGTTGTGCAGGGTAAAGAATGCCTTACCTTGAAACATGAATGTGCGGAAGGAAGCGGAATCGAGTTTGTGAGATTTGTTGTGCATAGTCGTGTGTTAAATAAGGCAAATCTAATAAATCCCCGCTGAAGTTAAAAATGCTTGTTGGCTTCTCTCACTTCTTTTTTGATGGGATCTAATCTTTCTTGGTTCCTGAAATTGGGTTCATAGAGCGAGGAGAATTGGGTGATCTCTGTCCATTCGTTGAATGAGCAAAGACTAGCATCTCGAGGAGGAAAGGTTTTCTTGACTTTGGGTTCAACCGGCTTTTCTTTCACTCCCGAAATCCAAGCCATAAAAGATTTAAGAATCATTATCTTCATGGTACGGATCCAAATCTGGATTTGGTATCATATTCCAGTTTTTCTCCGCTGCTTTTTTAGTAGTATATTGAGTGCCCAATTGAAGTTCTTCCATGTTCTCTTTAATGAATCTCAATGCCTCAACATACTGAGTCTTCTTTAACATTTCTTGTACTTCGATCGATTTGCTCTCCTCCATTTTCACACGATAAGCTACTGCATGCCTTTGTGGATTTGCGTGAGCTCTTAGGCACATCGCATATTGTCCAGCTAACACATCCTCAGATTCCTCTGGGGCAAAAAATAGCTCTCTGGCTATTGGACTAACCTCGTGTACGAATGATTCCACACCGTGACAATCAGCTAAACCGTAAAACCATAACTTCATAATGTACCTTTTTATTTAATAGGATAAAATTAGAAAAAATCCTCGATAAGAAAAAATGTCCACATAAATTCCCTCTTCGCACGTGCCTACGCGGGCGGGGTCCCGATTATGGCCCCTTTGGAATTACACCACACGCTGATGTGAATCAGTTGAGGCGCCCCAGCGAAAAAAGCCAGCATATGCAACTTTTCCCAAAACCCATCCACACAAAAAAGCCCGGGTAGAAACCCAGGCCTTACCTAAACCAATCTAAAGATTGGAAAGACTTATTTAGCTGTCGTATAGACCATCTTCAACATCACCCCAAGAGTTAAGATAGAATCCATAACCAGAGTCTCTTAGAGCTTTGCTAATTTGGTGTGCGATGTGCCCACGTGGTTCAGTGTCATAAACTTCTCCATGTTTCTCTGAGATCTTCTTTCTCCCAGCATCATAGAGTTCTTTGATTCTTTCTTTAGTCATTCTCTCTTTGCCCTGAATCTTCTTTGAGATCCCATCAACGAGTGATTGACATGCCTTTTCTCCAGCATTGGAGAACATTTCATAATAGACTTTAGTTTGCATTGTCGTGTGATTTACTCTTGAAATGTGTTTGCTAGTTGTTCTAGAGAACTTTCCAAACTCGTAAATGATGTTATCCTTAATAGATGCTACGTGCGTTTCGTAGCTGATAACCTTATCTCCTTTGATGAATAGGTTTTCCCCGAGTTGATAGATTAGATTCATGGTGTCGTGTGTTTATGGGGCAAATTAAGAAAAAACTCTTGTTACAAAAAATGCAGAAAAAAGAAAGTTGATCCGATTCGTAACGCAGGGGCGCCTCAGGAAATTGCAGCATCGTGCAGCAACTTCTGCGGATGCCCACAAAAAAAGATGCTCCGTTGGAGCATCTCTAAAAATCCGGGACAGATTTTTACCAGTTCAGATACATGGATTTAGCTGCTTCCCAAATGAGTCTGAATCCAAATGAGAGAATCCAAAATCCAAACGCAAAAGCGGCTATTAAAAAAACTGCCTTTGCTACCTTTTGAAATTTTTCGTTTTCCATAATCTATCTATCCTTTAGATTGTTTCAAAAGATGGTGATTTCATATTTTCTATTTCTAGCTCTGCCCTCACGTGTGAGTTTAGATATACCATAAATACAAGTGCTCTGCGGATAACAGCATCTGCTCTATTTACTGCACCCTGAAGATCGTTATCTACTACCGATTGTACAAAGCTACCTCCCTGTAAAAATTTGTCCCTAGTCATCATGACTGAAGCGCCAACTTGAACAATATGAGAGATATTTTCTTGTGTAAGGGTTCCAAAAACCATAGAGTTACCATATTTAATGAACTCCATTTCTGCTACTTTGTGGTAGTCTTCCATTTCTAATTGCATATCGTGTGATTTTTTAGTGATAGGTAAATTTATGAATAATCCTCAAGAGAAAAAAATGCAAATACGCACGTACGCGGGCGGGGTCCTAACCATGGCCCCTACAAGGGAAAAGGTCCAGTTTTTAAGCTGGACCTTCTCTTTTTTGGGAAAATCGATTCACACGACTAAACCGTTCTCCCTAGCAAGACTACTTAGAATCCTCATTCCGTGACGTCTGCTACATCAGCACCTAATGTTGGCATTCGGTACTGAAGATCTTTATGTTGGTTTTTCATTAGTCTTTCTTTCCTTTGGACTTCTTATCTTTTAGTTCTGAGTCTTCAGATTGTTTCGGTCCATTTTTAAATTCTTTCCAAACTGATTTAGGAACGTATTGATAGCCACGGGATTTTACGAATAATTCCGCTTCTTCATCTTTTACTCTTTTAATGTCTTCACCCTTTTGTACTGTTTTCATGCTCTTGGAGTTTAATTCTTAATCTGTGATTCTCTCTACATAATAGCTTGTTTTTGCCTTTGAGTTTCAATACTAAGATCTCCAATGCTATTGTTCTAATTACAATAACTCCTAATATACCGGATACTAAAGCTAGCGTCAAGTCCATCCTAATCTTTTATTCTGACGTTCTTAGAGGCGAAGGGATTGAGCATGTATATAAATGCACGAATAGGAAAGGTTACAAGAAGTAATAGCATTCTTATAATGTGTATTATGAAGTACATGCCACCTCCAATTACTTTGCCCTCGTGGTTTCTTGGACTGATATTGTCTTTGGGAAAGTCTCTACGTATCATATGTAAACGATTTCAAAATCTTCTGAACCCAATCCGAAGTATCTACGGAGTTGTCCATTCTGCATTTCAACTATGAGAGATGCACCACTCCAATAAACATCCATAGGCTGTCCCGAGGTTTGAATGAGAATTGGGTTATACTGATTGACAAAAACTCTGAAACACCATTGACAATATCTAGGGACATCGACAACGCCATACATTCTTGCTTCTTGGAATTGACTCATGATTAAAATTTTAAGAAAGCTGTAGCTTCTATTTTATCGATCTCAGCTTTAAGCATGTCATACTTTTCCTGCATCTCTGGATTTTTCTCCGCCATATAATTGGCAATCATCCTTGCTTGATTTCTAGATGCTTCAAAAATCTCTTCTAGATTTGGATGTGGTATATCCCACTTCAAAAGGTGATAGACTCTGCGAACTAATTCTAATGCTTCTTTTTTCATGTCGTGTGTTTTTTGAAATTAAAGTAATCCGTAATCAATTCCTTTGCACCACCACTTCTCCAATGGGATGATATGATTTAAGTGAATCTTAGGTAAAGAATACCATAGCACTTCGTGATTAGTTGCAACAGGTTGGATAGAAGTTACTCTTCCTGTTTCCCAAACTCTAACCAAAGTACCTGCTGGGAAGATAAGTCCCCTTAAACAAATTGTGGTATTTACTTTTGCATAACTCATACTCGATCCTTCTTCGTTCATGATACAAATTTACGAAAACGACTCGGTAGATAAAAATGTTACGGAACCTCTGTCCAGTGTAGAAACATCTGAATCACAAACTCGTCAGGTGAGCATTGCAGGGGCGCCCGCCAATGTTCAAGTTTGCGTCCATTCATTAGACACGCTTGATTCAATTTTGTAGGGAAAGATAAAATCTCTTCTCCTTCTATTGCATAGAGAGGCCAATCATGTTTGAGACTAGTGAAAAGACAAACAGAGATAGTCCAATCTAAACCTTCTCTATCCACATGATTATGTAGGGTAGATCCGTTATTGTAGATGCGACAATAGGGATTAGCTTCTTTTAACTTCACACCAGTGATCTCTTCTATCTGTGGTGTTAGTCTTCTAAGCACTTCCCATGAACCTGGGGTATTACCACCAAAGGAGTTGCGATAGAACCTTGTATCGGTCTCTTCCGTGATTGCTCCGGCAGTTCTATAAGATAGAACCTCCTCTGCTAATTTATGACATTCATCCAGTGAGAATATCTCTCCAAGTTCATAGTATTGTTTCATAACGATTATAGTTGTTACATCGTTATGTATTCCAACAAAAAAAGCCTGCATCTCTGCAGGCCCGCGTCCAATTGGACACTCACACACGACTTTCTTTAAACTCTTGGAGGCTTAATTAATAATGACAAGAAAACGAGATAGATGTGTTTGATCCATCCTTTCAGAGTATTCTCTCTTTCATAGTCCTTATACTTCTCTCTGTAATGTTCCCATCGCTTACTCATAACTACTTCTTATTTTTAGGTTTTGGCTTTGGCTTCTTAACGGTGCCTCCAGGAGTGCTTCTAACAATTTCGTAGTATCCCATAGTTCTATGATTTAAAAAGTGATTACTCTGTTTCCTCCGATATGATAGTTCCGTACTGCTCTGCAGCTTTTCTATTCCTTTCTAGGAATATCTCATATGCTATTTGATATCTTCCCAGTTCAACTTGGCATGGAAAATTTTCAGCATATAGAGAATCGGAAAGATGCTGTAAGCTATCAACTTGTTTTCTTAAAACACCAATTTCTGTTACTTGCTCTTTATAGTTTATTTTCTGGTTGTTATATAAAACTCCCAGGGCGATTGCACAGAGTGCTGAGAAAATAAACAATGATCCGTATTTGAATCGGATAGACTTTTCTCTAGCGGTAGGTGGACGTTTAGTTGGTTCAAAATTTGAATACATAAAAGTACGTTTTGTGTGATAGCGTAAATCTAAAGATTCAGATTCAGAGTAAAAAATGCGAACCCATACACAGTAAAAAAGTCAGGAACCACCTGACTTTTTTGTACTTACTAACCCATTAAATTTTAAGCTCTAAACCAAGGCAAATGGTTTAATACCTCAAATATAATCATAATAGCTTTATATCCTTCGAAAATTTCGGGAATTAAAATCCGGAAATTTTAAACCCAAAAATTGACCGTCTCGGATTATCGGCAGGGGCGCCTCGTCCCGCAACGATCGGGAAAGGATTTTTTCTCATACGTTACTTTACCCCACAAAAAAAGGCCCGGAAAAATTCCAGGCCCTTTAGGGGGAATTCAAAACCTATATTAAGCCACTCTGTAAATTCTAAAGAATTTCTTGTCTGCTGAAGTAGCAGAAGTGCGAATCTTGTAGGATTGGAATTCCTTGTTGACAATATATTGTGCCACATGAACCATGTTCTTGGGAACCACAAATGATTGACCAATCTGAATTTGATTAAAGATGTTACGGACTTGACTGCGAGCTTGCTCGTTGCGACCGTTGCGAGCTGGTAAAGGCACGCCGGTTTCAATTTTGAAAAGCTGAATACCTTGTGGAGGGGTAGCAGTTTGGTTTGCTTTGTTACGAGTACGAGCGGTTGACTTAAAGTTTCCTGTAGAACCTTTAGGTGAATTACCGAAACGTCCTTCAAGCTTTAAAGTCCATTTACGAGTTGCAACAGAAGCAATACTACGACCAAGCTTGGCTGCTACTTCTACCGAAGGAAGACTTTCTGCCAAAGCCATTTTAAGGTAGTTGTCTTCTTGAGCTGTCCAACGGCTAGAGTTGTTTTCTGCTGTGGACTTGTTGCGTCCCATTGGAACGCCGTTTTTGGAAAATGTGAGATTTTTTGCCATGTGAGTTAAAATTTATGGTTTTGAAATTAATAACAATGCTAATTTATGAATTATCCCCCATATAGAAAAATGTTTAAGGGGAAATTTTTTCAAATGTCACTTCTTTTACAGACCCGTGGAAATTTGCATTCAGAAACCTGTGAAGTTCTCTATCATCTATCTCAGGGTCTTTGAGAACATCCAGAATGAAATTAGCCAGGTCTTCCTTGCTAAACTCTGTGACGTTTCCCAAGGCATCCATATTCATAAGAATAGTCCATCCCTTTATCCTCTTCCTCTTCAGCATCATTCTATCCATGTGGGTTTGCCCACCACGGATATCAGTTGCCTCGCAAAAGAACTTCATGGTCTCATAGTAATAATATATGAGCAGTCTGTCTATTCTTCCTCTGGGTGGCATTAGTTAAACTGAGATTTTTCTTCTAAGTAATATCCTTGAGTGAATGCAAAGGTACCCATAAAGAAATCCTGTCTCATTTCAGCATCAAATAGAGAACAATAGAAACCCCAAAGCAGGCTATTGAATGGTGCTAACCTTTCGTCCCAGTTAGCTCTTTCGTTAATCGAATACATGAGTAATTGAAACTGATCAAAGAAGTGTGCAAAACTTCCTATCTCTTCATTGAGAACCTTAAGCATGTATTTCTCGCCTCTACTGTATACTGCCTTATTATAGAACTCGCTGATGTCCTGAATTGGATCTTGCAGTTTCTGATGGAGTGAGAAATAAAATTCTGGATGTCTCTCAGGTGCTGTACTAATGAGTAGCAGATATCGAGCGCAGTTACTAAGATCGGTATCCTCGTTGTGATAGCCAATCATTTGGGAAAGTTTTTGTAGTCCTTTAAGCAATCCGATGCTTTGAGGATCCTGTGGGAATTCGGGGAATTTTTTCATCGTGTGAGACATTAATTGTGATAGTGTAAAACTAATAAAATCTCCCCGTAAGAAAAAATGTTCCACAAGTCCCACAAGTCCCAGATGTTCCTGATGTTCCACAAGTCCCACATCCGCGGAGGCGCCCCGGAGAAAAACACATATGACGATTCAGATTTCCAAACCCTATCCCAACAAAAAACCCAAGACTTAAAAAGTCTTGGGTTTACAACGAACAACCTAAATCTAATTGTGCATGTCTACCATCACCGCCCAATAGTTGGTGATATTCTTGGGGAGAGATTCAGCTTCACCTGTATCAATGTTGTAAACATTAGATTCAAAACTGAATTCACCATCCTTATATGACAGATATAAACCATCCAAGTATTC